GATGACGGTGTACCGAATGTTAAATTTGCTGTGAAACCAAAACATATCGGCAATTTCGCTTTTTACCAAGCGCATGCAAAGATGGACTGGTCAGGTCTTTCAGAATTGGAAACCGTTAATGGAAAGTGTTCTTTATTGCTGTTTTATGGCTTCTACAATAACTGTAGTGCCGATGTCGTCAGCCTCCCTAAATTTGTTGGATATACGATAACAGATAATGCCACGAGTTTGTTCGGTTCTAGTAGCGCATACGCACCAAAGGTATTCAATCTGCCAGTGTGCGTCATTGTTCCACAATACGCATGGTATAAATATTCGACGGCTGGTCTTGATGTAACGATAGGCAGTATCGGCCATGCAGTTACAGGTTCAAGAGCACAGCCATTCGGCTCGACTTCCAAGGCAAGCGGAACTGTAACAATCTATACCAAAGGCGATGTCCTTGATACATTGAGAAGCGCAGTACAGGATGGCGCAGGAGCAAATATCACTTTTGTTTATAAGGCGGCTGAAATCACAACTTATAATGATGTCAATTATCAAGCAGGAGATACAATTCTTACAAGTACATCAACATAAAGGGGGTAAAAAATTATGTTATATCTTATTGTTTTAATCGTAACTAATACAGACAATACCTATTCTTATTATACCTATGATTTTCGTAGTTTTGCGACTGCTCTTGTCAACTACGACAGAAAACAGGCAGAAATTACAGCAGACACAAGTAGAACATTTTATACTATCAAGCTGATGGATGCGACAGGCAACATCCTCAAGAGCGAGGAGCGTGACCTTGATGACATGAGGGCGCAGGAAGAATAATAGATTATAAAGAAAGGAGTGTCTTAAATGCCAGATATAGAAAATAATACTATGAGTACGTTTACCATTGGCGGTAAAACGTTTGAAATAGAAGATGCTTCTGCAAGAAGTAATATACAAACAATTAATACAGTTTTAGATACTAAAGCTGATACATCAGATATGTCAAATTATTATACTAAATCTGAAGTTGATAATTTAATCAGTAATATAGATGGTGGCGGTCAATCAAGTGGAGATAACTCTGGTTTATCTAATACTGCAAAGAATTTACTTTTAACAATTCTTAAAGCAACTGTTACCAATTCTGACCAAGCAAGTAATATTGCCGCATTAGAAACAGAATTAAATTCTGGTGGTAGTGATACACCTACAGTAATAAATTATACTATTACAAATACTTTAACTAATTGTTCTAATTCTAATAATGCTTCAACTATTCAAGAAAATAGTTCTTATACAGCAACTATTACAACAAATAGTGGTTACACACTTGATAGTGTCATAGTAACGATGGGCGGAACAGATATTACTTCTACTGTTTACAATAATGGAACAATTACTATATCCGCTGTTACTGGAAATATTGTTATTACGGCAAGTGCTACGGAAGATACAGAACCTACTTATAAATATTCAGGGAATATCACTAACTCAGCAGGAGATACTGTAATAGGTGAATATACTATAGATAATAATGGGTTATTAACTTTAAAAGCTAAAGAAGGATATGAAAATCACAGATTAGGAATAAATGATGCAACTTGGTATCCTTGGTATCAGTATAAAGATGAAATTACTGAAGCACATAATATAGATTTCTCATTACAATGGTGGCATAACATCTTTAATGGATATACAAATTTAGAAGATTTTATTTCAGATGTTCCTTTCTATAGCACATCTGGGATGTTCAAGGGTTGTACCTCTTTAATTACACAAGATTTTACTAATCTTAAAGGTGGAATAGAATCTAATGCCTTAACTAATATTGCCAGTACAAAACTTATTTTTGGTTCTTTAGTAACTAGTGTAGGAAATGTCTCAATATATGCTCCTAATTGTGCTGAAATCTATTTTAATAGTATTCCTACTACAATTCCAACTAATGCTATGTCAATACGAAATCATGTTGATGTTTATGTTCCTTGGCAAGAAACTGATACTATTAATGCAAATAATCCATTTGGATTATCTAATGCAACATTCCATTATGGATATACAGGAGAATAAGATATGGATAAATTATATAATAATGGTTCAGAACTTAATGTAGTAGAAATAGTGCCTAATCTTTTAAATGGGGTTGAAATTGCTTCAATAAATAACACAAAATTATATGCTCCTTTAAATGGGAAATCTGTAAATATTACTCCTGCTGATACAACATTTTTTAGTTTTATTTTACAAGATGCTAATGTTTGTGACCCAAATACATGTATTGATTTAAGTGAAACAGAAAAAAGAGCAGATGGAAGTTATAATGGCGCACACCCGACAGGATGGACTAATATAACATTTCCTGTTGTAGCGGAGCATATTTTTAGTGCCTATCAGCATGGCAAAGACAATTATGGTTCTTATAGCCCTGTTTCTGGTAATTGGCACTTTTATGATTCGTCAGGAAATTTCCTATCAACAACAACCATATGGGCATCACCGAATGTCAGGACAATTACTGTTCCTGCCGATGCCACAACCTGCCTGTTTTCAACATCAATATATGACCGCACACATCTTGAGAACATCATGGTATGGGATTATACCGAATACGGTGATTTGCATAGTGAATATGGGTATGTTCCATATGGTGGTAGACCTTATATTGATATTGATTATTTACTTGCAGGTTATAAAGACAGTGTAGGAGTAATAAATAAAGTTTTAAATGGTGGATGGATAGAAAATCGTCTTAAAGGTAAAAAAATCCTTGTGTTTGGAGATTCAATTGCTTATGGAGTTGGTTCTGGGGGAAAAGGCTTTGCTTATTATTTAAATATGTTAGAACCAAATGCAGTTTTTATCAGTTACGCTGTTGGGGGTGCATACTTTAAAGAACAGACAACGGATACACCGAAAAGAATATTAACACAAATCGAAACGGCATACACAGAACACCCAGATGCTGATATGATAATCCTTTCTGGTGGTTTTAATGATGCGAACTACAGTTTGACATTATCTAATGATTGGGAAACATTCGATACATCAACATGGACAGGTGGTATAGAAGAATGTCTAAGGTATATCAATACCCACTGGACTAGAAAAAAAACAATCTTCGCAACAACGCATTGGGTTAACTCATGGAATAAACAAACGGCAGACCTTTTTATATCTAGTATCAAAGCGGTATGTGAGAAGTGGAGTGTACCTGTTGTTGACAATGTTCACGAATTGGGGGCTTGCACGAAGATGATGGATGGTCAAGCAACCAGTGACAATGTACAGTTACATCCTCCAGGATGGTTCTATGAGGAGTATTTTGCTCCTAACATTATGCAGGCAATTAGACGATATATGCCATAATGTTTGTAGGAGAGAGATAACACAGAAGAGACAACATAACGCTAAGAAATAATAATATTAATTATAGTTATCATTGAATTTTTGAAGTTTATAAATAATAATATATAATAGTATAAAAAGGAGTTAAATTATGGGAACTGTAAGATTACATATTATAGGAATGGATATTCCAACAAATAAAGGCACAAAAAGTGGTGATTATGCAGTTTTCTATGATGAACACGGTAACGCATTGATATTAGATGCAGGTCAAAGACCTGCATCTGCCAAATTGCGTGAATGGATAAAGAAACAAAATTTTAAAAGAATATGGGCAGTAGGTACACATGCACACACAGACCATGTAAACGGAATCATTGATGGGATTTATGACCCTGATATTAAAATAGATAAAGTTTGGTGTGTAGATTATGAATATTTAAAAGTTTATATGTCTGATAAGTATAAATCTAAACCTTGGTATACACAATTATGCAATATGTACAATAAATGTGGAAAAGGTTTATATGATTTATGTAAAAAAAATAATATACCAGTAGGTATGTTAAAGACAGGTACACATATTAGATTAGGTGATATTCATTGTAAAGTATTATGGCAAAAATCAAGTTATGGAAGTCCTAATGATGATAATACAGCAGGTAGTTACATTAACAATAGTTCTCCTGTATTTTTATTTGATTTTGGATATTTTACAGCAGGTGATAATCATTTAACGCATTCTGAAATTAGGAAATTATTACCTCAAGTTATTATTGCCCAAATACCGCATCATGGAAATTATGTAGATACAGAAGCTTTTAATAAATTAAATCCTAAAGCCGCTTGGTATAATTACGGGGAAGTAAAAGGTGCTATTGGAAAAGATAAAGGATTTACTTCATGGACTATTCCTAAATTAACTAAAAAGGGAATAGATATTTGGAATAATTATGCTCATGGTGATTTAGATATGATATTTACTGATAAAGAAGTAATTATCAAAAGTAAGAAAAATGGTAGCAAAACTTATTCTTTAGATGATTATAAAAATTGGCAAAGAACTGATACTGAATTAGCAGTAGAAGTTATGCTTAAAAAATGGAACAATGGTGATTATAGAAAAAATGCTCTTGGAACAAGATATACGGATGTTCAAAAAATAGTTGGCGAATTTATTAATGACAGAAATAAAATGTTAAATGCAATGGCTGATTATACAATCCGTGGTCTTGCAGGAAATGGAGATACTCGTAAAGAAAATCTTAAAGGGTATTATACAGAAGTACAGAGCATTATTAATGAAAGGTACAAGAAATAATGGCTAATAAAATAGTTTTTGATTTTTCAGAACATAATACAATTAAAAGTTCTGATTGGGATAATCTTAAAAAAATGTATAATGACAGTAAATGTAGTGGCATTATTCTTAGAATTGGATTAAGAGGTTCATTAAAATCAAATCCTAAATATTATGGGAAAATTCGCTATGATTTTAAATTTAAAGAATATTTAGCAGAAATTAAGAAAAGAGGTCTGCCTTATAGTGTTTATTATTTCCCCACATCAATTTCGGAAAATGAAGCACACGAAGAAGGTGAGTGGTTAGTGCAAGCTTTAAAAGATAATGACATCAATCCTTCTATTCCTGTTTGTCAAGATTCTGAAATTGTAGATACTGCAAACAAAAATGGTAGAGCAGATAAACTTTCAAAAGCAAATAGAACTAAGTTTATTAATATAATTAATCAACATTTAAAAGACGCAGGATATAATTATGGAGTTTATGCTTCTACTTCTTGGTTTTATGATTGTTTAAATGACGATGATTTATTAGAAGGAACTTATAGATGGGTTGCTCAATATTCCTCTAAATGTACTTATAAGGGTAAAGTAGATATGTGGCAATATACGAGTAAATATCCTATGAGTTTTTCTAAAAGTGGTGTTGATGCCAGTTATTGTTATTCTGAAATTAAAACAAAATCTAATTCAAAAGTAGAAGAAGAGAATAAAAAAGAAGAAATAAAAGATTCTAAGAATACTGAAACTAATGAAATAAAAGATGAAAAAAAGGAAGAAAAAGTTATGATTACTGAAGCTGATTGTATTAATAAAATGATTGAAATTGCCAGTAATGAAGTTGGGTATCTTGAAAAGAAATCTAATTTCAATTTATATAGTAAAACTGGAAATGCAGGTTATAATAATTATACTAAATATGGTTATGAAATGCACAAGATTCAACCTAGTAATATGGACTTTCCTGCGGCATGGTGCGATGCTTTCGTAGATTGGGTTATTTTAGAAACTTGTAAAGCATTTGGTAAAGGAACTGTAGAAGCTAAGAAAGTTCTTTGCGGAAATTTTGATGACTATACAGTTTATTCAGCCAATTATTATAAGAAAAAAGGTAGATGGTTTACAAAAAATCCCAAAGCAGGAGACCAAATTTTCTTTAAGAATAATAATGGTATCTGTCATACTGGTATAGTTTATAAAGTAGATTCTTCTAAAGTTTATACTATAGAAGGTAATACTTCTAGTGCTTCAGGAGTAGTTGCAAATGGTGGTTGTGTTGCCAAGAAATCTTATAGTCTCAGCTATAGTAGAATTGCAGGATATGGAAGACCTGATTGGAGCAGTGTCATAGGTACTACTGTTACAGTTTCTAATGATACTAATAACATTGATTCTTTAAAAGGAAAATCTGCCACTATATTTACAGTATCTGGTACTTTTTCTCCTAATAAAACGACAAAATTTGTTGGAACAGTTACAGCGTCTTCTTTAAATGTTAGAGAATGGGCAGGAACTGAAAATGATAAAGTATCTTTTAGTCCTTTAACCAATGGTTCTAAAGTAAATGTCTGTGATGCTATCTTAGATGATAATGGGACAACTTGGTATTACATTGAGTGTTCTAATAAATTTGGATTTGTAAGTTCAAATTATATTAAGAAAGGATAAAGGGTAAAGAAACTTACTATGTCTTTACAGGACTTATTTGAAATGATAAATATATCAGAAATGACAGGAGCAACAGGTTTTATAGTAGCGTTAATTCTCGTTTTAATGACAATAATTCAAATAGCTCCTATCAAAATAAATCCTTGGGATTTCCTCTTGGGTTGGATAGGAGATAGATTAAACTCACATATCATAAAAAAAGTTGATAGTTTAGATGCTAAATTAACAGAACACGTAGAAGAAAGCCGAGATAGTTCAATAAAAAGAAAAAGAGCAAGAATATTGCAGTTTGTTGAAGACGGTATGGGTGGGAAACATTATACGAAAGAAGCTTTTGATTTTATGATAATGGAATGTGATGAATACGAAGAGTATATTAAAAAATATAATAGGAAAAATGGTGTAATTGAAGCGTCAATTAAAGAAATTAGACGCAGATATTCTGACCATATTCATAATGCTGATTTTGCTGATTTAAGTGAAATGGGGTTACAAGACCAATTAAATCAGAATCAGAAATAAAATTAGGGGGGTACTAGCCGTGTAGGTTGGTATCCCCCTTTTTTGTTTTTTACTAAATTATATTTTAGTAAAATATATTTTAATTAAAATTATTCTTCTTTATTTTCAGTAGTTTCAATGCCATACATAATATTACCGTCAGAACTTACTACTACAGGTGTCTTACCATCCCACTTTTTAATCCATTCTCTTTGTAGAGTTTTTTCTGTAATAGAATTGGCAATCTTTTTATTAGCTTCAGCTTCAGCTTCAGCTTCAATAATCTTAGCTTCAGCCTTACCTTCAGCTTCAATTTTTCGTTTTTCAGCTTCTGCCTTTGCTTGGTCAACAGCTTTCTGATTCTCATAAGCCTGTGCTTCAGCAGAAAGTTTAGCCTGTGCCTTTTTTTCAATAGCATCATTATAAGCATCAGAGAAGTTAATATTGCTAATTGTTACGCTAATAACAGTAACAACTCGATTATTATATTTTATGTCTAAAGATTCCTGAATACATTCTTTAGCCGTTTTTTCAATTTTACTTCTATCTGTTACATCAGCGTCATTATACTGTTTGAAAGCCGCTTTAAGTCCAGATTCAACAGAAGTCCTTTTAACAAGATTAGTGTCCCATTCCTCAACATTCGACCAAATCCATGCGCCATATTCAGAGTTAATCTGATAATCAATTGCAATATTTTCAGCATATACTTCGGTACGTTCAGAAGTTTCAGACCAAATCTGTCCTTCACCAAAAACAATTTCTTGCTGTTTACAGTTCATATTATGAATATCTTCTACGAACGGTACATGAAAATGAAGACCAGACGAAACAGGATTTCCTGCAATTTGTCCATATGCAGTTCTAATACCAATATACCCTGTAGGGACAAAACTGATTGAGAATCCTAATATAAGAGTAATAAGACCAACAATAACTCCAATGACCCCAAATAAATTAACATTTTCTGACAGACCCATAAATATTAATGCTCCACCAATAATAACAATTCCTAAAATAATTAAACCAATCATTTATTAATCTCCTTTTTAATCCTTATTTTTTTTAATATAAGTAATTGAATCTAAATATTTTTCTAAATATTCTAAAAATCTATAGTCTTCCAAATAATAAATATCTGTTCCAACTTCTTTTTCTAACCATACTTCAAAATTAGAAAATAACTGTCCTATTCGTAAATCTGGGCAAGTTGTCATATGATAATGTCCTATAATATCATATATAGGTACTAATCTTTCTGGTAATCTTCCCATATTATTTTACTCCTTTATTTAATATTCTAAGAAAGAATATTTGCAATCAAAGAAATCATAAGAAGAAACCAACCTACAATAAAATGCTTTTTAGTAAGATTCTCAAATACTTTAGCAAATGGAGTAAAAAGTAATACACCACTAAAAAGTACAAAAATAGCAACAACAATAGCAATTAAATTTTTAACTTCAAGTACAATCATTTCGTTTCTTTCTCCTTTCTACTTCTTTTTTATGACATCTAAATTGTGTTTCTAATGAATATTTTGCGTCTAGAATGAGACCTATGCAATAAAGTATAAGCATTGTAGAAGCAACTACGCCAAATATATAGGCTATAAATATAAAAGTTGGTATAAATATATTGTTTAAGAAAAAATGCATTTTAGCCCCCTTCAACTTACTCCCGTACTACCAAAACCGCCTTCACCTCTATCAGTATCCGTTAATTCATCGACAACTGTTAGTTCAGTATAAATACAAGGAAGAATCACAAGCTGACCAATTCTATCACCTTTCTTAAATACAACAGGTTCATTAGAATGATTATAAAGGACAATCCCAATTGCTCCTCTATAATTCTCATCAATTACTCCCTCGCATTGGATACCAGAATTTTTATTAAGCCCTGAACGAGATTTAATCATACCTACCGTATTAGGAGGAAGTTCTACATGAACTCCTGTGTTAATAAACATTCTACTATTCATAGCAATAGAAAAATCAAAAGGTGTTTTTAAATCATAACCTGCATCTGTAGGATGCTTTCTTTCTGGAAGAAAAGCCCCTTTATCAAGTGAAATATTCATTTTAATCATATTATTTACTCCCTTTCTTTTTATCTTCTCTTTCATAACAATCTTTAGCATTGATAGATTTCCAGTAAAGCATATCTTCATGTTTTACTACGTCATCAAGGTCATTGTAATCTTTATCAGGGAAATTATTATCAATATAATCAATAATAAAACTATCCCCCAGATTATCAAAAATCCCATCCTCATTCATAGCTTCTACCAAGTAATATGCTTTTGCATATTTTTCAAGGATATGTGCAGGAATTACATAAATCGTTTCTTTCTTTTTCATTTGTTCTCCTTTTCTAATTCTTCTTTATTATATATTCTTACAGAATCTCTGTATTTAGAATCAGATATATAAAAATTCCCATTATATTTATATTCTTTTAAATAATTTATATATCGTGTAATTTCTAATGCTAATTTCTCATGAATTTCTGGTTTTTCATTCCAATGTGTAACCAATATAGAACAAAAATAATTATTTTTATCAATTGTAAATAGTTGATGTGTAAAAATTTTAAAAAAGTCATCTGTAATTCTATCTAACATATCTGCAATTAATATAGGAGTAAAATAGCTATATCTTAATCTTCCTTGAAATGGATTATAAATATTGGTATAATCGAATAAAAAAATCGGATTATTTTTATCAAGTTCAATAAACCATCCATCTCCATGTCTAGTTAAATAAGTTCTAGTTACATAACATATTTCAACATTAGCATTATTAAAATTTCTTTCAATGATTTCATAAGGTATTATAGCACCTGTGATAGTAGAAGTCAAGTAGTTTTTTTCGAACTCGTCTTCTGAACAAAAATCATCACTTAATGCTAATCCCTGTCCATTTTCAAAAACTACTGTTTCAAAATTATTTAAAATTTCAGTATCTTTTACAACAAGTATGGCATTATCTACTACAAAACAAATATCAAGTATAAAATGTTCTATTAAATTAGTAATATTAATATCAGTACAATACCCATCTATATCTTCATAATAATATAAAAATATATTATATAATTCTTGAAAGGCTTGTTCTTTATTATTTAAAATTAAATTAAACCATTCTTGAATACTAAGATTTATTTCTTTATCTTTTCTATATCTGTTAATAGTTCGCCATACTCCCATGCCACAAGAATTATGAGATTCTTCTTTCTTCATGTCAACTTGATTGCACATCATATCAAAAGGTGTGACAACACGACAATCTGGATGAATATAATATTTAGACTGAAAACCTTTAGTCATTAATTCATTATATTCTTTAACAAAAGCCATAGGATTAATTAAAAAAGAATTAGATATATAAGTGGGGATATTATTGAAAGTGCCTGAACTAAAATGATGGAATACATGATGATGTCCATCTTTTGTATCTACAGTATGTCCTCTTTGTGCGCTACCATTAGTCAATACACCAATAGTAGATTCAGGGTTAAGGGAACAGAAGTAATCTGTCCCCAATCCCTTTCCTTCGTCACCGTAATTCGCACCAATTATTACTTTGACATTTTTTGTCATACCCAAGCAATACCCCCACTAGAATTATTTTCAGGTGCAACATAATTATTATCACTAGCATTTACAATAATATCTACAATAGTATCAGGTAATGTTTCTAATGTAGCAACTTTAACCTTATCTGCCCCAATAACATCACCGAAAGTAGTAACAGCGTCTTTCTCTCTCATATTACTACTATGAGAATGATTTACATGAATATGATAAATATCAAATTTTTTGGATGCTTCTTCATAAAGGTCTTTGGTTTCAATTGTTCCTTGAACATCATCTCCCATATATCTTTCAATCGTAGTTTTATAACCAACTACTGGAATATAAGGGTTAAGATTCTCATCTCCTAATGTAATAATAATACCCTTTTTATTACGTTTCCAACAATCAAGACTAGTATGATGTAATCCCATATACCATGCCAAAGAATAAGATTCATAGGAATTGCCCCCACCACCATGTTCATGATAGATAGCATCTACATTTTCTGCAATACGAATATCAGATTCAAACTGAGACATTTGAACAGGGCAACGGTCATAAGCCATATCACCAATCCCCATAATACAAAATTCAATGTCTTTAATATTCTTATATAAATTCTCCATAATCACATTAAGACTTTTAGCTACTTCAAGAGAAGCAGAACCCATAGAACCAGTAACATCAAGAGCAAGAATTACAGGAATTGTGTTAGGATGCTCTTCCGTGTCACAACATTCACGCATAACATTATAAGGATTTAATGTAGAAGAAAGATTAGTCTGTTTAAAAACATCTTGTTCAGAATAACTATTGGTAATCCTTCCTAAACTATCAAAAATTGCATCACGTTTTGTCGCACTAGTATAACTTATAAAATCGTCTTTACTATAACTTCCGCTACCCATTACTTGTCATCTCCATCTACATCATTATCTGTATCATCAGAATCATCAGTATCGTCTGTATCATTATCTTTCGTCAAAGAGAAAGGCATATCAATAACAGAATCTTCAAAATCAAAAAGACCTGCAAACATATCCATACCATTATTACTCATAAGTACAAAAGGCATCATGTTACCAAACATGTTGTTATTATTACCGCCATTACCTTTCATCATTTCGGAAAGCATCATATATTTCATGATGTTATTCATACCATTCTTGCCTTTAAAATTCGTACCGCCAAACAGAGATACGATTTTACCGTAGAAATAAGTATTGCCCATAAATACATGTCTTTCAGGAAGAACGGTTTCTACTGTATTGTTTTCGTAATTAACAACAGTAATCTGGTTATCTTCTACTTTAACAACGCATCTAGGCTGACCCTGAACAAGAATAATATCTCCCCTCTGGGCTTTATTAGTAGGAATGACAAAGAAAAATTCATCCATACCATTAAAAACAAAATTATTACAGTTAGTAAGTCTATTCTTTTTAAGGTCATAAGTTTTATAACCAGTAGAAGTCTTTACTGCAATACGTCCATTCATAGCAAGTCTACACTGACCACTCTGAATTTTACCAAACATACCATTAAACATATTATTGAATCCATCTGCCATATTCATTTTTTAATCTCCTTTTTTAATTATTCATTATTAATAATTTCTTCCGCTTCTTCCATGTCAGGGGCATCAGCATTATCCTTAATAATACCCTCTAAGCATTTAAAACTAAAGTTCTTATGTTTATATGCTGTAAAAGTAGGTCTATTATCAATTCTTACGACAACACCCTCACGAACATGTGTCTTACCAATGGGGTCAACTCCATCATAATATTTTTCTACTCTTTCCATCAAATCTTCCCAAGTAGTAAAAATAAATTTCTCAAAAGTAGGAACACATTTCATACCCATTTTTTCTACTTCAATCTGTACCTGCTCCCAAGGTATTTCAATAGCGTAACCATCCTCATTTGTCATAGTCATACGATAAACATAGGCATCATTTTCGCCTACACCACAGCCATAAGAGAATACTGTTTCTTCTCCATACTGTTTCTGGAATTTCTTATCTCTAATAAGTTTATTAGAGCATTTGCCCATAATAGTTTGTTCACCGTTTGCATAACCTACAACTTCATAAAAAATTTCTACACCTTTAGGAAGTTTATCTTTAAGGAAATCATGATATTTCTGTCTAAATTTATTATCACCATAATAACCACCATCGTATTCTCTTAAAGTAGTTCTTCTAGTTCCAGAAATATATTTATATTCTTTAACTACCTTATCTTTAAGATGGAAAAGTTTCTTTAAAATAGGATTCCTCTTAATTGTAGTAACCTGAACAGTATTTGCAGTTCGCTGACTTGTTCCATGCATTTTCAAAGTAATATAACAAATATCCCCCTCTTTAAATGCGTTCTGGTTATAAGCTAACTGCTGTGTGTCAATATGTTCACAGAAAAAAGGATAGGCTACAACTTCTTTTAATTCTTTCTTATTGACTTTAATATTATTATTCTGAGAACCTCTCTTTTTTCTAATAGGAATATATTTTTTACAAATTTCATGTCCATTTAATGTAGAAATAATATCCCCATCTTTTAATTTATTAATATCTGTATAATCAGATAAAGTTTCAATAGGAAGAATTAATCCCTCTGATTTTTCACCACGAAGTTTTAATGCAGTAATATTACGCTTTTCAGCATCCATATATCCACCTACATTAACAACGTCAATTCCATCTTTCTGTACAATAGGTTTATTCCCGATTTCCTCTTCTGAAAGTTCAGAAACTGGAACATACTTTTTAACTAGATTGCATTTAGTAGCAAACTCTTTACTAAGCTGACCATCAACAGGAAAGAAAACTACTTTCTGTCCCATTTTATATGACATATCAACAATAGCATTGTTGCCAAATACTGTAACACACTGTAATCTGTCAGCATTTGAGTGTTTATGGATTTCTTTAATTGTTGTTACATAACCGTTATACATTTAATCTCCTTTTCTATTATTTAAAAATCTGTTTAGGGTTTTCATATTCAAAAATTACTTTTTCTTTTTTATGTTTTACTTTAAATCCCATGCGTTTCATACGCTTATTAATTGTAGTGCAAACTCTATCTAAATAGTTAATATACCCTTTATTTTCACACTTATAAAAAGCAGGATAAGGTTCGTTAGACCCATTAACTACATTAATTCTAACTTCATTTGTATAATCATTAATTACAATTCTTGCGAATAAAGTTGGAATATTTTTATAAGTATCAATTGGAAATTTTAGCACATATCCATCATCTAAGAAGCTGTATCTAAAACCTCTTCTATATAAATTTTCTCGAACTTTTTTTGGAACATAATACTTATTCTTATATTGACTATTGTAGCTAATTGGTTTCATTTTTCCTCCTTTTTTGTGAATATAAAAGGCAGTACCATGTTCAAGATACTGCCTTTCGAACTTTGGTATATTCTTATTATAGCTTATTATTATGCTTTTGTCAAGTAGTATGTTGAAATTTTTTTGTAATATCTTTTATTGTTCTATTCTCTATTTTATACATTCTTTGATTTGTAGCCGGATTATTTAAACCACCTAATTCACGAATATAAGAACCTATTTTTAAATAATCTAATAGTTCATCAGCAATAAATTTAGTGAATATAGCTCTTGTATTATGTCCAGAATAAATACAAATTTTTAAATTATATTCATTTTTAATTAATTCACATATTTTATATAATTCAGAAATATTTTGGTCTCCACCCATAAGACAAATACACGTTATATATTCTTTATAAGGTTCAATTATTTTATCTAAATCTTCTTCTAAATAATTACCAGTATATTCCCAAAGATATTTTGAATGACATCCTTCACACCTATAAGGGCATCCACTAATATTAATTGCTAAACTAATTTCATCTGGAACTTCTTCGAGTACAATTCCATAATTAACATACTTTAACTTTGGTATCATCCCAATAAACCCTCTTAGCTTCTTCTTTTTGTCTTTGTTCAGAAAATTTAGAAACTCTTTTTAAATATCCAATTATTCTTGTGGCATAATCAATATTTTCAGAACCACATTTAGGACATTTTTCAAACCGATGTTTACTAATATTTCCACAATCGTTGCAAATAGTATTGGGTATATTAAATGTTAGATAAGAACAGCCTGTTTTAATTGCTATTTTCATTAACTTTTTATATTGTTCTTTAGAAAGATGTTCTTGAAGATTAATATGGCAAGCTGAACCACCATCTAACCATTTTGTGGTTTGTTTACCATGTAAAATTAATTTATCAACAGGAGAACAAGTTTCATCTTCTGGACGATAAAAATATGAATTATAACAATCTCTAGGAGAAAAATAGCCATCTTCTTTATCCCATTTAGCATTTTTAACACCGAGATTCTCAGCAGGAACATATTCAGTATTAAACATTAAGTCTCTAGTCTTAGCCTTTTTATTCTCTTCATAAATAGGTTTTAAACATTTTGTACAAAAATCAAAATATTTATCATTTGTAGATATATCAATTCCTAAATATTCTGCTCCTTCAATTAAACCATTAATACCTATTGTAAGAAATTGTTTAGACATATTAATATATCCTGCATCATACACAGGTAACATACCTGCTTTAAGATTATCCTTAACAATTTCATTATAAGCAATAAGGAATTTATGAATTGTTTTAATTTCATCTCTAATTGCTTTATCTAAAGCATCCCAATCAATATGTTCTTTATCTTTAATGGTATTTTGAATCAAACGATTAAAATTAAGTGTAATAACACCTTTACTACCTGTTGAAACACCACCTGCTCCAAGCGTATATGAAAAAGCATTGTCCTGTAATTCGTTGCGAAGTCTGCAACATGAAGCCAACGAATCTACACTATTACTATTATACATAAAGAATGAATGCCCTTTACTCCACATTTCTGCAACAAAATCAGCATTATCTTTATCTACAAAATCCTCTTCATTATTTAATAAATTAAATGTTTCAACAGGATAAGTTAAAATAGTTCTAAGTCTTTCTTGATTAAACCAAATCATAAATCGTTTCTGTAACCAATTAACTGATTCCCACTTAGGGGCAGTACCATCTGGGAAAACAAAATCTTCAAAAATACCATTAAAATATGGTTCATCAAAATAAGCAATATTCCAAAATACGCTTTGATAATTTCTTGCGGCGGCAGGCTGATTAATAGAATAAATAATTTGTTGCCAATAGCCTGTAATTACATCATCTAATGTTCGTCCTCTTTTAGATAAATCTACTACCTTTTTGGTATGTTTATAATATTCGTCCCCATATTCTCTACGAATAAAATAATCCATATATGTTAAAAATTCTGGGGTACTAACTGCTCCTGCAAATTGAGCGGCAACAGCAAATACTAAATTAATAAAAGAACCGCAAAAAGACTGTAAATTTTTAGGTGCTTCTGAAATACCACCTATATCTTTCATTCCTTTAGAAATAAAAGGATACATAGTAATACTTACACAATAAGGATATAAACTTGTTTCGTCATGTTTATAAATTAAATGTTCATTAAGTTGTTCTAAATAGTTTTGAGCAAGATAGTTGTCAAATATTTCAGTTATTTTATCATACATAAGAAGCCTATTAGTTCCAATTATATCTTCTTTGGGTAATTCTCCCATCATGGTAGTAATATTTTTATTTTCTACATTAGCATTGGCATCAAACTTACTACCTGTAGCCGCATTAGAAGCTTTTCTATATCTTTGTATATATTCTATATTTTTTCTATATTGCTCTAATCCCATATCAAACCTCTTTTCTTAACCAGTTATAAGCTTCTGGATATTTCATAATTCTATCATCTACTTTTAAAATAGGCATTGAATTATATCCCATTTTAATTACTTCATTCTCAGCTTCTTCCCCATGAATAAGAATATAATCAATTTTCTTTTTATCGAGTCCCTTTTTTATTTCATTACATTTAGGGCATCCATCTGTTGAATATAAAACTACATCCATATGTAACTCCTTTCTATGATTCCATCATTTTAATAATTGTATTATATATATCTTCAGGAGTTCTATCTCCTATTCCATCACGAATATAAAATAAAGGAAATTGACTTTCTTTTCTATGTTTTAGTTCCCATCCTTCAAAATCTTTGTTATCTGCTTTAATTCTTCTATTAATTTCTTCTATATTATCTCCACGCTTAATTAAACGCTCTCTTCGTATGTTATCTGGAATATCAATCTGTACGGAAATAAAATCTTTTCCTATTATTTTAAACTCCTTTGTCATATTAAGAAAACTATTATATTCAAATGGAGTCATAATTGTTATATATTTATCATTTTTATTATCGGGAAGTATTATGTGTTCCATAGGAAAACCATAATACCATGTATCACCATTTGCTACTACAAAAGATTGTTTAAAAATAAAAGGTATTATTTCCATAAGTTCAGTGGATACGAAATGATAATCTACTCCATCAATTTCGCCCTCTCTTTTAGGTCTATTAGTGTATTTAATAATTTTTTTCCAACCATTTTTCTCAAATTCTTTAACAATACTATCTTTTCCAGAACCAGATTTTCCACCAATAATTAATAACATATCTTATCTTACTCCTTAGACGCTCCTTAGACTCATGACTTTCTCCGCCCAATTAGATTCATGACTTTCTCTACCCAATTTCATTATTTCTTGATTAAATTGAAAATATTTAGTTCTTGTTCCTTCATCAATAATTTCTGGAAGAACAGGCACAATAGAAACAATATTGGGACACATTGAACAAATCCCCAAATAACTACAACCATCAACCACATAATGTCCATGAATAATATCTACATTAAAGTAAGGTTTATATTTTTCACAAATATCAACTAAAGGTTTTACATTACTTAAATCATTTAAATTATATGCTAACATCTTTTACTCCTCTATGTATGAACTAAAAATTTCTTTATTAAGTTTAATTAATTCTTTTTTATCTTCTGGTAAATCATATATATAAGCAAAATATGTCCAACTGCCATAATCAATTTCAATTAAATTGCCATAATAATTACAACGATAATAGTAAGGACACCTTTTCCCATTATCTTCTAAATATTTTTTTAATAAATCCCATGCTTCAGATTCTGTTTCACATTCACCAAGATAAATTGCATCAGGTAATCTAACATCTTCATAGTTAGATTGGTAGTAATCATACTCGTCAGTGCCTTTTTTGACCATTTTCATATCTAAATTTATGGGTCTTTTTGAATAATCAACCTTCATTTGATACCTTATTCACCTCACTTTCTTCTTCACTTTTAATATCGTTTTTTGCACATAAAAATTCTTTATACAATAAACGACCATTTTCTTCTGTACAAGCTACTTTATATAAAGTCGCACAAGGATTATTATCAGGATTATTGTATCTATAACAAGTATCCTTTTTAGGACAATTATTTTTATCTTTTGTGCAACAATATATTCCATTATAACTCATTTTAACTCTCCTTTGTACTAATTAATTCTATCCAAGGTTCATCTTTATATACTTTTCTTTGAGAATCAAAATAACCTATTTGTTCTAATGTATCAATATCTATTTCAATAATTCTTGATTCATTAGGCAATCCCCAATCAGTCATTCGATGATTAACTATACAATGTATAATTTTTACAGGAGACCTAATATAGTCTTCAATGAAACAATAAGTTGTATCTGGATAAGCCATATAAAATCCTTCAACATAGTAATCTTTGTTTAAAGCTTTAGCCCTAAAATAAGGTATAATAAATTTATTATCCATTTAATTCTCCTTTATTATATAAGTTCTTGTAATATTTCGTATAGTTTGTATAATTTGATATATAGTTACTATACTAATTATTAAAAGTAAATCTTTTCCATTGTCCATTATTTTTTTATATTAAGATTCTGTTGTTTCATGTTTAGAATAAAAATCTTGATTATAAGCATCATACCTTGCTTGAATATCAGTTAATTCAAAAACTGAATAGTCACACCAAAAATTTTCAAAATAACCACATGTTTTAAATTCTGGACAACCACATCTATAAATACAATTAGGAACTAAAACGTTAGCTTCTTCAGGATGTGTTTCATGTAATTTAATTTTGAAATCTTCTGCATATTCTCTTGTCTCTGGACTAGCACAATAACAAAGACGTTTTCTCCAAGCATCAATAAGATTTTGCATGTTAGCATACCCATCAAGATTAACAGGTTCATCTTGTGGGTTCTTCGACCTATCATGTCCTGTTCTATCCGTTCTTTGCGTTGATTGGAATTTTTCAAATTTATGTCTAACCCAATGCGTAGCTACCCAATAAGGAATCCCTTTCCAAGACCAATCAAATTCAAGAAGTCTAATAGGACTATGCTCAGAAATAAGAAGTTTCTTTTTAAAAGTATCTGTGGCTTCTTTTTCTGTAAAATCCTTATTATCAGTAGTACGACAATGATTCTTCACCCTTGTCCAATCATCAATAAAAGCATTAAATATCGTTTTCATATTATCTCCTTTAACTACCATATATTGTTGTGTATAATATTAATACTACCACATTTTGAGTCATTTGTCAAGTCTGTATATTTAAAATTTTTAGTTAAATATACAGACTTGACTGACAATTAGAACACAAGTTTAGGGTGCGCTACATCATGTAAAGCTTCAACTAAATGTGTTTGTTTTTGTGACAATGCTTTATTACCTACAGCATACCGAAGAGCAGAATTTTGTGCAATCATAATACATTTTTTCTTTGCTCTTGTAATAGCTGTATATACAAGTTCTCTGGTCAATAAACTATAGGAAGAAAAATCAAGTCCAATAATAATATTATTATACTGCGAACCTTGATTTGAATGTACTGTTCCACAATAATTTAATTCTATTGTTCCCCAATACTTTTTAGGTAATTCTACAATACCAATTCCTTTAAAATCAATAATCCATACTTCGTCATCAAAATCATTATATGTAATTGCTTTTAAAATACCAGTGTTTCCATTAAAAATATTTGGTTCAACTTTATAATTATTTTTTTTACAAATTACTTTATCGCCTTCACGAATAATTTGATTACGTCCATTTCTGCGTACTGTCACTTGCACTTTTCTTCCATCAGATGGATTACATAACTCTTGTAAAATATTATTTAATTCACTTGTACAAGCCATTCCTCTATTTTTAACAGGAACAATAATTTGTGTTTCCATAATATCAAAATCATCTTTCGTCCTAAGTTTCTGAAATTCTTCTATAACTTTATAATAAGTATTATTGGCATCAGAATAACAAATTAAATCAAAATCCTGCAATTCACCCCTTGTTTCTTTTCCTGCCCATTCCTTACTAATAAGTTGAGTTCCTTGTCTGACTTTAATACTTTCAGTAATAATAGCTGATTTTGATGCCTGTCTATGTATTTTTGTTAAAATATTATGATGAATCTCAGGAGAATTAAGCATATTATTAGCAACATTACCACAGCCAATACTCTCAAGCTGTCCATCATCACCTAACATGATTAATTTTGCACCAGATTTAATTGCTCGAATTAAAAAATAAAATAATCTTGCTCCAATCATAGAAATTTCATCTACAACAATAATATCATATGGAAGTTGATTTTCAGAATCATAAATAAATCCATCATTCCCGAATCCCAATAATCTATGAATAGTAGAACCCTCTTCTCCTGTATATTCACCTAAGATAGAAGAAGCTTTTCCAGATAAAGCACATAAAGCATGAGAATTATTTTTAAATATATTTAGAATTGCAGATACTGTTTGTGTTTTACCAGTTCCACCATATCCAGTGATAATAATAACATTATTATTAAAAGCAGATTTAATGGCATTTAACTGTTCATCTGTATATTCCCATCCTTGTACGTTTTCATTATGTTTTACTACTTCTTCCCAATTATCATAAGAAAAATCACATTTAGCATTTCTTAACCGAATTAATTCTGTAGCAATATTAGTAGCTAAATCGTAATAATAACGTAATCCTATTTTACTTTTATCTTCATTGTGCCACAATATATTATTTTCAATTAATTCGCTTATTGTTTCTGATATATTTTTATCAGGAACATCTTCTCCTAATGTATCAAGAATCGCTCCTAATAAATGGTCAGGAGTAATCCATGATTGCCCATTTTCTCCGCAATTAGATAAATAATATTGAATAAAAGCACCAATTCTTGCTGTACTATAAAGTCCAATTCCACCTTTTAAAGCAATTTCATCAGCTTTTTTAAAACCAATTCCATTAACTTCAGTACATAAAACATAAGGATTGTTCTTTACTTTATCTACAATAAGGTCTGGTGAATGATATTTTTCAAGCAATTTATCTACCATAGCATTAGTTAAATCATAATCTTTTAATTCAAGAAATATTTTTGCTAAATTAATATTTTCTTTAAATCTTTCTACCCATGTAGAAGCTGTCTTTAAGCCACATCCTTTAATTTGTACAAGTTTATTATAGTCTTCATTTTGAAGAGCATCAAATGGGTCATCTAAAGCTTCATACATGGCATCAATTTGATATTCTGTAAAAATACTTGACAAAAATCTTTTTTTGCCATCTGCGGTATCAAATGATACCGCAGTAAACATAGCTTTAATATTATATTGTCCCCCCCACTTAGGGTCTTCAATATAATCAGCAGTAATATTATACATATTACCAACAATAGGAGTAGGCATAGTGCCTTTAAAAATAACTTCGTCTTCCCGAATATCTTCGTCTAATTCACCTGAATCAATCCTATCAACTGAACAAACAATAATCCCAAAATTATCTTTATAATACCTGATTCTTTCAACTGTAGCAATACAACTAATAGATTCATTATTTGTATTATTCATTTATATTTTTGTCCTTTCATTTTGTAATAATAAAGTTCCATTTTTATTAACTTCTTTAATTAAACTAACTGTATGTTTATAAATTGTATCATTATAAATTCTGGGATAAAAAGTATCCCCCATTCTAATGCCAGAAACAATAATCATCTGACCACGTTTAAGCCAACTATCTTCTATTTTATGTTTTTTATTTTTATTATCTTCATCAATTTGAGAAATCTGTTTATTATAAAAGGCATAATGTCCTTTATTCATTTTTACATTAACTAATCCATATTTAGTTAATAAAGATACCATATGATGATTATTATCTGCATTAATCACTGTACCTGCTATACGACTAATATTATATTTAGGAAATACTTTTCTTTCACCGTTAATCCATCTTGTATACCAATCATACGCTACAGGTTCTTCAGGTAAATCAAAGAAGTTAACTATTCCATATAAAGATTCGTTTACATTTTCTAATTCGTGTTCTTCGTCATAATAAGTCAAAGACTCCATAGACCAATGTGCTTTATTTCCACTTGCATATTGTTCCCATACATCTAAGAAACAACTTAAATTATATCTATTAATAGCATCAGCACTATTCATCCACTCTCTGAAAGGTTCTATAAATACTTTGGCTTCTTTATCAATCTGTTTTTCTGAAACTAAAAAATATTCCCCTTGTACTCCAACTATACAATTCTCAGAAAAATAATCTTTAAAAATAGGTTGACTATTATCATCTAAAATATAATATCTATCATGATAACCACGTTTTAAAGGTTTCTTATTAGGGTCAATATAATTAGCATAAAATCCTTCATCGTCTAAGATGTAATCTTTTAAAATTAATATCTTGACACACTTGTCAAAAGCTTCTGGAATAAGTTTTTTCTCTCTTAAAGCAGGTAACTGACTTAGTGTTAATTTTTTAAGTGGATTATATTTATAATTTCTTAAATACCATTCCATTGTAATCTCTTTATTAGGACTATGAAGTTCAGTAAAACAACCTGCTTTAATTAGTTTAATCATTTGAGCATTTTTAATAATTCCAGTATCTAAAAGTTTACTTGCAAAATCTTCCATGGAACTATATGGACGGTTTTGAATAATTGCTTGTGAAATTTCAGTGTTGATTCCATTTATTGCTTTTAAGCCAAAAATAATTCTGTTATTATTTTCATCGGGTTCAAAACCAAATCCTGCTTCATTAATTAATGGAATTTCAATATTAACATTTTCTTTTTTAATATTTGCAATCGCAATACCTATCTTGCCATAATCTGTAGCATCATTTGAATTATTGTCCAACGAACCAGAATCTACAATAAGATTAGCTGTTTGCCAATAAATAGGATTCCATCTATAATTAAGATTTAATTCTTGCAAAAGAATCATTGAATAAGCAAGTGTATGGGACTTATTACTTTACCGCACTTGGTTTCCCAAGCCCTGTTAAGGTTGCGGTCTGGACTATACCATTAACCAACATCATTCCAAATAAAATTTTGTTGGTTACTCTTATTATAGTCTCTGAACATCTCTCTCAAACAATTATATTTACGAGACATACCATAAGGTCTGTCATAAACAATTGCCATTAATTTAAAAATATTAGTTTGTAAAGAAGTTTCAACTATCCAAATATTATTTATATTACTTTGTTTTATATGAGTATCTTCCATAAAAAACCGTTTTTCCAATATTTCTTGTATCCATAAAATAAAGTCATAAGACATTGAACAAATATAAAAACTTACACTTCCTTTAGTAGTTTTATGAATACATCCGTCCCCATCAATAATTCCACGAATTAAAAAAGGGATATATTTAATTTCGTCCTCATAAAAATCAAATCCTTTAACAGTATATGATTTTTTCGCAGTAATATTATATCTTTTTAATTGCTCAATATATTGAGAGCCACTAAATACAATTCTATATTCTGTTTTATATTCTTTTGTTTTATACGAATAATATGGATTATTAGTTGCTTCAGAAATAAATCGAATACAATCTTCATCTGTTAATTGCAAACCAAATTTATTATTATCAATAATATAGCCATCTGTTAATAATAATCCAATAAGATACGCATTAAATGGACTATCAATTTTTGATAAATCTAATGAATATGTTTTTCGATTTTCTTTAGCCTGTTCTAACATCTCTTTATAATTTGGATAATACTTCTTTACTTTATCTATTATAGACTTTTTACTTGCAAAACCATATTTAATCATTAATTGTTTAACAGCAACACCTTTTAAATATTCGTCCACAAGTTTTTTTTCGTCTTCATCACTTAATCTTTTACATCCCATTTTCCCTCCATTTCTATACAATTTGTTTGAGAGATTTTGATGCGGATTGTCCAATCATTAGTGCTGTTACCTTACCAAATACATTACTATTTGCCATTTAATTATTACTAATTAAACTTGGTTACTAATGCTCTAAGGAGTTTCCCGCAATTTAAAGAGTTTTTTAATATACATTACTGTATAAGAGGGTCTAATTAAAGATTTAACCCGTACCCACGCTGAGTTTTAATTAATACATTCCAAACATAATTAACTAAATTCTTACTTAATCCTTTTTCAACCGCATTTTCAAAAAACTGTTTTTCTAATTCATCAAATGCTTTAGGATTCTTTTTTGCAACAGCTTTACGTAAAGAGTCTGCCCAAGATAAACTAAAACCACCTATATCAGGATGTGTTGTTAAAAGAACTAAATATTCTTGTGCTTCGCAAATACCATACGAAACACCAATAATATTTTTAAGAATATTCTGTTCCTCTTCTGTTAATCCATAATCTGTCATTTCTTGATACCATTCGGTAATATCTTCATGGAATCTTGCAAATTTACTTAATGGAGTTTCAGCCCCTTTTTCCTGCGGCATAAGTCGTATAACAGAATTAATAGTCGCTAAGTCATCTACAGAATGTGGTTTAACTAAAGCTAATGCTTGTTTTCCTGATTCTTTTTCCATTTGGAAAGCACTAATAACTTTATGTTCCCATAACAATTTCCACATATCTTCAGCATATCTTTCAAGATTATATACACCAATATATTTTTCATATGTATCACGAAGACTACCTTGCCATTCAATCTTACTTTTATCTAATAACAGTTCCAGACACTCTTGAATCTTAGATACTGCATTAGTAGCTAAGAGGTCAATCTTGATAAGACTCATTGCTTCATCTTCATGGAGGTCATATTGAGTAATTACATCCCCAGATTTAGTTCGAATTAACGCACAAGTATCAATTAACGATTTATCACAAATAATAACCCCACCTGCATGAGAACCAATACCTGAACAAAGACCTTCCAGTTTTTGGGCAGTTTCCCAAAGGTCAGGATGCTCATTCATTTCATTGACAAACTCTTGAACAGGTTTGTTATCTTCGTCACCATAGTACATTGTTTTTAATGAACGAGGATTACCTCTATCAAACACTACCAAAGAAGCAATATAAGAAGTTAAATCATTATCAAGTCCAATACCACGACCTGCCGTTAATATAGCACTCCTACTTTTTTCAGTAGAATAAGTAAGAACTTTGGATACTTTATCAGCACCATAAATTTCTTTAAATCTATTTATAATCTTATCTCTAAAAATAGGATTAACATCTGTATCAATATCAAGTATACTTGCCCGTTCTGGATTTAAGAATCTCCAAGGAAATGTAGCTGTATTTTCTCTTAAAGGATTAATCTGTGTGATTCCCATTTGATTAGCAATACAAAAACCAATAACAGAACCACGACCTACAGCTACAACACTACCGCAATCCCAAATAATATTAACGTAATCTGCCATTTGGTCAAGATATGCTGACCATCTAACTCCCATTTTTTCAGAAGATTGTTTTATATAAGATAAACATTCATTGGTAGCGTTATATCCTCTTTCTGTTTGATATACTTCATCTTTTTCAATACCTTTGAGCATTTCACGAATCATATGTCTATCAGATTCGTATTCAGATTCAGCAAATTCTCGTAATAAAGGAATATGTTTACTATATTTATCTATTAATTTTTTATCAGGTTCAGTTCTATCAAGCGGAAGAAAAGGAATTTCCAAATCCTTTTTCATGGAGTAATATTCAAGTCTATCATAAATAAGCATTGTATTATCAATACCTTTTTGGACAATATCATAGCCTAAATACCCATCCATATAAGAATGAATTTCTTCTTCTGACATTACATAAGTAGTCTGATAAAAATAATCCACTTCTCTGTCATCTTCTTTGTTTGCTGTAATATAAGCCTTATGAATTGCTCTATCTTCTTTTTTAAGATAGTGTGCATCAGTAGAAATAATATAAGGAAGATTATATTCCTGTGCAAATTCAAGTAATTTTTGATTACAAAAAACCTGTTCTTCACTAGGATTGGGCTGAAGTTCAATAAAGAAATTTTCTTCTCCAAAAATATCAACCATAAATGCTAACCATTGACGAATACGCACAACTATATCTTCTGAAGGATTTTCTTTATATTGAAGTAATTGTCTATTAATGCTAGACCCAAGACAGGCTGTTGACCCAATAATATGTCCTCTATACACATCTAACATTTCAGCCAAATCATTATAATAAGTAGGAACTCTATTCCATTTAGAATAAAAACAATTTTCAGTCCATGCTTTTGTACTTAATTCACGTAATCCTTTATGCCCAAAAGCATCAAGAGCAATTAAAATAAAGTGGGGATAAAAATTATTCCCTATATTTTCTGCTGTAACAAAATCAGGACATAAATAAATTTCATTTCCTAATCCAATTTTAAAATCTTTCCAATCTTCTTCGCCCATTTTAGATTCATAATAATCTAAAGCTTTAAAATGAGCAGATAAAGATTCATGGTCAGTTATGCAAATACCCTTATGTCCAAGCGAATGTGCATAATCAATTAAATCTTTTACTTTATTAATTGAATCACGGAACTCATGATTACTACCAATATCCGTATGATTATGTATCCCAATGTAACTCATAAATCACCACCACATCGCAGGAAGAACTAAAGCCCAAATTTCACCAATTTCTTTAATAAATTCATATTCCTCTTCAGATAAATCAAATGAATCTCCTTTTTCAAAATAAAATTCAAGTCTTTCAATCATCATATTAATTAATTCAAGTTGTGTATATTCTTTTTCTTTATAAATAAATTTATGAAAGTTAAGATTTACAATTTCTCCTGCGTATTCTATATACATTTTAAGTCTTTCATATAACCACATATAAAAGACATAATCTAAAGACCAAGTTTCACGACTATCAAAACCATAGATTTCACGTTCTTTTTCAAACAGTTCATCCCTTTCAGACCCTTCAGGTTTCCAAACCCATGAATAATCTTCCCCAATATCATCCAAATATTTTCTGCCCATTTTAACTCCTTATAAATTAATTTAATTCAGCTTTATATTTTTCTAATCTATCAATAACTTCTTTCATTTCTTTAAAAATTTCTTCTGTTGTCCATTTTTTACAGGTATCATCATTGGGAATAAAATTATAAGGAAAATAATCACAACAATGAGCATAATCCCATCCTAACCATTTTTTATTATTTTTGTTTTCTTTAGGCAAACCATTTACATGATTTGATTCCCATGTAATACCACCATGACAAAGCATCACATTTTCCAATACATCACTATAAAAATGATATAACTTATTATCATTAGGAATCCTTATGTATGCACAAGGATGCGTACCACGATTAATAATACAAAATTCATAGCCACAATATGTATCATGCGCAAGAATTTCACATGTACTTTTAATTGAATAATTCATAGGTTTTAATTCATACTTTTTTGTCTTTTCCATATTTGGTCTCCTTTTTAAAATTAAAAAATAATTTTACGCTTTTCTTTAGGTTCTTCTTTTTGTTTTTTGTATTCTAAAATATTAAATTCCTTATTCACAGAAAACTTTTTTTCTGTCGGTGTCCACAAACTATAATAATCGCATTCATCTTTGTATTCTTTAGCATTGGGATTTGTAGTACAATAATTACACCAATAACATAAAGGACAGGGTTTAGGATTAAATACTTTAGTGGCATTACTTTTATCAATGCTATCTAAAGCTTTCTCAATCTTCTTAATAAAACGCTTTTCCCAACCTTTTGACATAGCTTGCTGTGTTTGATTTAAAAGAATAAAATCATATTCATATTCTATAGGCAGTTTCCCAAACATATTTAAAATAGCACAAGCATAAATTCCAAACTGTTGACTGGTTTTAACTTTTGCATCATCAAAAACCTTTTTACTTGTTTTATAATCTACAACTCTAAACTCACCATCCTTTATATCAACACGGTCTATAAAGCCGTGTATAATACATCTGTTATTCCAAACAAACTCAAATGGTAATTCAAAATAAACTGGTTTCCATTTACTGTTTGCCATTTCATTTTTAAGAACAGTTGCTTTAAATAATTTTATTTTATCTTCATATGTCATTCCTGACGCATTATCTCTTGCATACCAATCATCAAAATAAGAACGTTTTAAAGCTTTGATACCTCTTAATTTTTCTTGCGTCTTTTCATCTTTCTCTTCATAACCGACTTCTATTGTATTATACAACATATCATAGTCAATGTCAATACCTAAATGCACCCAATGACCTTTAATTTCTAAAATCTTATGTAATAATGACCCTAATTCTAAAGCTAATGTTGTATCATCCGTCTTTTTATCCTCATTATATTTTAAATTAAAAGCATAAGGACAATTCAAATACTGTTCAATTCCACTGTGAGAATAAACTGGTAAGTCTTTATCTTTTTTTGGGTCTACTGCCCTTATATATGGTTTTAAAATTGCTTCATTCATATATATTATCCTTTCTTATTTATTTTTTTTGCGCTTTTGCATCATTATATCCTTTATCATATCCTTTTAAAAATCCCTGATAATAACCAAACCAATAACCACAAATAATTAAAACTATAGCACTAATAATAAAAAATATGTTTAAAAATATATAATTCATTATTTTTCTCCTTTAATTCTCTTTACATCATCCATTGTTATTTCTATTTTTTCTTCATACAATTCTAAAAATGTATCTTTGCCACAATCTAATGGACTATCTTTAAAACCTAATCTATTTTTACTATCTGCGATTAAATATACTTGACAATATGGAACAAATGGTGCTAATTTTTTAATTTGTTTATTTAACCAAATTTCAGCTTCATAAGAATCAGCTTCTTCATAGTCCCTATCAGGAGCATATATGATTTTAGAAACTTTTAAATCATTTAATAATATTTTTTGTTGTGTTAATGTAATAGCTGAACCACATGTAGCTACAACATAAGAATTATCTTTGAAATATGTATAAGCAAGTAAACAAGATTTTTCAGCTTCAACTAGCATTACTTTTTTATTTTGTTTTATTTTATCTTGTGTTACCCAAATACCATATAAAGTCGAACCAGTTGAATATTTTAATTTTTGTCCATTAATAAACATATTGTCATATTTAGCTACGGCTACATCTTCTGGATTTAAATTTCTACATCTAATTCCTACTAAATTTTCATTTTTATCCCTTACTGGAATAGTAATTTGATTTGTTAAACTATACCAACCAATTTCATATCTTGATAAGGCTTCTTTACTGATACCTTCATTTAGCCATGATTGCAAAGGGTCAGGGTCATACCAAAAAAGTTCAAGATTATTTTCATTCACTGTTTTTAAATTTGGAACAGCATGGACTCTTTTATTTTTTAAATTCTTAATTCGATTCATCCAAGATAAATCTGTATTAATTGTTTTTGTTTTTATATCCTCTGGATTAGACTCAATAAGTTTATTTGTAGTCTTAGCTAAAAAATATAAAGCCTTATACCAAGTTAATGTTTTACCCTGTTGTCTATGCGCACGTATTATCAACTCAATAATACCATAAGTATCTCCACAAGTATAGCATCTAAATCTACCAGTACCATTTCCATCAGCATCATGAGGATAATATACTAACTTATCAGGTGAATCACCACCATGACACAAACATGTATTAAAGCATAAACTATCATGACTCCCCCTTGTATATTCACCATTTCCAAGGGCTGTACACACTTTTATTACATCTTCTTCAGTAAGAGAGTTTATTATTGCTTTATAATTTAAATACATAATTTCACTCCTTTACCAATCGAATTTTGCTTTTTTAGGTTTGTCTTCTATAAAAGGTGTTTCTTCTTCAATGTCATTAGAAGTATTAGAAGAAATATTATTCTCTTCTGGATTATCTGATAATTGCGCTTCAACAACTTTAGCATCTATACTATGTTCCTTAATCATTTTATCCACAGCTTTTATATCCGTAAAATCCATATTAATAACTTCATCCAAATCAAAATTAGTAACAAAACAATCTTTAATTCTCATTGTTCCTAAATCTACATGTGATGCTATAACGACTCTTGTATATTCCCCTCTACGGCATTTATATATCCACTGTAATAAATTAATAGTAGGCATTCCTACCATATTTCTTGTTAAAGTTTCAAGCTTGGTTTGCTCTGCTCGATTTGGTTCAGAAATAATCAAACAGACATCACATTTTTGAGGAATACTTTTTGACCCCTGAATTACAGAAGAATCTTTATATCTTGCTTCTTTTGCTTCATTAGAAAGCTGAGTACCTGTTAAAATACAAATTTGTAATCTTTCTGCTAAAGCTTTTAATCTTGTTACAAATACAATTAGGATTTGATACTCTTGCATTCTAACTGCCGTTTTGTTCCGCATTTCTGTCATCAATCTTAAACTTGTTTGGAGATAATCAAAAATAAAAATTTCTATTTTATATTGCAAAACATATTTCTTCGCAATATTTTCTATATCTGTGATATTATAATCGTCACAATACACAAGATATAAGGGACACTCTTGAATATATTTTGATGCTTGTTTAACTCTTTCCAATTCACCTTTTTTATATTCGCCTTTAATAATATGAGATTCATTGACACCAGATACACAAGCTAAACAAATAGTTTGAAACTCTTGTAAAGAACCTTCTGTCCCCAAAAATAGAGTAGGAACTGAATTACCTGTATAAACAAATTCTCCTTTTTTCAAATCATATGTATATGGACAGGCAAATTTTAAAGCGTCCATTAAAAAATTTCTTGTTTTACCTACACCAGTTGAAGCAGAACGCAAAATTAAACGTCCTGCTTTAGCCCCACGACTAACTGTATTTAATGCTAATGATGCAAAAGAATATCCAAAATCAGGAGTTTGTAATAAGCTGTTAATTAATTCATCCATTCCATCACCTGCTTGAATATTATCTGTCAATGTATTAGTACAATACATTGTTTTTGCATCAATGATTAATTTGTTTTCAATTTCATCAACTATATCTTGTTCAGTATAATTATCAAATTTAATATTTTCTTCATCTAAAGCTTTATCAACCATACTTGGGTCATAGATAAAGCTCGTATTTAATCCATTTTTTTCATAATAGCGCAGTAAAGAATATTTACGTAGTCTATGATAATAATAATCATAGTTACCTAAATCAGCAATAGCCTTTGCACTATTTACATATTCCAATCCATTGTTTTCTTGAAAAATATTATATTGCTTTTTATAATCTTTTAAATAAGAATCAATAGAAAATTCGTCAATAGTTTGACAACCATTCATATACAAATTATAAATCGCAACATATATTAATTCATAAAAAGCTTCTGTATTGAAGTCTGTTCTATCCAGTGGTCTGTCTATATCATCTATTAATGTTGTATCTAACATTAGACAGCCTAATGTATTAGAATATGCTCTTTTATCTGATAAATTTTCATACATATATTTACCTCTTTAATCAATTTAAGAAGCATTCATCTTCATCCGTCCATTCACTTTTCGGCATTTTTTCAACTAATAAAGTACAATATTTTTTATACTCTTCTTTTGTTAAAGAATAAATTTCTAAATTATCAAGAAAAAAAAGTGAATGAAAAATTTTCGTTACTCCAGAAAAACTACTGTTTTCATAGCCAGAAAGTTCAATCTGTGCAGTTGGAGTTGGTTTTGTTAATGTTGTATAACGATAACCTGTAATCCGTCCATAAGCTTCTACAATTGCCCTACGATAAGTCTTATCCCTTATTTTTACATATGTTCCTATGGGATAAGGGATGTAAAGAAAATTCTCATTAACAGACGGAAGTTCGTCAATATAATCTAATGTATCTGAAACACCAAGAGCATAAGCTGTTGTTTCTTCTGGAGTATTAAGACTATCACAAGTAGCATGAAAATTAATTTTATTTCTATTAATCAAATCCATTTTATTCTTCTCCTATATCTTCAATACTTAATTGTTTTACCGTTCTTTGTTGTGGATTAATATAAATAATTTTTTCTTTGAAAGTATCAGTTATATCCAAATCTTTATTTTTATCTTTTATTTTTTCAAGTTCAAGATAAAATCTTTTGGCTGAAGAATAATAATAAGGTATTAAACCTATTATTCCTTTTTCTTTATCAAAATCAAATTCTAAAATTTCATTTAAATAGACTAAAGTCTGATACATTTCTTTCCAAGTCATTCCATATTTTTCATAATAATTATTTGAAATAACATATATTTTTGCATCTAACTTTTCACCTATAGGAATACCCATTAACTCCCTGATGTAATTATAATATGCCTTTTTTTCCGCATATTCTTCTTCAGAAAGGGCATCCTTGAGTTCCGCTTTAGAAGTTTTTTTTGACTCTTTTTTAGGTTCTTTATCTTTATTTTTGTCTTTTAACTGTTTACGTTTATCATCAGCTAATACTTTTATAGCTATATTTAAACAAGCTGAATGAACAAATTTATTTTTAAACGGAACAGGCTCTTCACCTTTTATCGGATTTCCACATACACAACATTTTTTAGGTCTACCTCTTGCCATGATTATTGATTACTCCTTATCTACTTATAACATAAATTGTAGTCCCAATACCACAATTATTATAAATCCAATCTGCTAACCAGTTTTCGGTACGAATACAAGCAGGACTATTATGCGCCCCTAATTTTCCACCCCAAAGATATTTACGCTCATATTTTGAAGCTTTTAAAGCATAAGTTAATGAATGAATCCCCCAACCCTGCCATGTCATAGAACATGACCAATATTGCCATTTTCTTCCATCTTTATTAGTGTAAACTAATCTAGGAGTTTTCCAATTAATTCGGTGCTTACCGCTAGGTGTACTGGAAATTTTTGTTCCTGCTATATTTTTAGCTGAACTACAAGGGGCTTTCTTAACCAATTTCCTATGTCCTTTTCTACCTTGATAAACAAATACACACATATTTCCATATCTAGTATCAATAATAATACAATAAATTGTTGGACTGTCTAAATTTTGTCCTTTAGATTTTACATCTGCTTTTGGTTTTGTATTATATTTTCCATGTGTAAAATTCAGATTAACAGGAAGACCATCTTCTTCTCCTTCGCATCTAATTTTTTCTTCATTTTCAGCAAGCCAAATTTTATATTTTTCGTCATCAATAGGATATTTTTTTTCATTCTCATATTTTTCATATTTGTTTTTATTTTTATTTTTATCTTTATTTTTTGTATCTGCATATACAGAAATTGGAGTTGTAAAAATAATTGTAAATATTAATAAGACAATTATGTTTTTTAAAAGCTTTTTATTTTTCGTCATTAATAATACCTTTCTTTATTAAAGACAATAAATTTGCGTACCATTTTTCTTTAGAATTATCAGTACCTTCCCTGATATTATAACTAATCAAATTATCAGAGATAATAACATAATTAAGTTGATTAATTTCAAATAAATCTTTTGCTTTTTGCATTGTAGATTTTTCTTTAAAGTCTTGTGTAATCATAATACCACCTTTCTTTATTAAATCTTAGATTAAAAAAGGAAGAAAGATTAACAGTATTCTGTTGTCTTTCTTCCTCTCAGAAGTTATCTTTATTATAACATTATTTTTTATTTATGTCAAGCATTTATTATAGCCATTTTAATTTTCAACTTCGACTCTTGTGTTCCAATCTTTAGTTACTTCTGACATTAAATTTATTACATTTAAAAAAGTAGGTTCTTCCACAACGACATTCATATCTTTATATTTTTGTATATGGCATTTTTCACATGCTATTTTAGCCCGCAATTGAGGAACATCATTAAAACCATTAACCATATATATTTTGGAATAAGGGGATTCTCCACAAAAGGGACAAGGTTTAAGGTCAATAGGAACAAAAAAGGTACTATACATTTTTATATCTCCTTATCATATAATTTTTCATTATTTATATCTCCATTTTTATTCATTAATAAGATAATAATCTGCTGTATTTTTTTTTCTTGCCAATTTTATCCTCGCAAGGAATGGGTTTATTTATAATTTTTAATCCGTTTTTCTTTTTAATATAATAAATAATTGATGCTAGTCTATGAATATCATACTTTTTTTTTGCTTCAATCATTCCAAGATGCCCAAACTGTTTAAGATGTTCTATAACTAATTCACACTGAGAATGAACACTATTTGTATCAATTTTATCCATAATAAATATCTCCTTTTATTTTATTTTATACTTATAATGTTTTATATATAAATAATTTTTCTATATTTTTGACTTTTTTTAAATTTCTATTTTCTTTATTACTTAAATTAATTTGATTAATAATTTCTTTGCTCCATATACATTCAAAATCATTTGGAGCATTAAATTCTGAAATTAAAACTATATTTTTTGTAGACCATTTTCGCATTATATCCCAAAACTCATTATAATTAAAATTTATATTATTTCCATATTTAGTCGTATTTTCATAAGGAATATCACAATAAATCATATAATTATTTAATTTTCCTTCATTAAATAATTTATCCCATTCTTTATAATCACAACAAGAAAAATGGACATCCATTAAATTAGGCATTTGTTTTAAAATATTTATGCAACCTTCTTTATATCTAAATTTACCATTTTTAGGACGAGAAAACCCTCCCTGAAAACCCTTTCCTCCCCATGAAGATAGCCAACCAATACAACCTAATTCCCATTCAGTAAAATTAGTATAATTTTTATTTTTATAATCTTCACGAGCTTTTTTATATAATTCAAATGTTATTTTTTCTTCTGGAATAAGTTCTCCACCATTTTGTAAATGTTTAAATAAAGCAATTAATATATTATCAATATCTGAACCATATTTATTATCGCAATGAATTTTATCAATCATATTTCCGCCTCCAACAAAAGGCTCAAGATAATTTATTATATGATTTTTATCAATATAAGATTGAATAATTGGTGCAATATATTTTGAGATTCTATTTTTACTTCCCATATATATCATACTTTAATTTTAACCTCTTTTCCTTAATAAGATAATAATTTACAATATTTTTTCTATTAATCTTCTACATATTTTCTTATTAAATTTATTCAATTATTATATACTGTTTAGAATTCGATATTATTTCTATAATATCTTCATCTTTTATAATCTCTTCAATTTTCATATATCTTTAATTAAAATCAAAGAACGGTGATTCTATATAATTTTTCATATATTTATTTTTTTTATGAATCTACTGTTAAATGTTTCATAAAAAAATTATGATTATTATTAGAATATAAATCAAAAAACATGTATCCTTCTTTCTGTTTAGAAGCATAATTATAAGCTTTAGACCAAGAAATATTTATTTTTTTAGCTAAATCAGCAGGAGACCAATAACATTTTAAATCATTTACATTAATAATTTTTTTGCCCCGTCTTAAATCTGCATTAGTTTTATTATAATCTTTAGTCCACCCAATTTTTTGAGCCTGTGTAAGCCAATTATTAATAGAAGAACTACTGTAATGATATTTACTTTCTATGTAAGGAGCATCATAACCTTTATTCCATTCATTTGCACAAATTCTTACCATTGAATGAGAAGATATTTCTTCACATTTATGCCAATCTATGTCAAATATATTGGTTTTTAAAACCAGATATATACAACCTTGAATAGCACAGCGTATACTATTAAAATCAGAATTGAAAGCACAAATTTGTATAACTTCATTTATATCATTATTATAAGCTAATTTCTCTTTTAATAAATCAATTTTATGTTGGTCTTCATAAGTCAGCCCACTTACAGTTTCAAAACTTGACCCTATGGGATAATGTTGCTGTCCGTTAATTTCTACTAAATAATTTAGTTCTGGTAAATAAAAATCATATATATGTCCTTCGCTCCATGGAAATTCTTTTTGCCGTTCATATTTAATATTAGCTAAATCACAAGCTGTTTGAAATATTCTTTCCCCCATTGGGATTCCATCTCCACAATAAGGACAGGATATGCCAGAATTAACTACATTTTTAATAGTTTTATCTCCAACATTTTGTTTACAATTAGGACATAAAAAATTAACTTTATTATGACTACCTGTAGTATTTAAATATGCGTCTTCCATATTTACAAAAAATGGTAATAAATCTGGTCTTTTTACAGCTACGCTATTAATATTCCATTTACATTTTTTTCCAGTACATACAGGACAACCATTATTTCCTTTTATTAATTGGTCTTCTCTACGTATACCTATATAATTACATTTTTCACATTGATAAAGGTATCCTCTTCTTTTAGAATCATTATCTTTAATTATTCTAATCCTTTTACGTATCCGCAGGAGTGAATCTCCTGCGGATACTAATTGGTTTTCAAATAATTTAAATTTATTTAAATCTTTGTCATCTGTTGGTTCAATATAACTTAACATTTAAATTCCTAATTCTTTAGCTTTATCAATAAGGTCATCAAGAATAATTACAAGAGCATCAAGTTGCTTCTTTGTACACTGAGAAACCTTACGTCCCACACCAAGTGTAGCTTCAACAATATCTGTAAGTTCTTCCATCTTATCAGCATCAGCAAATTTCTGACCAACTTCCATAAGATTGTCCATTACAGTATCAAAATCATAAGTTTCAGTAGTATTCATTTCTTTCTGAACATCATAAGATACAGCATCAACACCAGTTTTATCCACAAGACCCTGAATACCAATATTAACTGCTTCTTCAAGGGCTTCAGCACTCCATACAGGAAGATAGGTAGGAGTTGTATCAAATCTTGAACGTGCAAAATATTCGTCAGTTTCTGCAAGATAAGCTGAAGAAGGAATTACCTTACCGTCTTCATCAACACCATTAGATTTAACATAAATAACATAATCAACAAAGTCTCTTACAGGGTCAACAGAACGCTTATCTCCTTTAGGAACTGCTTTTCCATCCTTTTCTTGTTCATGTCCAATAAATACTACTGTATAATCACAAGAAAGAAGTGTGTTAATAGTCTTGAAAAATTCCTTCTCATATGCCTGATATAAGTTTACTTTACCACCATCAATTGTATCACCAAGAGTTAAAGCACCACCACCTACTACAGTCTGGATATAATCTTGACAAAGAAGTGCTGTAGCATAAAGTTCATCAATAATAATTGTATCATACATCTGTCTTGCTTTTTCAACAGTAGATTTACTTGTAAACTGTTTTACAATCTTTTTAAAATCAGCCCAAGACTGAACACGAATATATTTAACACCTACTGTAGCATTAAGACCAGACTCTGTTGCGATTACAAAAGGTTTAGACATTCTTACGCACTGTGCTGTTTTGCCTGTTGAGTTCGACCCATATATTAAGAAACTTTTACCTTCTAACCCTTTTGCTACTACTGTTTCTTGTGGATTAAAAATATCAACTGTTACTGCCATAATTTTATCTCCTTATTTTATTTTTATTTATTTTATTGTTCATATTATTTTTTTTTCAGTTTCTTTAGATTAAATATGGGACACCACTTCTGATGTCCCATATTCTTATTTGTATTATATTAGCTAATATTAAGAATCAAATATTAAGTGTTCTTCCCTTTCTTGCTCCAGAAGGTCTGTTATTTCTAACATTACCACCACTAGCCTTTTCAGCTTCAATTCGATTTTCTCTTTCCTGTATAGCTTTCTTAATAGTATTTGTATCATAAGCCCAAGGAAGACCGTTTGTACCAAATTCGCCTTCATCTCCCTCTTCTCTATCTTCATAAATATCGGAACAACCAGTAATAAGAAGTTCATTCTTATAAGTAACTGTCTTTTCAATCTTAGGTTTACCAATTAACATAGGAATAGTTTTAGTTGCTTCATGACGCTCATTAATAATATCCGCATAAAAAGTTACAGTCTGACCAACATCAAGTGTGCTTTCAATTGCATCTGCAATATCTTTATTAGCGATAAGTTCAACAGGTTCAATTCCATTAAAGGTAGGATGCCAACCCTTAACAATAAGTCTGCCTGTTTCCTCTGTATCTTCATCTACTCTTTTAATTTCAGGAGCAAAACCTGAAATACAAAGTTCAAGACTAAGTGTAGCTTCAGGGTCTTTTTCCTTATCCTTTTCTCGATTCATAAAATTAGTCTGGAAAGCCACAATTTCGTTCCCATTAGCTCCTCTGTAAAGGTTCAGTGTTCCACGATTAATTGTAATATAGTCAGCATCAGCTACACCTACATCGGCAATAGCTTTATATTCATCCATAACCGTCTTAATGCCGGGATATGTCTTAGAATCTGCACCTGCTTTTGTCTTAGAAGATGCTCTAATACCGAATCTAACAGAATTTTTATCAGAAGTTTTAATAACAATATACCCTACAATTCTGTCAAATCCCTTTTCGTCCTTTTCAATTTTCAAATCCTTTTCAGCAAGCCAACCTGTAACTGTAACTCTGCTATCAGCCTGTCTTAAATTTGTTTTTTCACTAATCATAATTTTGTTTCTCCTTTGTTTTATTAATTATCTATGATTTATTATTTACTATATATATAGTAACATATATATATTCTTTTGTCAAGTATTTTTTTTACTTTCCATCATCAATTTTATCAATGTTTGGAACAATACCGCTTCTTCGAATAGCTTCAGCCATTTCATTAATTCTGCGTTCAGATGCACGTTTTGCACGTTTAGCTTTGGTTTTACGTCTTTTTTCTTGGAAACGCTGTTCCTGAAGCTTGGCTTCTTCTTTAGCTTTCTTAGCTTCTTCTTCTGCTTTAAGTCTGTTTTCTCTAACTTTAATAGCATGTTTAACAAGTTTATTATAAACACCTGTTACATACTGTTCATCAATATAACAACCACAAGTAAGCATTTTTTTAAATAAACAAATGGTAATACCATGTTCTAAACTAAAAGTATCATCTGGCATACAAATAGCTTTCTGTTCAGTACCATCTGTAAAACTAATTTTTACACCAATAGGGGAATTTTCCTTATTTCTAATAATTTTAACATCAGAAAATTCAGGCATAATGTATATTGAATTTTCTTTATTCTTTCCAAACCTAATTGCTTTATATTGTTTTCTTTTAGCTTGATAAAACATTCTAGGTTTTAAATCTGGATTATATCCATATATAAATTCTTCCGTACTAAATGGTGTAGTTGTATTAATTATACAATCATTTATATAATCCTTAATTGTAGTTGTAGTAAATATATCACTTGTTGTAGTAAATACATTATTTAAAGCTGTTCCTGTAGTCATTTTTAACTCCTTTTTATTTTATTTATAATATCTATTTTATTTATAATATCTATTATCATAATTCACATTTTTTACAGGTTCACGTTTTATTACCTGTATTTTATCACAGAAAGGACACTTTAGTAATTTGACGCTTTCTGTACCTTTATCATCCCACCATATTTTAGGTTGTGGATTTAAGGATGTTTCATTAAAAACTGTATGACAATATTTGCATTCCACCTCATAAGTGACCTCCTTTCTGTAATGATTAATGTTTATTTATTTCGTTTTTTATTTTTGTTTATTTATTTTTTATTAATTTTTCGTAACCTTATTATTTTTATAGGTTATAAAACTAAGACATACAAAGGATATATTCTGGATAACCTTCGTAACCTTGTTATTCTTATAGGCTATAAAACTGTTCACAAATGGTGATATTAAGCCATTTGTACTTCGTAACCTTGTTATTTTTATAAGCTACAAAACATTATGCCCTGAGATTCATAAGACTCACTTCCTTTGTAACCTTGTTATTTTTATAGGTTATAAAACCAGTCCAGAAGCCATGAAGATGGCATCATCCCTTTGTAACCTTATTATTTTTATAGACTATAAAGCCTTAATAAATTATTATATATTTTTTATAATTTTATTTTTACAAGGTTTTTAGTGAGTGTCATTTTATTTATATTAAGTATTAAAAATATCTAATATAAATTTTATATTATAAAAATAACCTCACCTTTCGGCTTCAAAGCAAGCCGTATATATTTCTATATAATTTATTTATATTTGCCGATTTTATTCGGCAGAATCGGCAGATATAAAATTTGTAGATAATGCTATATTCCTTGAAGCATTAAAATCAGCGTTTATTTTTATTCCAAAATTTTTACATTCAGGATTTTTACAAATAAAAGTTGATTGGTTAATTCTTTGACCTTCTTCCCAATGACCACAGCAAGAACAAATCTGAGATGTATGATAAGGGTCAATCATTCTTGTTTCTATTCCGTATTTTTCAGCTTTGTATTTAATATACCGCTGAAGCTGATGATATGACCAATTTCTTAAAATAAATATATTGGCATCATATCCTTTAAGATTTTCTAGATTAATATATTTTGCATGATTTTTTACGGCAAAGTCAACAACACGTTTACTGACCATATGATTGTAGGTCTGAACAAAATTTTTTTCTTTTAATCTGAATCTATCTAAAGGTTTCATTTTTTTCTTACGTCCATGACCACCTTTAATCATTTTTAAATTCTTCTGAACTCTTTTACATTCATTAGAAATCTGTGTTCTAACTCGTAAAAAATCATCCTTAGAACCAATGTATTCTCTCGCATATGAATTTATATTTAATCCACAAACAGCAGGAATGGCTAATCCTACATCAACTCCTACTACGACATCCTCTTTTAATTCAATCTCTTTTTTAGGTATTTCCATACTCAGATTTAACATAATTTTTTTATTAGTCTTATCAAAAGAGATTGAACTTCCCTTAACTAAATAATCTTCTTCAAAAATATGCTGTAAAATATTTCTATCTTGATAGGATTTATAAGGATTTCCTAACACAAATTTAAAAGTAATATTATTCGCAAATGCAAGATAAATATCTAATTCTCTTTTAGAATATAAATTATCTAAAAAATCATTATAAGAAGAATAGGTATGATAAATACCAGTTTTAGAAGTTATTTTAGGGTTACGTAAATTAATATCTCTTAATCTAACATATATAGGTTGAATATTTAAACTAGCCGTTCTTCTTCTATTAGGTAAAGCAGAGTTACCTTTAAATAATCCTGCCTTTTGAGCAGTTTTTAAATCATTTTTTACTGTTTGAGGAAGTGCCCCTATTATTGTTAATCCTACAGGTACTTTAAAATCATTATAATTATAAAGACTATAATCTGGATTATTCTCTTTAGGTTTTCTTCCACCTTTTTTATAAATCAGATTAATTTCTTCTTTTGATTTACCAGAAATAATAGCAGAATAAACATTACTAATAAGAATATTATAAGCTTTGTTTTGTACATACTGACAATCTCTAATATACTGATAAACTCGATTAATCTCTTCTTTGTCTCCTACTGGAAAAATCTGAAATTTACGTGTTAGAATTTGTGTGTTTGACATATTGCTCCTTTCTTTGCTTTTTGTTTTTGTTGTTATAAACTTGTTTGTACAGATTGTACAAACTTGTTTTTATCGTGTGATAAAAATAAATTCAATTAGCATTTAATTTATACATTCTTTTAATGCTAAATACTCCCGATGGGATTCGAACCCATACTGAAAGGATTTTAAGTCCTGTGCCTACTGCCTAATTGGGCTACGGGAGCATATAATTGTCAGATGTTTCGCTTCATCTGACACTATTAATACTAACACATAATTAACAATTTGTCAAGCTTTTTTTTAAAAAATTTTTTTATCTATTTCACTTAACTCCAATCAAACCATCTGATTACTTCGGCATAATGAACTTTATCTGTATAAGTCGGCATTTCATCGTTCCCCTTAAATTCTAAGATAAGATTAGCATCATAATGTCCTTTTACTACACCAACTTTATCTTTATTATCACCAGTTAACACCAAAACTCTATCATTAACTTTATAATCTGTCGGTGCTTTCTTTTTGTTTTTACTCATGTCTCTTTTAAATTCCATATCATTTATCTCCTTTTATATTTTATACTTTATATTTATTATATATTTCAGTAATAATTTTATCTCCGTCTTCTTTTCCAAAGGCACTAAGAACATAATGTTCCCAACTGATTCTTGTAAGATGTATCCAAAATATTTCATTGTTTATATCTTTAAATACAAAAGCTACGTCTTTATAACTATAATGACCATAAGGCGGATTAAAACTAATTCCAATTATTTTTAGTTTATCCTTATTCATATGTTGCCACATTTCATAAGAATTAACTTCCATAAAACTATTATCAAAAGTATGATTATTATAATTTAATATATAATCATTATCTATTATTGTAATTATTTTTTCTTGAAAATCTTTATAATACATTTTATATATTTACCTATTTGCTCAATAGCCAATCAAGTTCTTCTAATACATCATTTAACATATCTTCCGACATTTTATCTAAGTCTAACATTTGTTCAACCGTTTTTTTTGAATAACCTAATTCGGCATATCCCCAATCTATATACTCACGATAAGTCATCGTACAAATCTCATTAGGTTCTACATCATAAATACGTTTATCCAAATCTTCTTTTTTCATTTTTTAATTCCTTTCTTACAGCCTTCAGCAGGAATCGAACCTGCACCTCCCAAAAACCATAGGGTGTACTACATGCTTAAAACGTCTTCCATTATACTATGAGGCTAATCGGAATGGTGGGATTCGAACCCACGTAAACACGATTAAAAGTCGTGTGCAGAAAAACCACTTTGCTACATTCCGTGATAAAAAACATTATCCTTATAAAATTAAAAACTGTTTTCTTGGTGAACTTATCTGACGTAGAAAACAGTAAAAAGATTAACCAAATTCTTACGTTGTCGTAGTTAAAAGAATCAAATATCACACGGATAGAGTAAGTTACCCATTCCTATCACTGGGGGCGCAGGAAGGAGAGGAATCGAACCCCTATTTTCGGTTTTGGAGACCGTTGTACTACCATTGTACTACCAACCTAAATTAATGAGAAATAACAGGATTTGAACCTATGTAGATAAATTAATAATTTAAATTAACAATCATATAATAATTTAAATAACATTTTCCACCAATCTTCTACAATCTCCCAAATATTATCTTTTCCTTCTGGTTTATCTCTTAAAATATCCTCCATTAATTTATCACTTTTATTTAAAAATATTTCCCAATCTAATAATTCTTTTACTTTCGGATAATAACTTTTCTTATTAATATCAATTTCTTTTTTAACCTCATCAAGCATATATCCATAAGTATCATTAAGAAATGTGTAGAATGTAAAATCATTTACATATGCGTCCCATTTATTTTTATCTTCCATTTCTAAGCGTTTCTTATGAGAATGCTCTAATAATTCCATTGCTTCTTCATAAGTAAGTAATGTTTCACTTAACCAATTAATCTTCATTTCCCCATCCTCTTAAATAAAAATAGTTAACGCTTGCAGTAGGATTTGAACCTACGAATCCAATTGGATTGCCAGTTTTCAAGACTGGTGCATTAAGCCAACTCTGCCATACAAGCTAAAATCGGGCATAAGAGAGTCGAACTCTTATCGGATGGTTATAAGCCACCTGCACTCATACCGTTGTGCTAATGCCCATTATATTATTTGTTATTATTTATATTTGCCTTTTTTAATTTACTTTAGGTTATTGTTTAACTATCAACTACTTACAGGGGCTTCTCCCCAAGCCTACAAAGAAAGGAAATGAACAAAAATATTCAAAACACTGACAGATATTAAAAATGTCAGCAGGAACGGTCTGTGTAGGACTTGAACCTACGACCCCATGTTTAACAGACATGTGTTACTACCAACTGAACTAACAGACCAATTAGCATGTTCAACGGCACATGCCAAGCAATCTATTTTTGATTCCCTTTCATCTATAGCTTTCAGTTCATCTCAAGATAAAAATTAAGTCTTGTACAGGTACAAAGGCTCATAAAAACCTCTCCAATTTTTGTTCTATATTGTTTGGTTTTAAGTGTCTAGCCACTCAGTTAGTTTATCCTGTTACTGTAACAGTGTGCTAGATTTTTACGATGCCAAATTCATCGTCTACAAACTCTTTATGTAGAATAAGCATTTTAAATAAATAAAATGTGTAACGCTAAAGATAGGATTCGAACCTATGAGCCACATTATTTGTGACCGCCTGATTAGCAATCAGGTGCATTTAACCACTCTGCCACTTTAGCACAATACCCATTAGTGACTGCTACGGGACGAAGCCAAGGCTTACAAAATGTCTAACAGCACAGAACCTTCTTCGTAGATTCTATAATTATTAAATGGGAAAAAAATAGTTCCCATAATAAATAGACAATAATTAATAATAAAGAAATAATAAATAATCTTTAATCAATAATTATTAGTCAATAACAAGTAATTAATAACTAGTTTACGTTTTGCATTCTTATCTTCCTAATCTATTACTAAACTGTTTTCTTTGATAAGAACCACAAAACAACCCTAATTTTTTTGTAAAAATGGATTAAAAGTCCATTGCTTTTTATAGATTTTAAGTCTATATAAGCTTACTTGCTAACGGATTTATTTAACTTATTTACTTCATTCTAATCCGTTCAAAAAGAAAGAAGAGACATTTATTTATGGCTTACGTCACTAATGGGTATATATATTAAAAGTTTCCTTTTTATTATATTTTAATACCCATTAATATTCAATGGTAATTGTATGTGTTGCATTTGCAATCTGAATTGCAGAATCAACTTTAGCTTCAAAGGTATCAATTTCAGACTGAAGTTCTGTAATAATCGCCTTTACATTAATAGGGTCAATCAGAATAAACTGATTATTTTCCTTATATGTAGTAATGAACTTTTCCATTTCTACAGCATCAGCCTTATCCTTAGAACCAAAGCTTGCAGTTGCAAGTCTTTCAGCAGTAGCACCAAGCTTAGAGTCTGAGTTTTCCGTTGTTACCTTATTTACAGCACTCTGATACTGCTTATTCAGCGTATTAACAAAAGTCTGCTTCAGGGGCATACCATATTCTTTCATATAAATTGCTTCTGCAATTGTATATTCCTTATCACCTACGGTAATTTTCTGACTAGCATTGTAAGTAGCAATTGCCGCTTTCATGGCAGTAAGTCTTGCCCAAAGGTCTGTAACAGACTGAAAATCTGCCTTTGCTTGTGCATTGAACTTTTCTGGTTCAATACCGTTAATTTTAGTGGCATTCTTTCTATTAGCTGTTACTACATCCATCTCAAAAAGAGTAGATGTAATTCTTTTACCTGCTACCTTAATTTCTGAAAGTGCTTCGTGTACTGTCATCGTTTCTGTTTTCATTTTTTTCTCCTTTGTTTGATAATATTTAATTAATAATTGATTTAACTTTTACTGTTTTAAAATTTTAACCGACTACCATGCAGTCAATAGTTTCCATTTTATAAAAAGCTATCCACTCACCATTCTTTTTAACCACAAAGAGGTCATTATTTACTTCATAATCATCCCAAAGTTTTTGCGGAATAGTATCAGTTTTTCCGTCTTTAAAATAAAGTTTAATTTTTCGCTTTTTCTCTTTCTTACTCATGTTTTGTTTTCCCCTTTCTCTATTAATAAACTAATTTTAACCAAACATGAAAATAGTCGGTAGGAGAATTGAACTCCTGTTCCAAGGATGAAAACCTTGTGTCTTAACCACTTGACTAACCGACCTTAAATTTTAGGGCTGAGACTTTTGACCCTATTTTCATAGCATTTACTTGCGTTGGAACAAGCCAGTCACACAGATGATTAATCTGTAGCTATGAACTGACACCTGCTTTGGTCACAGGCAGAACTACTGCTTACACCTTCATAAGTTTCCGTTCAACACATTCTTCCTTGCGAGATTCACAGCTTGCAGGCTGTTAGAGTTGCATCTACTTGTACTCCTTCATGTTTCACTTTGCGAGTTCCACATGTCATCATATTTCAGATGAATAAGTCAGTTTTCAGTTGTAAGCCGTATGCACTTTTGCTCACACTATCTTCTTATCTCCATTAGCATTGAAGTTCCACACTTTATGAATTACGGGGCATACGTTTGAGCATCTATACCTTTTGAGTACAGCCCACTCACCGCAATCCTTTACACTTTGCGAGTATAATTTGTAATACAATACCTATCTTTCGATTTAAGATATGAAATCACAATCAGTTAAGCACTTCCGTTTGCGACAGTTGTACCTAAAAGCAATTGGCAATCCACGCATTTCTGCGATTATTATTTAGAACCTATTTCAAGATTCCCAACCTACCATGCCTTACACCGATTGGCTCTCAGGTTTAGATAGGATGTCTGCCATATTGATTTTCCAGTGAACTCATAAAAATTTCTTTTTATAAGTCGCAACAACCTGTATGGATGGTCATTGCTTTATCCGTATTACTACGTTTATCTTAAAGGATGTGAAATCCACCCTATAAACAGGGCTAGTTGGATTCGAACCAACGAATGCAGGAGTCAAAGTCCTGTGCCTTACCGCTTGGCTATAGCCCTTTATTTATCTTACATTATTATCTTAACATATTTTGTTGCTTTTGTCAAGCACTTTTTTAAATATTTTTTTAAGATAATAATGTAAGTTTTTTTTGCTTCGTTTGTAACTATTATTATATTAACATACTTTTTGTTTTTTGTCAAGCACTTTTTTTTATGCTCCGTAAATAGTATAAGTATGTAAATTATATTCTTTATCAAAGTAGTCAACTGAAACAAGAATAATATCACCATACTTATCAAACATTTTATTTACATAGGCACTAACTCCTTGTGCAGTATGTTTTATAGCTGGTTTATAAATTTTATTATTGACCGAATTAGAAACTGTACAATAAAATTCTGTGATTCCCTGTTCTTTTAATCTTTTGAAATCATTTATCATAATTTCAGATGCGGTGTTTATTCTTTTCATTTGTTTTACCTTTCTTTCAATATTTGTTTTAATGTCTATTATTATGTTAGCACATTTTATTACTTTTGTCAAGTCTTTTTTTCATTTTTTTCCATTGCCTTTTTCACTATCTCTTGATATTTTTTTATCTTTTCTTCTCGTCTAATTTGCTTTAATCTTTTCTCTGCTTCTTCAAAATCGGTAAATAAATTAATTCCATATTCTTCAAGAGCAACAAAAGGAAAATTAGGAAAACATATAAAAACGTGTGTCTTTTCATTCTTTTCATATTTAACTATTTGAATTTGTGTAATAAGTAATGAATAAATACCTTCTTCTGTTACATAATAAACTCTATCATATGGTTCAAAAGGAAGTTCGAATTTAAATTTTGCCATCTATTTTTATCTCCTTTTTTAAATTTAAAAAATCCAATAATCATAATCAAATTGGTCTTCAGTACACATAGAATAATCAATGTGTTCATAATTTTTCATCCATGATGCAAGAATTTCCCTCGCATCTCTTTTATTAAGACCAAATTCATATTCAAGATATTTAGATGCCCCAAACATATTGGTTACTCCAGACCTTCTAAGTCCTTCAAGGTAAATGTCATATTCTTCAGGCATAAGATATTTTCCTTCCATTATTTAAATATTTCCTTTCTTCATAAGAATAAAATTATCCGCTTCATTTTCAAGACCGTTAATAATCCATTGACAAGTTGCCTTTCTTCCATCGTCATCATATTCATAATTATCACTGGCATCAAATAAAAAATCAGTAATGTCACTACCAGTTTCTTTTTTTACTTTATTTGCAATTCTATAAATAGCTTTTTCTACGGTTTTATACATAGTTATAATTAGTCCTTTCTTAAAAATATGTTTTTTAATTTTGTATGTTTATTATAATACTTTTCTATTTAATTGTCAAGCGTTTTTTAACAATATTTTTTCAAAGGATTTTCACTTTCCACTTTTATCCATTCACCATGAATATCACTATAAATATCTTCTGGGTCAGTATATTTATATAAATGAGATTCAACAGATTCTGGAATTAAATAATCCTCATATAAATCATAAATATATGCAAGAATTGTAATAATTTTAATTCCATTATTTTTAAGATTGTCAATTTCTTTTTCAATGCTTTCGACATCTACATAATATCCCCAAGTTGTATTATCTAAATCTGTTTCTGTGTAAAGTTTTTTCATAGTTTTATTCCTTTCTTTAAGTTTAATTATTAATTATATTACGATATTTCCGTATATTTTCTTTTTTTCTTAATGCTAATTCTTTAAGATAACTTCTATTATTTTTAATTACATTATCAATTCTATTGCGTATAATTTCACTATCTTCATCAAAGTCTGACATATCATCTGATAAATAAAAATTATCTAATATTTCTGCTACCAGATTTCGAATATTATAATTTATTTCATTTTCTAAATAATTTGTATCATCTAAAATTTTCCAATTTAATTTATTTGAAATATTTAATTCTGAAATACCCCAATCTGCTTTTTGAACATTCCTTAAATATTCTGTATTGTATTTAGAAATAAAATATGTTTCAAGAATATCTGCATCACAATGATTAGAACATTCTATATATGCTAATATAAGTTCATCATGATACCAATTATCTCTTCTATGCTGATTATGTCTTCTTATTAAAGGATTTTCTTCTGTTGTAATTTCTCCTTTTACTTTACCTATATAAATAGTTTTATCAGATACAGGGTCAATATATCTATATACAAAACTCAATATTTTTTACTTCCTTTCTTTTTATAATGTATATATGAGGATAATATTAAATACTAAAGAATCATATTATACGTCATATTTTTATCTTCTTTTATTTATTTTAATTAAAAGTCAATTTTGCCATAATATCTGAAGCCTGTTTTCTGGCAACATCTTCTTTACCACGAATATATAATTCAGTGGTATGAGAATTATTATGATTCATAGCTTTCTGAACAAAAACAATATCTTTTGTTGCGTCATAAAGCTGAGTACCATAAGTTGCTCTAAGCTTATGAGGGGAAAGTTTTTTGCCTTCAATATTAAAACCATACTTTTTAATAACTCTATAAATACTTACATTAGACATACGATTTAATTGATTAGACACAAATACAGCATTTGTTTTTAAATTCATATTATTTCTATAATTGAGCCAAGTAATAATTTTTTCTATTAAAGAATCACTTAAAGTATATGTGATAACTTTATCTTCTTTTTCATATACTGTTAATTCTTTTTTTTCAAAATCAATATCTTCAACATTAATTTGCTCCAAAGCTGAACAACGCATTCCTGTATTTAAGAACAGATAAACAATTAAAGCATCCCTACAACCCCATACAGTTTTATTTTTATTATTTACATTATTTAAATAAATTTGAATTTCTTTTTTATTTAAATAACCAATTTCTCTTTTTTGTTTTGTAGCTTGAGATTCAATAGCTTTAGGACGATGAACATATTCCATTGGATTTGCATCATTAATTCCATTGATTTTTAAAAAAATAGAGAATTTTTTTAATGCAGAATATACAGCTATTTTATAAGCTGATGTTTTATCATTAATAGAAAACATATAAGCTGTATAGTCATTTAAAGTTAAATTTTCTGGAGTTTTATTAGTATAATTAATAAAATTAATCACATACAGTAGGTATGCTTTTGCGGAACGCATAGCCATTGCAGAAAGAAAATAAAAGAAATTTAAAAGATAATCTTTTTCTTTATTTTTTTCTATAATACCCATAATTTCATTATATACTTTTAAATCCTTTTCTTCTTTCCCTGTCATAATTACACCTCTTTCATTTTTTTATATTCTGCAATTGTTATCGTTTTGTAATTCCATTTATGGTCTTCGTCATTATAAATAGAAACCACTCCATAACTCCCTTTAATGAAATGACATATATATTTTATTCCATCTTTAGTGATATAATAAGGTTTCCCATCATTTATGTCTTCTATAGATTTAGCTTTAGGAAAATACAAATAATAATCTGGATTTTTTTCTTTATTTTTTTGATTTAGCTGTTTTCTTATTAAATCACTATCATTAAGTATAATTTTAATATCTCCATTTGTTTTTGTCAAGCATCTTTTTCCATTAATTATTTTAAAAACTAATAATTCTCTATTAGTGCTATCTCTATATTTTCCATTATTATCAATATAATAACAATCTTTATCTTTATTATAATAATAATTTTTTTCTTCCGAATAAGTATCTTTAATCTCTTTATAACTATAACAGATAAAAACAAAAATTAGAAAAAAGAATGTAAACATTTATATTTACCTCCTTTTTTATCGAACTCTCATAAAGTATCCACCACAATCTTTATGAGAATAGCAATAGGGATACTTAACAAAATCAGACATTCGATGTCTAATTACTGTTGCACCGCATTTCTGGCATGTAATAACATAGTTTTTATTGTGAGTAATTTTTACAGGCTCAATTCCCTTTTCTTCAGAAGATGTACATCTTTTGACATTATACCCATATGCCCGATTCACTTTATCTGCCATAGCTTTCCATTTATCACCATGATTCTGACAATCTTCAACAGTATGAAGAATCTCGTGCATTATAGTATTCTTCGCCATCATGTCTTCAACATCATCTTCTAACAGACGATTGGAGATGCTAATATCAAAAGTATAATCTTTATGGCATGTACTATATTTATAGGGTCTATGTGTTTTTGTCTGCCCCCATCTTCTCTTTGCTCTTGTGTTAACAGATACATTAGTAATACGTCCATACTTAATACCTAAAGAATCACAATCCGCAATGCACTCGTTAAACAGTTTTGTTAAGTTTTTCATATTTTTTCCCTTTCTTATAAATGTTAATAAACAGTGATTTGTTTTCTAATATAATAATATCAAATTTTTTGTTATTTGTCAACTATTTTTTTTAAAAAATAATAGGGACTAATTTATAGTCCCTATTAATTTAATTGTCATTAGTTGTAATGATGCTCTTCCAGATACTCTTCTTCGGGCTTTCCAAGGAAAAATCCCTCATAAGAAATCTCAATTTCTCTATTCCTTACATGAACGTTCATAGAACTATTCGCATTAGAACGGCAAGCATCATTATAATATTCAGATACAGTTGTTGCTCTTGTACCAGTATTGAAGAATGTTTCAATCCATTCTGTCATCTGGTCAAGTGTTCTATCTTCCTTATATCCTCTGTAAATAAAAGGAATCAGTGCAATGAAATGTGTTCTGGTGGTAATTTTTTTAGCTACTTTCTTTGCTTCGGGAGTGCCTTTAGCAATTTCCGTATTATAAATATCATACATAATATCCAGAAGATTATTCATTCCATTAATATCTTCTTCTGTCAGTTCCATTGTCTCCATATAAGGACGAATATCCTTATTTTCAAGAGAATCAGTTGCATTAAACAGAAGTGCAAATGCCTTTACTACAATATCTTCATTATAGTATTTCGCTTTTGCCTTTTCTGTCAGACAAATATCGAACAAAGGATGGTTAGAAACCTTATGAATGGAATCAAGGCTATTCGCCTTAACCCTACTAATTTCAATTTTAGTAAGACTCACACCATTGTTCAGAATATAGAACAAATCGGCAACTTCGTCTTCGTTGAGGTCTTCCAGTACAAAGATGCTCAAACTATAATCTCTAATCATATCTTTAAGTTCTTCAGGAAGTTCAGAAAATTTATACCCATTTAAATCAAATTCTTTTCCATCAGAGAAAGTAAGAACAGGCACATCTGTTAATTCAAAACCATCTTCAAGAAATTCTTTAAAGGCATGACTTCTCTGCTTACCATCAAGGAAATCATAAATTTTTTTTCCTGTTTCCTTATCTTTATATACATTTGCATACAGTGGAGGGCAAGGAAGATTAAGAATTACAGTGTGAATAAGTCTGGATTTCTTTTCTTTCGTCCAAACAAGACTTCTCTGAACAGTATTATCAAATTTTGCTGTTCCTTTATTCATAGAAGCTACCATCTGTTTTACAGACCACGGTACAGAATGTTTACTGTAACGCTCAAGATTATCAAAATCAAAATTCCTTTCTTCCTTAATAATGTCCAGTACCTGTTCATCAGTCATTTCAGTTGCATTAGTTTCTGTATTCATTTCTGTGTTCATAGTTGTTTCTGTCATAGTATTAATCTCCTTTTCTGTATTTGTTGTGTTTACTTCTGTGTTTTCAATTACTGTGTTTACGGTTGCTTCATTTGTGTTCATGATGTTTTCCATTGTTTTTAATTCCTTTCTTTGTTTAAATTTGTTTTTGTTTATGTTGTTATTATAACAATATTATATTTAATTGTCAAGTGTTTTTTCAAGAAATTCTTTATTTAATTTATCTACTTCTTCCCAACTAAGAATTTCTGTAACTTTAATTCTGTCACATATAATCCAAGGCTCTTCCTGTTTCCAAGAAGTTTTAAAATAATAATAACCCATGTAAGGTAATCTGTCAAGTTCGGATTTAATAGGAATAATTTTTCCATCTTTATTTGTTCCGTTTTTTTGTGCTTCTTCATTGTAATCAATGTCAACACAATATTCTACTTTACACCATACACATCCATTTGTATTAGTAATCTGAGGAGCATAGGGTCTAAGTCCTGCAACATGAAAACCTGCTCTATAATGTAACTCCATTTTACCCTTAACCTTGCCATTATCAGTCATAGGGGGATTATCTTTTGCAAGTACCCATTCCCCTACAGGAATAGTATCTTTACGAAAGACGTATAAAGGATGAAGATTTCCTTTTTTATCCTGTCTAAAGAGTTTATAGCCTGTTTTTGTTTTCATATTTTCTTTTACTCCTTTTTAGTTTGTTTTTTTTTATTTATATTATTATTATAATATTTTTGTATTTAACTGTCAAGTGTTTTTTTTTATTTTATTTATCTATTTATCCTTCTGGAATAGTGTTTAATACGTCTAATACATAATCATAATTTAAAGCATTAAATATAAAAGTAGGGTCATCAGCTTTGTTAATAGAATAATCTGCCCATTCACCGCTAATATAAGTGATTCTTCCTTCATGATATTTTTTATTAAAATAAGTTTCTTCTTCATCCTTATTAATATAAGGTTCATCGTCTAAATAATTAAATACATAAAGTCTTTTAATGAAACTTTCCGCTTCTTCTTTAGTATCAAAAACATAATTTTCATCATCTGAAATAAAACAATCAGAATTTTTAATAGTAACAATATATTTTTCCATATTTTTTCCCTTTCTTATTTTAATTTGTTTTTTATGATTCTATTATAATTAATTATTTCTTATTTGTCAAGTGTTTTTTTAATTTATTTTAATACCTTTCTACAATAAAACAATATGTTTCTCTAAGTTCATCTACCGTATCTTTTCTCCAAATTTCTCCTTCTATGCGGACATCTCCTTCTGCCATGAATATTCTTTTACTATAATCATAATCTAAATTGATTTTAGTAAAAAATGTATTATTATAATTGTGAATAAAATTAAAATTATTGTTTTTATTTTTAATTTCTTTAAGACGATTGTTAAGAAAATTTTCAACAAATAAGACAATATCTCCTAAATTGTCATAGTTATTAATTTCAACATATCCATCATAATTTTCGAACCATAAGACCATTTTTTATTCTCCTTAATTCCTTTCTTATTTTATTTACGTTTTTGTTTCTATGGTTATATTATCATCCTTTATTTAGTCTGTCAAGTATTTTAATTTTAAAATTCTAAATCAAATTCTTCTCTTACTTATTTTTTTAAACAACCAACAAAAATTGTTAATTTATTATATATTTTATATATTAATATAATAAATATATTAATATAATAATATTACCCTCCCACGTCCACCCTCCATTATATCATATTTCTTAATTACTATAACATATTTTTTTCTTTTTGTCAATACTTATTTATCATTTTATTTGTTATTACTTATTATCTTATTATTGTTCAACTCCAATAAAACGACAAATAATACAAAACATTATAATTACAGAAAAAAATAAAATAAAATCTTTCAAACCAATTTCGCACTCTTCCATTCTTCTTTTTTCAAAAATAATAAAAGCTTTAAATAATTCAATCATATTTTTCTCCTTTGTTTATTTATTTGTTTTTGTTTCTGTAATTACAATATCATATTTTATCTTTATTGTCAATAATAAAATTAAAAATATTTTTTTAAATTATTTATATTGTTTTTAACAACTTAATTTTTTTTAATTTTTTTAGTTGTTAAAAACAATGATTAATTAATAAAAGTTTTTAACAACTTAAAAAATAGTTGTTAAAAACTAAAACAATAAAACTAATAGTTTTTAACAACTTAAAAAATATATTTTTAATATTATTATATTGTTTTTAACAATTTAAAATATATTAATAATAAGTAAAAGGATACCTATACAGGTATCCTTTTACTATTTTAATTAGAATATGTTAGAACATGGAATCAATATATCTCTGTGTTTCCACAATAATATTATTAGTTCCAGACATATTTTTAAGGAAACGATTTGCTTTCCAATTTTTAGTGTTCTTTTGAGGAAGAGTATGGTCAGCATAGTCTGTTACCGCACACATCAGCCTAAAAGCACTCTTTTCCATTCCATCAAGGTCAGGGGCATTCAAATAGCGATATGCCAACTCTTTTCTCTGACGCATAGCATTATCAATCAATCTCTGCGTCATTCCATTCTCAATAGGGAATAACGTTTCGAAAAATTTCATAACTTTATCATCATTCATTGTAAGCATTTTCATACGGTCAATTTCTGTATCAAGACCATGGATATAATGCTCAAATGCCATCAGACTTTCCTGTACTTCCTGTAACTTAATCTCTGCTGTTTTGGTATGCTTAATTTTCCAAAATCTTACAGCTTTTTTGATAGCAAGATTAAGTGTGTTTTTACAAGATACTCTAACAGGAGTGATATAAATACCAAAGGGTTTAGTCTGGTCAAAAGAGTTGATAATTACTACATAATAATCAAACTTTTCTCCCGAAAGAACCGCACCTTTCCATTTCATGGAAACATACGTAACCTTGCCACCATCAAATACTCCTGCGTTCTCGTAACGAAAACCTAACTTGAAAAGAAGATTACAAAGCTCTCTTGTTTTTTCATTGGCAAGAGGATTCAATCCTTCTGTCCCTGAACCGAGAAATGTTACATTATCATCCCGAACAATGGCATACATAGGAATCTGGATAAAATCATTCCCATTTGCCACAAGGTCAAAGCCTGTCAGGGCTTTTCCAGTGAAGTCGTACCTATTGATATAGGTAGGAACTTTAGCAACTCCATAATTAAGACCTGCCAGTTTAAAAACTGTATCAGTATCCATATCATGGCTCATATCTTTACCCACACCACTCCAGAGAAGAGACCTATCATCCCATGCACTCCAACTCTGTGTAGGAAAGAGACTTGAATACTGTTCCATAGAAGTGATAACAGGTATTACTGTCTGTTTACCTTTGCTATCCGTACCAATCTGTACAGAATTACCTACAGTTACAATTGCGTTTGCGTTTGTCATTGTGTTTGTCATAATATTCTCCTTTTCTTTAATTAATTTGTTTTTGTTTTCTATGCTTTTATATTATCATATTTTATTTATTTTGTCAACTATTTTTTTAATTTATTTTTTTATTTAAAGATTACATGTACTATATATATCTTCATATACATCTCCATAAATTTCAATAACTGTTACAGGAAAAATATCCCAATTCATTTCTTTAGGGCTTTTAATTCCATATTTTTCCAGTAAATCCTGCTGACAAGTTTCAGATAAATCATTAAAATAAATTTCAAATGTGTTCATAGTGTTTCTTTTTTTCTTTAATTAATAATTAATTTGTTTTTTTTCTGTTTGTTTCTATGGTCTTATAGTATCACATTTTATTTATTCCGTCAAGTATTTTTTTTAATTTATTTTTTTATTTTATATTTTATTGTTTTTAACAACTGATTTTTTTATTTTTATTTTTTTAGTTGTTAAAAACTATTTTTTAATTAAATTGTTTTTAACAACTAATTTTTTAATATTTTTTAGTTGTTAAAAACTTTAATAATTAACAATAAAAAAAAGAAAAGCGGTAATACCGCTTTTCCTCTTATTATTAAGATTTAGGATTATATTGATTATAAAAGGTTTCATTTTCCCAAGAATCTCTTAAAGCGTCATAAAGATATTTTGTATCAAGACCATTTTCTATATAACCTGCTTCGCATACATTAAAATATCTTTCCATCGGAGGAGAAAATCCTTTTCTATCTTTTGTCATAACATAGACTATAGCAAAAATTTCTTTACCCGAATCTTTCTGGACTTTAATTTTCTTTCTGATATAGTATTTTGGATACCCTTCATATGTATCTAAATTTTTCCAATCTTTATAATGAATATCCCATATAACAACTGGAACTTCATCTGTCTTTTTACCTTTTACTATGTCAGCATGAATATTAAAAACCAGTTTCCATCCTTTAATTTTTCCATTTCCAATTAATGTAGAATTTGGACATCTAAATTCCATCTGTTCTAAGTTTGTGTTACTTCCATATGCTACATACAACATTATTATCACCTTCTTCCTTTTTTATGTTTTAAGTTATTTGTTTTCAGAACAATTGCATTATATATTATTTTTTTTATTTTGTCAAGTGTTTTTTTATTTATTTTTTTTTAAGTTGTTAAAAACTATTTAAAAAATAATTGTTTTTAACAACTGATTTTATTTATTTTTTAAGTTGTTAAAAATAATTAAAAAATAAATAAAATAAAAGGCAAATTTTCATTTGCCTTTTATTGATTGAATTAATAAATATCTCCATTTTCTAAAAATTCATATTTATTAGTATCAATCCAATTTTTTATCTTTTCTTCATTGACTTCGTAAAAATATTTATATCCTGCTGTTTTAATATTATCACAAAGTGTATAAAAGTAATTTTTAATTTTATTGTTAAATTTAAATAATATGTTTAATACATCTTCTGGAGCATTATCTTCTGGATATAATTCATCTACAATATCACAAATAAAATTATTCCAGTGCATGACGCAATAATTTCCATAAATATTTTCTTCCATTATGCAAGAATTTATATTAGATTTTTGAATAGTTCGCTCTATTATTGACATTTCTTTTTCTGTAAAAGAATCTCTAAAAAAGGCAATTAAATCTTTATAAGAAATTCTTCCATAAATATTAGCCCCATCTTCTTTATCATAATTAAAAGAAAACTGGAGATTTAAATCGCTATGAGGAAAACAGGCTTCTAATCCTCCTTCCCATATTCCCTTAAAACCAATTGGATTTAAACTATTAAGATAAAGTGTTTCTACGTTTTTTTTAGCTTCTGTTGATAATTCATCGTAATTGTAAACTGTGATTTTAATGATTTTTGTGATTGTTTTCATTTATTATCCCTTCCTGTTTTTTGTTTTATTTAACTTTAATGTTATTATACTATTCTTTTTATAAAATGTCAATACTTTTTTATAATTTTTTTTACATTCCAAATGCACCGTTTTTAAGAATTAATTCTTTAGTAGCATAATAATAACTAATAATATCATTTTTGTCAATAGTGTTTAACATTTTATTTGATGCCGTTCCTAAATTTTTATAACCACCATAAAGACTATAATTCTCCGTATGATTTTTATTAGTTACAAAAACATGGTATAAGCCAAAAGGACAACCAATATAAAAAATTTTTTCTGTTTTTGTAATAATTTTATAACAATATTCTTTTTTCTGCATTTTTTCTCCTTTGTAATTTGTAATTAATATTTTTTTATTTGATTGTATTATATCAGATATTTATTATTATGTCAATAGGATTTTAAATATTTTTTATTTTTTTTAAAATTATTAGTTGTTAAAAACAATTAATAATAAAAAAATTGTTTTTAACAACTTAATTTTTTGCATAATAAAAAAATAAAACAGAAACATTAAAAATATTTCTGTTTTATTTTTTATATTGTGGTATTATAATGTGTTGACCCATTCTTTTAAAATATCTAAATATTTTTCTTTTTCCTGATTAAAATCTTTTTCATTCTTAAAATTTTTTATTATATGTTCGATTGTATTATCTTTATAAATAAAGCCTTCTGGTAAGTTTTTAAAGATATATCTTCTCCAAAATTTAATATAAATATTATAAGTATATTCATAATGACTTTCACAAGAATATCTTGTTTTATATCCCTTTTCATTTAATTTTTTAATAACTTCCTGCATGTTTTCATCTATTAAAATTAATGTATATGGCGGATAGATTTCACAGGTACATTTATTTATCTGATTAAAACAAAAAGGGCAAACATAATTTCTATACATTTTTAAATTTCTTTTAAACGGTTTTTTTATATTGTTTCTCATTACCATTCCTCATCTTCTTCCTCATCTGGAATATTTCCGTCTTCATCAAGTCCGAGATATTCATAAATAGAATCACTATCAAACCAAAGCCAATCATTTAATTCTGTATCTGTACATTCACCTTCAAACGTTATCTCTGCTAATTCATCAAGCATATCTATGTATTCATACCCTAAATCAATTATTTTGTTTAAAGTATCTGCTCCACCGCTCCATGCTTCAAAATTTGCAATACTATTAATTTCTGTTGTGATTCTCATATTTTTTCCTCCTTTTGCAATTGTTTGTTGCTGTTCTTTTTGAACTGTAGTAATCATATCATATAAAAAACTATTTGTCAACTATAATTTAAATTATTTTTAAATTTATTTTTCTTTATAAATAAATTGTTTTTAACAACTCAATATATTTTTTTTAGTTGTTAAAAACAATTCAATTAAAACCACAAAAATATTAGTTGTCAAAAACAATAATTTCAATATATAAAAATAAACGGGTAGATAAAATCTACCCGTTTTTTATTAATAAATGTTACCATCTTCTGTAAATTCATATTCATTGGCATCAGCCCAATCTTCTAATTCCTCATTGGATATTTCATAAAAATAATCATAACCATCATTTTCAAATTCTTTACAGATATGTCCAATATAATATCTGGCTTCTGTATTAAATTTATCTAATATATCTTTTTTGATGTTTTTCATTCTATAATAATCTAATTCATAAAAAACATCTTCTGTAAACTCGTGCAAAAATGCGTTACAATAGCAATAATGGTTATTCATTTGCATTGTATAAGAATTAATCCCTGATTCATTAAAAGCCCATTCAAGGAATCTTTTTTCTTTTTCTGTAAATTTGTCTTTTAAATTTTTCATTAAATCAAAAAAAGAAATTTCTCCATAAATATTAAATCCATCTCCCTGACAATATCCTAAAGAAAACTGAATATCTAATTTACTATTCGGGAATAATTCATTAATATAAGCCATAGAATCCTCATAAAAAAATTCAGCATCTTGTCCGTTTAAATACTGTTCTCTAACTTTTTCTTTTGCATTGTCTGACAACTCATTAAAATTATAAACTACAGTTGTAATTGTTTCTGTAATTGTTCTCATGTTTTTTCTCCTTTTTTTAATTTAGTTGATTTATTGTTGTTTTTTGTTGTTGACTTTATTATATCTTATCAATTTTTATTTGTCAAGTAAATATAAAAAATTTTTTTTTATATTTTTTTTTATTGTTTTTAACAATTGAAATTCTATCTACTATTAAATTGTTTTTAACAACTTATTTTTGTTTTTTATATTTTTTTAATTGTTAAAAACTTTATATATATTTATTGTTTTTAACAACTGAAAAAAATATTAATAAAAAAAGGAACAGATTTTAATCTGTTCCTTTTTTATCAATATTATGATGCGATTCTCTCTTTAATTGATTCTAATAAATCAGTTTTTTCTATTTCGTAAAATTCACCAATTTCTATTCCATTAACAATGTCATAAACTGTATACATTTCACTTAATAAATTAATATCAGCACAGTATTTATCATTAATATCAATGTACTGATAAAAACATTCCAGACTAAAAAATTCTTCAATACATTCAAATTTTACGGCAAAATAATCAGAATATCCTGCTCTAATATCGCCTACTAAATGTATCATAATAAGAAGGATACATTCATTATTTTTCGTGTAAAGATAATCAATATTAATATCATTAGAAATATTGGCATTATTGTTATAAGTATTATATCCCTTTCCTTTTTTATAAGCTTTTATTCTAAAATCATTAATCCATTCATCGGATACATTGATTTCATAATCTTTTAATTCTTCCAAAACAGGCAGAATATCTCCACAAATTACATCCTCAGAAATATTACCGTTATTATCAAAAATCCATGCGGTTGAATCATTACGAAAATCCTTAACCTGATTGATAACGTTTTCTAATCTTGACATATGTTTTTCTCCCTTCGTTGTTTGTTTGTGTTTTTGTTTTATCTGTATTAAATATATCATATATATATTTTTCTGTCAAGTATTTTTTTAATTTATTTTATATTAAATTAGTTAATAATTTTTAAGTTTTTAACAATTAAAATATTATTTTTTTAAGTTGTCAAAAACAATGTTTTTTAATAATTTTAATTGTTAAAAACAATTAGTTAAAGAATTATTTTTAACAACTAAAATTATTTTTTTAGTTGTTAAAAATAATTAATTCCATTTATAAAAAAAACAGGAAAATATTTCCTGTTTTTTTATCGTTTATTTTTTTAATTCCTTAATTTCTTTTCTAATTTTCTCTAAATGTTTAAATCGTTCATTTCTGCACTCTATTTCATGATTTAAACGGTCAGATAATTTATCAATTTTACTTTGAATACTTTCAATACATCTATTATCCATTTGAATCATTTCTTTTGTATGTTTAAGACCATATCTAAGTTTTGAATATTTATTTTCTTTTGTGGAAGAATATGGATTATAAGGTTTTCTTTTACAATTTAAATATCCTGCATAATCTACTTTTTTAAAATCATAAGTTTTAATATTACGAGAACCATCATATAAACGTTTTCTACCGTCATATCCTCTGCTAAAAACAATTTCCCTATTAGTTTTTTCATTCCTAACAGTCCAATTATTATAGCCACTCCATGTTGAATCATAAATTGTATATCCCATAGTCTCAAGAATCTCTTTATATTTAGGCTCTTTATTAAGTTTTGTGCTAATGGTTTTCAGAATCATTTCATTAACTGTAAGTTTTACCATGTTTTTTCTCCTTTTGTTTATTGTTTGTTGTTTTTTTTGTATTTTAATGATATAACAGTTTTATTTAATTGTCAATACTTTTTTTATTTTTTTTAAAAAATTTTTTGTTTTAAAATATTGTTTTTAACAACTTGTTTTTTATTTATTTTTTTTAATTGTTAAAAACTATTATTGATTAATTATTGTTTTTAACAATTGAAATAATAAAATATAAAAAAATAAAAAAGGGTTTCCCCTTTTTTATTTATACTTTTATTAAAATGGTCATACCGTCATCAAGAAAACTGCCGTATCCTCCAAAATTGTTTCCATAAATATCATAATACTGTCTGCCATTATTGAGCGTTTTAATCTCACAATTAGCTTTCATTAACCAGTAAAGCACCTCGCTAATTGTATCAGGATTTACTGGCAACTCTAATTTATAGAGAATTTTTTCTGCTAATTTTTTTGTTTTGTTTTTTGCTGTAGTTTCTACAAAAACATCTTTTCTTCCTAATCTAAAAGTAAATCCTGTCATTTTTTTATCTCCTTTTTTTTGAAAGAATTTATTTGTTGTTTGTATCTTAATAATATAATAATTTTATTTAATTGTCAAGCGTTATTTTTAAATCTTTTAAAAAATAAAAATTTTCTTCTCCCATATCTTCATTGTACAATACTAAATCTTTGTTATCATTAATATAAACGTTCCACCACTTACAATTCATAAATAAGGATTTTAAAATAGGATAACAAAATCCAATAAATTCATCATATACGGCAAAAGGCATATATCTAAGCATTAAAACGTCATTATCTTTAAAACCTTTTGTAATTTCTTTTGTACATTCTTTATCTGTATAAATCTGACGGTCTATTCCTTCATAAAAAATCATGGTTAATCTCCTTTTGAATTGCATTATTTACTGTAATTAAATAATATCATACTTTATTCAATTCGTCAACTATTTTTTTTTATTTATTTTATGTTAATTGTTTTTAACAACTGATATTTTTCTATATTTTTTCAGTTGTTGAAAACTATATATATTTTTTTGTTTTTGACAACTGAAATATTTTTTTTTAGTTGTCAAAAACAATTTTAGATTATTTATTGTTTTTAACAACTGAATTTTTTTTATTATTATTTTTTCAGTTGTTAAAAACTTAAAATGCGCAAGATAAATAAAAAAAACAGGAAAGATTTATCTTTCCTGTTTTCGTAGCCCTTACCACTTTTTTCTACAAGTGGCTAAAATTCTGCTAATTTCTGATTCTGTTTTTGCCTGATTAATTCTTTTAATTACATCTGGCATAATTTCGTCATAGCCAAAGTCTTTAGCTACAGTTTTTGCGTTTCTTCTGTATTCTTTCAGCTCTTTTGTTTCTTTCATGGTTTATCCCCTTTTTTATGTTTTAGATTTTGATTTTAGGCTTCTTTTTTATATCTTCTATAGTATTCCTTACTGGAATTAAAGAACATTTTTTCGTCCTTTCTCTGAATAGCTTTTCTTACCATGTTAGCTACATTATTTTTCATAGCGTCATACTCTTCAATGGTTACAGTGTAATCAATAGCAGTTACAGTTTTATGATTTCTCATGTTTTTTCTCCTTTTGTGTTGTTTGTTGTTGTGTTGTTGTTTTCTATGCTTTTATGTTACATTATTTATTTTTATTTGTCAATACCTTTTTTTTTATTTTTTTTAAATTATTTTATTTGGTCTTCTTCTGCCAATTCTGTTAATTTGTTCATTACATCAATATTTCTGATTAAACCTAATTCATATAAAGAAAAGCAACGATAAATTTCAGATAATACTTTTTCTTCATTAAATTGGCAGTCTTCCCATTTTTCCGCTTTTTCTCTTTTTTCTTTTAAAATATCAGTTGCATATTCTCTCATATACCTTTTTAGTTGTAACATTGTATTCTCCTTTGTTTTTATTTGTTTTATTGATTTTGTAATTGTATGGTATCATATTTTATTTTAACTGTCAATATATATTTTTTTTATTTTTTAAATATTTTATTAGGGATTGTTTTTAACAACTTGATTTTGATTTTGTTTTTAAGTTGTTAAAAACAATTTTTATTTAAAAAATTAGTTGTTAAAAACTTTTATTGTTTATAGTTGTTTTATTGTTTTCAACAATTGAAAAAATATTTTTTAGTTTTTAACAACTGAAAAATATAAAAAAATAAAAAAAAGGGGGGAAACTTTCGTTCCCCTCTTTTTTTTTATTCCATATTTTCCCATTCCTTTTTGCTCATTTTCGGGAATCCGTAATATTCCCTAAAGCTGTTAATATGTCTCATAGTGGTTGCGCTATAGCCGTACCAATCCTTAATAAAATTGTTGTTCTCGTCAATGTGACAAACGATTGTGTTATAGCTTCTTAAAAACTTGCTGTTGTTTTCTGTAATAACTACAGCTTTTCCGTAAAAAGATTTGTGAGAATCACAGGGCTGTAAATTAAAAGTGTTATTCATGTTTTTTTCTCCTTTTCTGTTTTTCTGTTTTTTTGTTTCTTTTGATGATTTGATTGTATCAAACCATGATTCAGTTGTCAAGAGTTTTTTTTACTTTTTTTTAAGCACCTCACCTGAGCAGAGACCCTAAGCAAGATACCTAATAAGTGGCTCTCTTTTGTTGTTGTCCTTATTGTATCTTATTTTTATTTAATTGTCAATGCCTTTTTTTTATTTTTTTTAACTTTTTTTTGTGGCACTTATAATATTTTAGTTGTTAAAAACTTTATGTTTTTTATTTGTTTTTAACAACTAAAATAATAAATAAAAGTTTTTAACAACTGATTTTTTTATTAAAAATATCCGTTTCAGTTTTTGAAATTTAAGTTGTTAAAAACTTTTTGTTTCCCTGTTATTTTTTATTGTTTTTAACAACTTAAAAAAAAATCAGATAAAAAAAGAACAGAGATTAAATCTCTGTTCTTTTTTTATTAGGCAAAAATTTCAAGTGTTTTTTTTGCCATGGAAACAAGCTGTTCATCTGTTACAACTGCCATTTTTCCAATATTTAAACCTCTGGAAAGTTCTGTGGCTTTAGCTACAGGAAAATTTTTATTCAAAACATTTCTTGTAGGTCTGCCGTTAGCTTCAATAATTAAGTTGTAAAATTTGATACATTCACTTTTGCTCATTTTCATGTTTTTTTCTTCTTTCCTTTTAATTAAAATAAGTTTTTGTTTACTGGTGTAATTGTATTTTAATAGATTTCTTTTTATATGTCAAGTAATTATTTTATTTTTTTTTAAATATTTTTTTTACAGTTGTTAAAAACTATTTTTTAAAAAATTAGTTGTTAAAAACTATTTTTTTACTATTGTTTTTAACAACTGTAAAAAAATAATTGTTTCCGTTTAAGGATTTATTGTTTTTAACAACTTGAAAAGTTTTATAAAAAAAAGAAAAGCGGAAAAATCCGCTTTTCTTTTTTAGGCGTTGGCTAATGCTGTCAACTGCCTATTATATTTTTTTAACTTCTTTCTGGCAAGTGCTTTCTGTCTGGGAGTTAAAAATCCAGTACGTTCTAAAAACTGTGCAAAACTTGTCAGAATAGGAGCATCAACTCCGTTAAACCCTGTCCCATTCTGTACATTTGTTGTACTTGTAGCTTGCTCTTCTGCTGTCTGGCAAGCGTAAAGCTTTTTTAAAGCCCCATACAAAACCTTATCATTGGTCTGTATAAGCACTCTAATTTCGTCCTGTGTCCATGTTCTGCTCATAATTAAATCTCCTTTTTTGGTTGATTGTTTGCTTTGTTTTTGTATCTTAATGATAACCTTTTTTTATATAATTGTCAAGCTATTTTTTATTTAAATTATAAAAAAATTTTTGATTTATTAATTTATTGTTTTTAACAATTAAAATTTTGTTTCGTGTTTAATTGTTTTTAACAACTGATATTTTTTTATTTTTTTTTAAGTTGTTAAAAACAATTTTGGATTGTTTATTGTTTTTAACAACTTAAATTTTATTTTTTTAGTTGTTAAAAACTATGTTTCCCTTAAAATTAAAAAAGAAACAGGGATTTAAATCCCTGTTTCCCTTTTAACAATTATTCAATCCTTGCTTTACATGTTCAAAGCATTTATTAATAATTTCTTTGTCTGGTGTGAGATTGCAAGCGTTATATAATCTTGTCACCTGATTAGGTCTTGCTATTAAAACTGTAACAAGTGCATTTTGCGAACAAGAAAATAATTTCATAAAGTTATAGATAAAAATAATGCCGTTTGTTGTTACAACGTGGACTTCCTGACCGTTTTTATGCCCTTTATCAACCAAGAAACTTTTGTCAATTTTTAGTTTTTCTCTCTCAATTTCCAAAACATTTTTAAACCTGTTATTTCGGTTGTTCATATGGTAAGACTTACCTGCCTTTTTCAAATTTTTTTCATTTATATTAAGGGGATAAAGTGAAATATTATTAAAATTTTCATTTTCTTTAATAGTCATTTTTTTTGCCCTCCGCAATTATTTGCAACTAATTAATTGTACCTTAATTATAATGGTTTATATTTTTATTGTCAAGTATTTTTTTTATTTTTTTTATCCCAATTATTAATTATAGTTTTTAACAACTGGAAAATATAATTATGTTTTTAGTTGTTAAAAACTATATTATATTTTTATTGTTTTTAACAATTTGAAAAAATACAATTTTTTAGTTGTTAAAAATAATGATTGATTGCTTATTGTTTTTAACAACTAAAAAAAGATAGATATAAAAAAACAGGGACTTTTCAGCCCCTGTTTTTATCAGTTTTAATCTTCTACTAAAAACTGACTTTTATTAATTTTGTCGATTGCTTCAAGCAATCCCGAGGCATATCCCTGTAAGTAATCGTTTGTCTCATAATTGGGATTTGCGAAGATTTCTTGAACACTCATTGTTATTACAGACCGTAAGATTTCGCTATATTCCTTTGCTGTTCTTGCCATAATACTATTCTCCTTTGATTGGTGGCTTGTTTGTTGTTGTATTAATCATAATATGATTTTTTTAAAAAGTCAATATATTTTTTTTATTTTTTTTTAAAAAATTTTTTCTAAAGTTGTTAAAAACTATTATAGATTTTTATTGTTTTTGACAACTGATTTTTTTAGTTATTGTTTTTCAGTTGTTAAAAACTATTTTTGTTGATTGATTATTTATTGTTTTTAACAACTAATTTTATTTTTTTCAGTTGTTAAAAACTTTTCTTTTTTTAATTGTTTTTAACAACTTTATTTTTCCCTTTATATTTTTTTAGTTGTTAAAAACTTTAAGGGAATATAGAAATAAAAAAATGAGGGATTGCTCCCTCATTTTTATCATCCGAAGATGTAAATAGCCATTGTTCTGTCTGTTACGGCATACAATTCATTGGTGTTATGCCCCTTAAAGAGCATTCCATTGCAACCGTAAATACCGCAAGCATAACCGATTTGGGTTAAATACCCTTCTTTTTTTTCGATTTCTTTTCTGGTTTCGTTCGTGCCATTGGTAATGTTTACGGCTACATTATTCCTAACCATTTCTCGAAGTGCCTTCTGTGTGTATTTTGTCATTGTGTGACCTCCTGTAAAAAAATGTGTTGTGTTGTTTGCTGATGTCTTTATTATAGCAGATTGATTTTAAATTGCAAGTGTTTTTTTGAATTTTTTTTAAAAAATTTTTTCGGATATTTTTTTTCAGTTGTTAAAAACTTTCCCTCTTAGTTATCTGGTTATTTATTTTTGTTTTTAACAACTGATTTTTTATAATTTTTCAGTTGTTAAAAACTTTTCTTTTCTGATTTATTGGTTAATATTTTTGTTGTTGTTAAAAACTATTTTTATTGATTGATTATTAATTGTTTTTAACAACTGATTTTTTTTATATATTTTTTTCAGTTGTTAAAAACTTTAAAAAAGTATATAAAAAAATAAAAGTGCCTTTTGGCACTTTTATCTTATATAATGTTTGTCAAAAAAATCTTTCATTTCTTCGGGACGCATTTTATAGAACTTTGTTTCTTCTCTGTCTGTTTCTCCATCGTAGTATTCGTTATGGATAACAACCACGACTTTTTCAGGGCTACACTCGCAAACTGTAACTTCAGTGAAATTGCAGATACTACCTTTTTTATAAACAAACAGATTTTCGGAAACTGTTCCCTCTATATCAACTTTAGGAACAAAACCACGACTAAATAAATCAAAACAAATAAGGTTCTTCATAATATCATCCTCCTGTATTTGGTGCGGTGTTTTAAGTTGTATATAGCATAACAGAATATTTTAGATAATGCAACTATTTTTTTAAATTTTTTTTCTGGAAATTGGGACTTAATAGTTTTTAACAACTGAAAAAATTTTTTCAATTTTTCAGTTGTTAAAAACTATTAAGGATTCTTTATTGTTTTCGACAACTTTGTTTTTTTATATATTTTTACAGTTGTTAAAAATAATTTAGGATTGCTAATTGTTTTTAACAACTGATTTTTTTTATTTGCGTTTGATTGTTTTTAACAACTTTATTTTTCTTTTTGTATTTTTTTAGTTGTTAAAAACTTTAAAGAAACAAAAAAAAATAAAAAAGTGCCTTTCGGCACTTTTTTATTTAAGCAATGTTTTCGTTTTCGTACTGATTACTCCACCCCCTCCCTGTATAAATTGCAACGCCTGTTGCGTGAATAAATGACCATGTGGATTCATCCCACAGGTCAAAAGGCATATTTTCAAGGAGTAAAACATCCCCCTCTTTGAAGCCTTCCCAGACTTCCTCATGATTCTCGTTATAGATGTTGCCATTCTCTTCCGTGTAAATTGTCATTATTTTATCCTCCTGTAAAAAAATATTTGTTGTTCGCTTGATGTGTTAAGTATATCTTATCTTTTTTGGAAAGTCAATCCCTTTTTAAAAAAAATAAAAAAATTTTTTTTAAAGTTTTTAACAACTTGAAAATGTTAAACGGTAAGAATTTTTTTAGTTGTTAAAAACTATTGTTGATTCCTTTTTGTTTTTAACAACTTAAATTTTATAGAGAAAAAAACAATTGTTAAAAACAATTGTTTTTGTGATTGTTTTTAACAACTTAAAATTAGGGACAAAATAAAAAAAGCGGAAAATTCCGCTTTTTTTATTAATTGGGAAAATATTTCGGCATACCCTCATCCAGTAAAACAGATTTGGGTATCCATGTTTTCCACCGCTTATCTTTTTCAAGCGGTAAATCGGTTAAATAGCGATAATTACGGCTCTTGTTAAGGTTCCAGTAAAACAGCTCAACCTGTATTGCCTTCTCTGTTTCCTTAACCACTTTGCCATAAAAACAGTTCCCGACTTCCTTCCATTTTGAGCGGGTCTCAGGGTTAACTGTTCCTGTATTTTTAATCACTGTATCCCATTTTAAAGTAAAGTTATATCTGCCTGCTTTTGTCTGTTCCTGCTGATAAAACCAGCTTTTAACTTTAATGACCATGTTATCCTCCTGTCCTGTATTGGTGCGGTATTTGTTTATGGTTATAGAATACTCCCTTTTTTTGGTTAAGTCAACACTTTTTTTATTTTGTTTTGGGTATTTGTTTTTAACAACTTGATTTTTTATTTCGCTTGAATGAAAATAATTGTTTTTAACAATTTAATTTTCCCTTGTTCGGTTTCCCTTGTTCGGGCAATTGTTTTTAACAACTTAATTTTATTGTTTCGCTTGCAGGAAATATTATTTGCCTTGCAGGACGTAGGAATTTTTTAGTTGTTAAAAACAATTATTCTTGTTCTCCTGTATGGATTGATTTTTAGTTGTTAAAAACTATTATTATAAAGTATGTTAAACATATTGCTTTAATAGGAATTATTTCTATTATTTTTAACAACTGATTTTTCTTTTTTATTTTTCAGTTGTTAAAAATTATATTTTTATATTTTTATATTTTTACAGTTGTTAAAAATAATTTTGGATTATTAATTGTTTTTAACAACTTTATTTTTTTATGGTTCCGTTTCTGTTTTTTAAGTTGTTAAAAACAATTTTCCTATAGGCATAAAAAAAAACAGGGAACATTTTCATGTTCCCTGTTCCCTTGTGTTAATCGACAAGGAAAACTTCGTAAATTTTGCGACCATTTAATTCTCTACTGATAATTTCTTTTGCTTCTTTTTTTGTATGTTCTACCATCTCTAAAGTGTTATTATTGAGAGCGTCCCAGTACTCCATAGCGTTTTCATATGCTAAACCCTCAATCTCAATCGGGTTTTCGTTGGTAGTGAAACATTTAAGCCCATCTGTACACATTACATAGGCAAGAAGACCCTCCGCAATGGGGACAAAATAGAAACCATTGTCAAGAGTTGCAAGAGTTGCGTTTGCTTTTTTCATGAGTAAGACCTCCTATGAAATAAAAAAATGTTTTTCGGTTGAGTTAACAATACTACACTATAAAAGAACCGTCAACACATTTTTTTGATTTTTTGAAAAAAGATTTTTTTAATTCCTTATATAGGAAGAAACAAGTTGCCGGAGTGTCAGGAGTGTTTTTTGTTTTTAACAACTTATTTTTTTGTTTGCGTTATGGTTCCCATTATTGGAAGATAGAAGGGCAGAGAAGAGAACAAAGTTGTTAAAAACAGTTTAGGATTGATTATTGTTTTTAACAACTTGAAAACCGTTATATTGTTGATAGATATTCTATATGGAATATATAATCTATATGGAATATAGATTATATATAGAATAGATATTATATATAAAGTATATGTTATATATCATGTATAATAGTGAATAGGTAAAAATATAGTTGTTAAAAACTATTAATAATCTTTAATTGTTTTTAACAACTTGAAAAATAATAGATAGTTTTTAACAATTAACTATGATTTATCCAGTTGTTAAAAACTATGTTAATTAATGAATGTTTTTAACAATTGATAAAATATAAATAATATTAAATGTTGTTAAAAACAATTATATAAAAGGTTAGTTGTTAAAAACTAATCAATAAACAGATAGTTTTTAACAACTGATTAATATCTTTGAATGTTTTTAACAATTAAGATAATTGTTAATAGTTTTTAACAATTATCAGAATATTAAGATAGTTTTTAACAATTGAAATGATTATTAAATGTTTTTAACAATTAACGGAATATATGGATAGTTTTTAACAATTAAAGAAAAATGTAAAAGTTTTTGACAACTTGAGAAATATTAGAATAGTTTTTAACAATTGAGATAATTGTTAAAAGTTTTTGACAACTTGAAAAATTAAAATGATGTTTTTGACAACTGAAAAACAGAAAAATAGTTTTGAACAACTGACTTTTTGAACATAGGCAATATAAAGTTTTTGACAATTAATATAATAGTTTTTAACAGTTAACGGATAAAAGAATGTTTTTAACAACTGAAGGAATAAAACATTGTTTTTAACAACTTGAAAATTTGAATCGGGCTTAATTGTTTTCGACAACTTGAAAATTATTAAGATTGTTTTTAACAATTCAGAAAACGGAATTTTGTTTTTAACAACTTGTCTTTTTTCGAATTGCCAATTGTTTTTGACAACTTGAAAATAATAGGATTGATTATTGTTTTCAACAACTTGAAAATGACGCATAGGGAAACATTGTTTTTAACAACTTAAAAAAAGGGGAGTACATGGAAATAGGATTAATTATTGTTTTTAACAACTGGTAAAAGGGAATTGCAAAATTTTAGTTGTTAAAAACAATTTAGGATTGCCAATTGTTTTTAACAACTTGAAAACGTAGGAGAAAATAATTGTTTTTAACAACTTGAAAAAAGGACGGGTAAAAGTTAGTTGTTGAAAACTATAGGTTGATACCATGGGATTGCAAAATTTTAGTTGTTGAAAACAATTAAGGATTATTTATTGTTTTTAACAACTTGAAAAAAAGGGAAACGAGAAAAGCAAAATTTTAGTTGTTAAAAACAATTATTGGATAGAAGGGCAAAAAAAAAGGAATGGTTTCCAACTGGAAACCATTCCCGAAAATGTTACATTTCAGCGTAGATAGATTCTAACTTTTTGGCAAGTTTGTTTGCCGTTTTCACTGCTAATTGTTTGCGCTCCGTACGAGGGATGCTATTGTATTTACTTGTGAAGTTGTTAAGAATGGTCTTAACAACCCATGTTTCAAATTTGATACAAGTCAGCATTTGGTCAGCCGTGCGGAACTTGTTTAAACGGAATTCAATATTGCTATTGTGAACGGCGTTAATCCATGCGTAACGGTCGTCATGGTCTTCTTCACGCATTCTTGTATTTTCCGTGATTTCACGAGCAAAGGAGTATGAGAAATAGCGGCCAAAGAACTCTTCAGTCTTTACAGGGTTAGCAGTCATTACAGCCTGTAAAGGCATGAATAGCGAATTGTAATAGGCCCGAATCATACTCATCTCACCATTCTCCATGTTGTTGATAGAGATGTGGCAATGTGTACCACAAGAATCGTCCCACTCAACATGTCCCTCGTTGTGGCATTTCTCAATTTCAAGGAACTGCTTAGCAAATCGCTTTAAACCCTTGTTAGTTGCACTGACATATTCGCAGGATGATTCAGTGTACCAGCCGTTCCGACCCACTGTATACCGCCGCTCTCCTGTACTGTTAAGAGAGCCGTCATGAGTGGCGATATAATCGTATCGAAACATCATGTTTCTGAAGTATTCAGTTGATGCAGTTGATTCGAACTCGATACCATAGCGCAAACCGTTTTCAACTCCACCAACTTCTTTATTGTTCCTTGCTCCGTACCGTTCATTTGTTTTTGCACATTCAGGGCACATAAAAGACCGTTTGTTAACTCCCCTATTTGCGCATCCTGTAGCTACCATTGAAGCCGCTACCATGATAACACCACACCTTGTACACTTTGCATTTTTCCTTGACATTGTTTTGTTCCTCCTTTTCGAACATCTGTTTGTGTATTGTTTTTCGGGAAATTGTTTTCCACAACTCAAATATACATCCGTTCCCTATGGATTGCAACAACAAATTATAGTTTGTTTTCACATCGGAGGGCTACTTTTAACCATGGAGCAGACCCGAAAATCGGCTCGCACCGCACGAACTTCATCCACACATCCTGACTACATCCTGACTACATCCTAACCATAATTCCACATAATTTCAACCACGTTTTTACCTATTTAATTACCTATTTAATTATTATCTTCTTATTATCCCTTATTATCGCTACTTTTATCGTCATTTCTCCCAAAACACAATTTTATTTATAATTTAATATTAAATATTTTATTTATGTTATCCACAAAATTATCCACTCTATCCACATTATCCACATTAATTAATATGATAATTTAATATAATATACTAATAATATACTAATAATATATTAATAGGAAAGAACAGGAAAAACAGGAACAGGGGGGTACATATTTTTTTAAATTCCCCCCTTGACACCTCTTATTTTTTATGCTATTATTAAAATGACATTTAAAATATTACTTAAAAAAAATAGTTTTTAACGACTAAAAAAATAAAAAAAAGGAGATTGATTAAAATGAACGTAATTTATAATAATTCAAATAATATTAATCCTGAATACTCTACAGTAGAAAGTCGGAAAACTTACTTATTAAAAGTATGTTTTAATTTACTTCATAAACAAATAGATTCCCATTATGTTTTAGACATATTAACTGAAACAGTAAAATATGATGGAGAAGAATGTGATGGCTACTGTTTATTACAAGATATAGCAGATATATTATATGAAGAATCACTTGTGAAAAAATATGAAGATTCAATTATAACTGAAAATGAAGAGATAGCCTTTGAACCAGATAACTATGATACTTATTATAATTTAAAATAAAAAAGGAGATAAACAATGAATACAAAAGTAGAAGCAAAATGGAGTGGTAAATATCCAAATGTCTGTTCAGGCCACTGGACACTAATTATAAACAATAAAGATGTATCAGATAAAATTCCTACGGATTTAAGAAATCATCCCATGAACACTTATAATTCTTATTATAAATGGAGATTTGATGCAGATTGGGACGTAGAATGGTCTTCTTATAGTGACGGTTTATCCTGTTCAGAATGGATTGAAGAAAATGATTATTGGCTTAATACAATTACAGAAGATAAATATATTAAAGAAGAAATTTATTATGCTATTAATTCAGAAGACTTTAGATATGGTTCTTGTGGTGGATGTATTTAAATAAAATAAAGTAGGGGGATAGTTTTAAATCCCTATATTCCCTATTGACAAATCTAATTCTATAGGTTATAATAAAAATGGTAATATTTAAAGAAAGGGGGTACTTATGTATAATAAACATAATTTAAAATATAAAGGTTCAGATGTCAGATTCTTAACTAATATAGAATTTAAAAAAAGAATGAACTTATTAGACTACCAGAAACTTAATAACCTATTTAACATCTTTATTATGTCTGGTTATATGTTTACACTTCCAGAAAAATTTAATATAATTAAATATAAAATAATAAAAATTAATGAAACCTTAAATAAGGAAGGAGCAACTAATGAGAACCCTAATTAAAAAACTTAAAAAAACCCTAAAGAAAAAATTTACGAAGCAGTATGCTGAATTAGATTTAAATAATTGGAGGAAAAATTATGGCTAAATTTAGAGAAGTCCCTTGTAAGTATTATGTATCTGCACTTGACCCTTGTTTAAAAAATCGTGAAGCTTCTTATAAAGGATATTGTCAGCATTGTGATAAATATGAAGCAAGACCACATGGACATCTTATTAATAAGAAAAAAGATAAATTAAATAAAATTAAGGAGAGAGAAACAGATGAATAATGAATGGAATCCAATTTCTCAACTTCCTAAAAAAGACGGGTATTATATCCTTAAATTAAATAATGGAAAGATAATTACTAAATATTTTATTCATGATGGAATGCACAGATTCTATGGAGTTAAATTAAAGGACATAGAAAGTTGGAAAGAAAAATGAAATATTATAATAAGAGAGAAATAAAACAAATTATGAAAAATAATGGCTATAAACAGATTCGTACTTCTGGAAGTCATGTTATTTATAAAAAAGATACCAGTACAGTTTCAATTCCAATTAATAGTAAAAATATTAGTATATGTACTATTAATGATATATTTAGAAGATATAAGATAGAGGTATAAAAATGCAAGAAAATATTAATGATTTATTATATAGTCCATCATCAGGACTGGAAGAAGCAATAGAAGAAGCAGTAGACAATTGGTTAAGAGAGAATGATATTAAACCAACTAATGATTTATATTTAATATTTATGGATACACTACCAGATTTATGTTGGGAAATAGTTGATAAATGTATTAATATAATTGAAAGTTAAGGAGTAATAATGCCTAATAAAAAATATTACCAAGGTATAATGTTTAGTAAAGATATTGAAGAAATTTCAAAAATGACAGCTATAAAAATAAGTAAAAGATTAGATAAAATATCAAATCCTTTTGAACCAATAGCAGATACAACTGTTAAAGAAATCCTTAAAGCCTTTTTAAAAAATCCAAATAGTGAGACATATGAAATAAAATCTCAAGCACTTTGTTGTTCTTCTAATTCTTTTGATAGTAAAATGAAAATTGTATCTAATATTTATAAGAGTTATTGGGATAAAGAAAGAGAAGTAAAAATTATTTATAAAGAATCAAATCCATATGAATATTATACAATTTGTGAGGATAGTTTTAAAAAACATATTCTTCGTGGAAATATGTATATTATACAAGAAGAAATAAAACTACCTGTATGTTTATCATTAGAAGGTGAATATAAACTTAATAATTCATATATAAATTATATAAATACATGTGAATATATAGATTATATATATAGATATTCTGACGGTTCTGTTCTTACTATAAGAAATAACGAAATTATAAATTTTTACGATAATAAAAAAAATTACCATAATTTTTTTATTGGCAAACCTGTTGACAATAGTATTTTAATTAATAATGTTTATAATTATTCTATTTTAATGGTTTGTTTTATGGCAGGTGGCAAAGAAGATATGAATCCTGTATTTGATTCTGATAAAAATACAGTATATATAAATTATACTACTGAGACAGGACGAATAGTAAATTGTATTTATTCTAATGAAGAAGATGACCCATTATTTAATAAAGATTTCCTATCTGCTTGTATATATTGGGGGAAAAGATGCGCACATCCTCAAAATGTAACAAAATGGTTAGAAGAATGTTTAGATAGATATAATAAAATAAAAAGATATTATTTTATAAGGAGAAAGTATGAATAAACCTTTCAAAAAATTAACAGCTATGAAAGCTATAAGGGCTAAATGTTTACAATGTGCATGTGGACAAACAAGTGAAATAAAAGAATGTGCAGTTACTACTTGCGCATTATACCCCTTTCGTATGGGACATGCACCTAAACCTCCTGTTAATGCTTTAGATATTACAATATTTAGAGATGGTACTGGACAGATATTCAGTATTAGAGATAAAGATGAAGACGAAGAAGAATAATATAAAAATAAAAGGAGAAGAAAAATGATTGTAAATGGTACTGTAGAAATGGTAGTTACATTAAATGTATATGATTTAGAAACAGATTCTGTATACGAAACTACAAATGGTAGAATCGTAATTGAAGATGCAGACCAATTCTTTGTTGATTGGATTGAAGGATGGGTAGAGGGTACAGGGGAACTTTTATCTTCTTATGATAAAAATACAGACCTTGAAAGAGAAGAAGATTGGGATTGGGAAGAGGACGAAGAGGAGGAAGAGTATGATAGCTGAAAAAGAAAAAACATTAGAACCCTGTCCTTTTTGCGGACAATCACCTACAACAAAAGTAGAAGTTACACAAATGGGTGGCAATAAAGACCAAATAAGTTTTTCAGTTTATTGTCCTGATTGTAGGTATGTGGCAAAAATTGCACATTTAGTTATTACTTCACCTGACATTTGTCACTTTTCTGAAGTAGAAGAAGTTATGTTAAAAGTTATTGATAAATGGAATACAAGGTCAATACAATGGGGAGGAAGATTAAACAATGAATAATTATGAAATAGAAGGAACTTTTGTTGCAAAGGTTAAAGCTAATTCTTATAATGAAGCTATGGATATTTTTGATAATGATGGTTTATCTAGCGGAGACGAAATATATATATTGAATGTGTAACTGAATATGATAAAGATGGTAATGAGATTGAGATATATCAATAAAAGGAGTTATTATGAATTTATGTGATACATGTACACATGTTAATTGTCCTGCTAGTCGTAAAGACGTAGAAATAACATTTGATGCAGATATTATTAAATGTAATAAATATAAAGGGGATAAATATAATGAAGGTCAGACTAACAGAAACAGTCCCAGATGATTTTGAAAAAGGATGTTGTTATGATTGCCCATTTTCTTATACAGAATATTATGAAATAGATGAAGGAGATGGTTATCTTGAATTTGGCGATAAAATATATTGTGTATTACATGAAGCTTATTCAGAATGTCCAATTGAAATAATAAAAGAATAATAAAGGAGTAACAAATGCTTAATAGTTTTAAAATATTTTTATCTGGTGGTATTACAGGTTTAGATACTAAAGAATGTAAAAAATGGAGAGATTGTTTACAAAGTCGATTTCATGGTGTCTTTGGTTTAAATAATAATATAACTGTAAATCAAATGCGTCATTTTAATCCGAATGAAGAAACATCTGATACACTTGAAAAAGAAGCTATGATGTATAATTTATATCATGTTAGAACAGCAGATATAATTATTGTAAATTTAGATAAACTAAATAGTGTGGGTACAGCACAGGAACTTATGTTAGCTTATGAATTACATAAACCTATTATTGGTTTTATTCAAGAAGATAAAGTATCTAAAATTCATCCATGGATTCAAATGGAAGTCGGAAAACTTTTTACTTATAAATATAATAAATACTATACAGAAGCTATAGATGAAGAAACGTCCGATTGTCTAGAATGGACGTTAGAAGGAATAGTAGATTATGTAAAAAATCATTATTATACCTCTTGACAAAAGAAATAAAAACATGCTATAATAAAGGAGAATAAAGATGATTGTTTTTGAACTGACAATGCCAAATGTAGGTTCATGGAATAACAGATGGTCGCAGGAAAAAGAATTACATATTAAATGTCAAAGAGATTGTGATGTTCCAAAAGAATATTGGGGTAAAGATTTTATTTATGATTTTGATGATGGTTGGACAGCTTGTATTACTGTAAAACATATGCCATATAAAGAAGCTAAGAAATTTGAAAAGAAATCTAAAGGATTTTGTGGTTATGATTGGATGATTAGTAGTATTATTCATTACGGAAAAATAACAACGGATGAAATTAAAAAAGGAGAGAAAAAATGAAAGTAGTATTTTATCCAGATGGTATTGAAAGTGATGTTATTGAACTACCAGATGATATTTCTGAAGATGAATTAAATGACATAGCTTGTGATTGGGTAGCGAATAATGTTGCAGGATTTTGGGATGTAATAGAAGAATAAGAGGAGATAAAAATGGTTGTATTAACAAATATGTATCATAAACCAGATAATTGTCGTGAATGTAGACTTAAAGATGAAAATGGAGATTGCCTATTAATAAAAGATTATTGGATAGAACAGGTTTCTAAAATATCAGATTTAAATTTAGATTTTGATGAATATCAAGAACATATAAATAATTATATAAAATATAATTATGACCTTATATTACTAATTAATAATTTACCCTACTCATATTCAGAACGCAAGAAAGGTACTTGGACAAAGGATGCAAGTTGTCCGTTTTGTGGATTTCAGCCGTGGTATGAAAAAGATATACATACATTATCATTTTGTCCCCATTGTGGAGCAGATTTGAGAGGTGAAGAGAATGCGCTTAATTGATGCGGATGCACTGATAGAAAAAATAAGAAAATTACCCAATGCAGGAATAAGATGGTTTGTTTCAGTAGAAGCGGTATTTGACACAATTTTAAAAGCCCCTACCATTGAATCATGGAAGAAGGGTGTTTGGACTAATAATTACTGTTCTAAATGTGGGTATAGTGTAGAACCGTGGAACAATACACCATACTGCCCTCATTGTGGGGAAAAGATGGAAAGCGGTGATGGAATGACAATTGATGAAGCAATCAATGAACTTACACAATGTTATAGTTTTAATTCTAAAACTGCTGAAAAGAAAAATAAAGCTATAAGTATAGCAATTGAAGCATTAGGAAAACAGCGGTGGATTCCAGTGACAGAAAGATTGCCCGAAGAAAACGATTATAAATCTTGCATAGAATGTCTTGACGGTGCGGTATGGTATTTTACTGAAAACGGAACAATGGGGATTGGATATTATTACAAATCCACAAAAGAATGGTCAACAACAAATGATTTAAAGACAGACGGAAAAGTTGTGGCATGGATGCCATTGCCAGAGTCATATTAAAAAAAAGGAGAATAAGAATGGGAAAAATAGAATTAAAACCGTGTCCATTCTGCGGTGGAGAAGCAGAAATATGCTCTGCTTTTGAAAATAAATTTCTTGGGAAGTATTGGCATGTTAGGTGTAAAATTTGTTATAGCCGAGGTTCTGGTATTTACGAAAGCGGAAAAGAACTTGAACCAAATCAGGAATACGAAGCAATAAGAGGGGCATGGAAAAGAGCAATTGAAGTATGGAATAGAAGAGTAGGTGAGAAGAAATGAGACTAATAGATGCAGATGAATTAAGAAAAAATGTACTTAAATGGATGCCATCTGACCCGTGTGGCAAAGAAGAAAAGGAATTTCCATTTGAAACAGATATTTGTGTAAGTATGATTATGGAAATTGATGAAACTCCCACTATTGTTCCAGAACCAGAATGGATTTTATGTAGTAAGCGTATGCCAGAAGAACGTGAATGGATTGGGACGAAACAATTTGGAACAACAATTTCTGATGAAGTTTATGTAACATTTGAAGCCCCAGATGGGCAACGATTTGTAGACCATATTAGTTTTCAAAATGGTAAATTAAGTCATACCGATGAATATAGAATGAAAGTAATATTTAATAATGCAAAACCTATTGCATGGAAACCTTGCCCAGAACCATATAAAGGAGATAGCAATGGATAAAGACTTAATTAGTAGACAACAGGTAATTGAAGAAATTAAAGAATTATTTTCAATGGGCGATTGTTATTGTGATGAATATGCAATTGTTGGAATGTTAAATACTATGCCATCTGTACAATCAGAACAGTATAAAATCGGATATTCTGAATGTGCGAATGCCATGTTAATGTGGATTAACAATATGCTGACAGATGAAGAATATAGACACATTATAGATAAATTAAATGCACATTGGGCAGAAAGGAGACAGGATGGTAGGAATGTATCTATACAAAAGGAATTGAGCGAACTGCTTTCCGCAGACGTTCAGTCTGTAGTGCGGTGTAAGGATTGTATATATCAAACGGAATCATGGAGTGGAATAAAATACTGTGAAGCGCATGGCGACCATATTGGAAAAGATTATGATTATTGCTCTAATGCGAGGATGAAAGAGAATGGATGATTTGATTAGCAGACAGCAAGTGATTAATGCGTTAACTGAATACGGAAACGGACGAGCAGTATACATTAGTGTGGAAGAAGCAGTTAGACGAATTGAGCAGTTGTCATTCATACAGTCAGAACAGAAAAAAGGATATTGGATTTATCACTTAAAATGGGAGACAGATGGCGAATGTGGGTATGAATGTTCAGAGTGTGGTATGGGGTCTGAAGTTGATTACAATTATTGTATGAATTGCGGTGCAGATATGAAAGGCGATAAAGATGAGACTAATTGATGCAGATGCGCTAAAACGTAAAGCGCAAAGAGTCGCAACGAAATCATGGAAAATGAAAGTAACTGCAAGAATGGAAACGGTACTAAATCAATTTATTGATTGGATAGATAATGCCCCAACTATACAGTCAGAGCCGCATGAGATTGGATATTCTGAGTGTGCGAACGCTATGTTGAGGATGTGGATTGACAATGTATTGACAGATGGAGAATATAACCGTATCATGGATAAACTGAATACGCATTGGACAGAAAGGAGTAAGAAACATGTTAATGTTAACACTTGAGGATGCCGTAAAGGTTACAAAACGTCTTGTTGTGGATGGCATGGACAATGAAGAAATCATTAGACAGGAATTGGAACAGAAATGTTGGTTTCCACCCAAGACAGATGAAGCATTAAAAGAGTTAAACAACCTGATTTTTGATATTAATCCTGCTGAAATATGTAGCCAGATTGAATCAGATAATCTTAAAAACTGGTGCGAGACAATTCAGGTTGCAATGAAAATGGCAATGGTGCAGTTACCGTGTTGGAATAACAAGAAGAAGTGAGGAGAGAAAATGAGATTGATTGATGCAGATGCGGCAATTGAAGCGGTATGCGAAGAGGTTATGGACAGATTCTTCGTACCGCCATCAGCTGGATATAATGTTGCAGAAGAAGCTTTGAAAAAACTGCCATCCATACAATCAAAACACAAAACGGGACAGTGGATACCAAGTGATTCAGAGTTAGAAATAAAATGTAGTAAATGCGGAAAAGATTTTAGCGAATATGTATATTCGACTGACTATATATTTCTGGCGGAATATCCTAAATTCTGCCCTAACTGTGGAGTAAAGATGGAAGAAGGAGAGCAAAAATGACAGTTAACGAAGCAATTAATGAACTTATACAATGCTATAGTTTTAATGCTTCTGAAAAGAAAAATGAAGCTATAAGTATGGCAATTAAAGCATTAGAAGAACAACGATGGATACTTGTAACAGAGAGATTACCTGAAGTTGGACAGAGAGTGCTTGTTGCGACTAAAGATGGATTTATAGGTATTAGAAAATGTATTGATGCAGGACATTTAGCATGGTTTTATTCTAACATTATTGCATGGATGCCTTTCTTAGTAGAACCGTATAAAGGAAAACAGGAATGAGTAAATATTATGTTGAAGGGACTTTTGAAGGGTATATTGAAGCAGATTCAGCAGACGAAGCTGAAGGAAATTTTAATGAGTCTGATATTGATGATATTACTATCTTGACGGTTTATAAAGATGAAGAAGAGGATGATGAGTAGAAATGATTCAAATTGATATAGATATGCCCTCGTGTTGTAACGAGTGTCCTTGTTTTTATGAATCAGAAGATATATTTATGTGTGAAGCGAAAGATTATGAACACTGGACAGAGGTAAAACTGTCTTTGAATAATATTTGCAAAAAAAGACCTGAATGGTGTCCGTTGATTGAAGTAAAAGAAGGAGAGCAGAAATGACAGATGATTTAATCAGCAGACAGGGTGCAATTGATGCGTTTACTTGTAAAGGGAGTATATTCACGTATGGAGCCAATGAATGTAAAACTATTGTCAGCAGGATAATGGCATTGCCATCCGCACAATCGGAAATAATTCGGTGTAAGGATTGTAAGTATTGGAAAGACAGTGATGGAGTATACAGAAGAGGATTAGATGCTGAAAGTAAGTGTCCACTCAATCTTAAAGAAGTGTATGAGGGAACATTTTATTGTGGAATGGCAAAGAGGAAAGAATAATGTATAAGATTGTTCATGATAAACGTCTATATTATGATAAGCATATTGAACCAATTATAGACCCAGAGTGGGATAAAGCGATGGAATCTAACGAAAAGGAACAATACTATTGGGTACATATGTTTAATGGTGGGGTATGTGTTAAAAAATATAAACCATCTATAGCAAAGCTAATTAGAAAACGAACTGGGTTAGTAATTGAACCGTGGGAAGGAGAACAAGAATGACAAAAATTATCATAATGGGACTTATCTTCTTACCAATTATAGGAAGTGTTATAGGATATATCATTGGATACCATGATGCAAAAAGAATTTATCAAAAACTTTATTGGAAGATGACAGAAGAAGAAGTAGACAGATGTAAAAGATGGGTAAGAGGAAAGTAAAAATGTGGAAAGTATTTTTTATATTATTAATAATCTGGTGGGCATGGCGCATAGTAGAAGATATGACAGATGGCACTTCATTTGGTATATGTTTCTTACATCTAATATTTCTTATCAGTGGTTTTGTGGGATTAATATTAATAGAATAAGAGAGGTAAATAAAAATGAGAATTATATCACAGAACAAGACGGTGGACACGCCTTATGATGGTGCAGTTGTCTACGTTCATAATAGAATGGGTAATCATATATATGTCGGCAATGTTGGCAATGACGAAGGTTTTCCGATTGGGATGTACAATAGTAAGGAAGATGCGGTATATGTGGTATCGCTTATTAGAACAGCATTTATGTGTAATCAAAAATACTTTTATATGCCAGAAGCAAAAGATGTTTCTGCGATTAGAGCAAAAATGAAAAGTGATGAAGGATGAAGAGAGTTTGTCATCTGTACAACTAAAACGGGAAAAGGGGAAATGGATTCCAGAAGAATAATATCATTATGCACGATTTTGTCTATATTGTGATGCAGATATGAGAGGAAGAGAATATGATTAATAAGGATTGTATTACTTGTCAAAAAATATTTTCAACAAGACCTACAGGATATTGGATAATACATTTATACGAACTTGGGAAAAATAGATATGAGTGTAATTCTTGTCATAAACGATGTGACACAGAATATAGTTATTGTCCAAACTGTGGAAGAAAGATGGAAGGATGGAAGTGGGAATGAGATTTTTATATGCGCTTATAGCGATGGTTTTATGGACAATAATAGTATTAAGTTGGGTTGATTTAACAAATGTATCTGTTGATATGAAGTTTCTTGCGCTTGCAATTGTATTTGCAGGTGCATTGGCAGGTGGTGATGGAAAATGATTAACGAGATTACACTTATTTGCGAAATATCAGCATTTGTATTTGGATTTTGTCTTGAATATAAGATAGGAAAGGGTGAGTAGAAATGGAAAAAGTAGAATTAAAACCTTGTCCGTTTTGTGGTGGAAAAGCAGTTTTGTTCAGTGGTATACTTTTTTCTGCATCAGCAGAAGTAAGATATAAAAAATGTGGAGCAAGAACGATGTTATATAACAGTGGGAATTATTCGGATGCTGTGTTATTGGCATCTCAAGCATGGAATAGGAGAGTAGGTGGACAGGAATGACAGAAAGACAAATTGATATAATAAATAGTTTGAGTATCAGTCAGAGAAAAATAGGATACGCACAAGGAGTGTTAGAAAACATAGATTCTCAAGTAAAAAACAAAGCGATAGAAGAATTACAATATGTATCAATGGAATTAATTTCCAAAACGTTTGATATGCTTGAATTAGTGGAAGGTGGTGAACAGAATGGCTGATATATTCACAATTGTCTGGATAATTGTAGCATTTATATTCGGATTTTGTTTTGGATATAAAACTAAAGAGAATAAACAAAAATAATTAAAATTATAATTTTATTTACTACAGTTGGAAGGAGATAAATAAAGATGACAAATGAAAATGCAATTAATATTTTACGTTGGTTAAATCCACCTCGTGTAGACAAGAAAAGTTTTGATGATTTTGTGCAAGCAATAGATATAGCAATTGAAGCATTGGAAAAACAGATACCAATGAAATTATTATCTCCAGAAATGGGTATTGACGGACGAGTAATTACTCCATGTGGTTATTGTGGAGAAGAATTACCAAAAAAAGCATTTTATGAATATTGCCCATATTGTGGACAAAAGATTAAAAGATAATGGAGAGAAAGATGGATAATTTATACACACTACCGCATAAAGTAATAAATGGGTTTTATTTGGGTGAAAAAGACAATTATCTAAATGACACAATAAATGACAATGAGAAACCAGATAGATTATTTGTTTATTTATATAATGAGCATACAGGGAAACGTGAAGGAAAGTGGTGTTCTCTGGAAGAGTTAAGAAGTGTAAAAGTTTGAATGATATAGGGCTATTAATTGTCCTCATTACAGAAAGAATTTGAGAAGAGGTAAATAAGAATGATTCTTTATAAATGTGACAGATGCGGAAAAATACAGAAAAAACCATTTAAAAATACTATAAAAATAACTACCGAAAAAACATATGGGAAATATTTTGCACAAGATAGGATGTTCTGTAATGAATGTACAGAAGATTTAGTAGATTGGTTTATTGCATATCAGAAAGATAGTGAGTAGTGAGGTAATAATAAATGACATATATGCAACATCTAATTAAAAATTGGAAAGTAGCGTTCCATGCATTACACGACTTTTTTGCACATTTCATTCATGGCTTGATTCCGTGGATTAAGATTCGGCATCATCAGCCATACCAAGAAGATAAAACAAAAATATTAAAATGTAAAGATTGTAAAATGTGGAAAAAACGAGTAAATAGTGAATGGGGCTATTGTAATAGATATAATATGCACACACCAAAAGAGACAGTATTATGTAATGATAAAGATTTAAGAAAATTTGGCATAAGGAAGTTTATGGAAAGGAATTAAAATAATGGATGTGTTAATAAGCAAACAAATGGCAATTGATGCGTTTAAACAGTATCCTGTATGGTGTACAGAAATTATTAAAGCCTTACCATCTGTGCAGTTAGGATATACTAAAGCTGATTATATTATGGCTTTACATAAAGAATATGGATGTACATTAACAAAAGCAGAAGAAGCGCATAATAAAGCCCTTGAATTTTTACGGAACGAAGCAAAGATGATAGGATAAATAAAATAAATAAATTTTATTTAAAGTGAAAAAAGGAGCAGTAAAAATTATGAGTGTAACATTCAAGAAGAATGAGAGATATTTAGAATTAGAAATATTTAATAATTACAATAAAAAAGTAGGCGAAGCAGAAATTGAAATCAATGGAAAAATGCTATCAAGATTGTATATATATGAACCATATCAAAACATTGGATATGGCACTGAAGTAGTTGAATCTTTGATAAAAGATTACGGAATTAATTGTTTATGGGTTGAAGCTGATAATGAACATGCAATTCATGTATATGAAAAGTGTGGCTTTAAAAAGAAAAATGCAACTATGTATTTAATGGAAAGAGAATAATAAAGGAGAGTATAATGAAAAAAGTAATAATATCTTTATTAAGCGTTTTTATATTAATTATGTTTATTCCATCTATAAATGTATATGCTTCAGATTATGATGCTCCAGATTATGATTACGAAGAATATGAAGATTATACTGATGGAGATACTGAACAGGTTTATGCTTGGGTTCAAGAAGGTGATGCACGTTTTTGTTACATTAATAATGGTGGTTGGTCTGAAGCAGACATGCTAGTTGGTTGGCATACAATTGATGGCGAAACTTATTATTTTTATTCACAAGAGATGGTAGATGCGAGGTATGGTCAAATGGCAACAGGTGAAGTATGGATTGGAGATTGGACTTTCTATTTTGATAAAGAAGGACATTTATATGATTGGAGACAGGGATTAGAATAATAAGGAGATAAAAATATAATGGAAGATATATTAATATTCTTTTTGGAAATTTTACCCCCAATAATTTTTGTAATAGTTATGATTGTAGTTGTTATATTTACAATTTAATAATGAAAGGATAGAAAATGGATAATGTGAATATTAAAGATACAAAAGATTTTACTCAATATAAATTAGGATATACAGATGGTTTTACAGATGGGTATAAAAGATATATGAGTGATATTATAAATGATGATAGTAAAATTATAATTAATAATAGTATATATACAATTAGAGACATAAAAAAAAGATTGACTCCAACTAAACCTATTAAGATTGTCACAGATGTAAATTATGAATATTATTGTCCTGCTTGCAATAAATATTTCGGAACACAAAATAAATATTCTTCTATATTTTTTCATAAATTAAAATATTGTGACTGTGGTCAGGCTATAGATTGGAATATTAATGAAAAAAAGACTTGACAAATAGGGGGAAATGTGTTATTCTATATATAGTTAAAAAACAGTTAAATATAACAAAGGAGGTTATTATGGATGTTGCATTAGGAATTATTGGAATATTATTAATTATTTTACCATTCGCTTTAAAATTATCAGATAAATATAGAAACGATTATTAATTATTAAAACAAATAAAAAGGAGATAAAAAAATGAAAACACAAATTCGAATGAACTGTTTTGAAAGTAATAGTTCTTCTATGCACTCTATTGTAACAAGTAAGACAACAGGAATGTATACTCCTGAAGAATTTCATGAAGATATATATATAAATAAAAATGGTGAATGGTATTTTTGGGATAATGACCTTGAGTTTGGTAGAAGTCCTTATAGTATTTTATGTACTTTTAATGATAAAATGCGTTATGCCATTGCATCTCTTTGTGGAGTTTATGTAAAACAAGAGACAGTAGATAAATATTTTAACGAACTGGAAAGAATTGCTTGTAAATATATTCCTGAATGTAAAAGATTTAAATTTGATACAGGCACACGAACTGAATATGTAAGAGATTTTGACGGAAAAATATTTGGTTATATTAGCGATAAAATTTGGGACGATGAAGAAGATTTAGAGAATTGGGGATGTACGGGTATTGCTTGGGATAGTGAAGAGAGACAGCATTTTACCTGTAGAGAATTTGATTACTATAAAACTGGTGGAGTAGACCATCAAAGTATGGGGCTTCTTCTTAATTTTCTCACTAAATATAATATTCCTCTTGAAGTATTTCTTACTAATAGAAAATATTGGGTGGTTATTGATGGAGATGAGTATTGTGAATTTAAAAAGCAATATAAGCATCGAATTATTAACGTGGATGATATTACAGAAATATTCCCTCGTTTTTTAACTGGAAATGAAAGCGAAGAAGAATTAACAGACTATTATAATCAAAGAGAAAATATTTCTATAAAAACTGAGGACTAAGAGGAGTATAAAAATGAGAGATAATAATACGATTCATATTGTTTTTAAAGATGGAAGAGAAGATAAATGGTCAGGTAATGAATTTACAGATTATTATTATGATAGGAAGTCTTTTATCATACTTAAAGATGGACGTTGGGTTGGAATTTATAATATGGATACTATTGAATCTATAACGTAGTAACATATATAATAGGAGAAAAAAAAATGAAAACTAATATTAGGAATAGTATATTTGAAACTAATTCTTCTTCAATACACAGTCTTGTACTTTTGAATCAAGAATTGTCAGAACCTAATTTTGAAGAACTTCAAATAAATAAAGATGGGGTAATTAAAATTCCCCTTGGATATTTTGGAAGAGAACACAAAATTTATTCTAGTCAAAAAGAGAAAATCTCTTATATATTAACTTCTTTATGGTGTTATTTTGGAGAAAACATAAAAGGATTTGTAAATAAAGATTGTAATTATTACTGGCAAGATATAAAAGACGCAATTATTTTTTATATTAATAAATTTTCTCCAAGTATTTTATGTACAGATATTGTTCCTGTATATCCTAAAAGAGGTAAAAGAGGGATAGGATTTGACCATCAGACTTATCCTGAATATTTGGATGATTGTCTTGTTGATTTGTATAATCCTAAAAAAGTAGTTGAATTTATTTTTAATAAAAATATAGCACTTGAAACAAATTCAGATTAATTAAATTAAGGAGAAAATAAATATGAAAAAAAATATTAGATTTAATGTGTTTGAAACCAATAGTTCTTCTGTACATTCACTTTGTATTTGTACTGAAGAGGAATTTGATGCTTGGAAAAAAGGCGAAATTTATTATGATTATTGGAATGATGAATTTACTAAAAATTCTGTTAATGGATGGAATGAAGATAATCAGACTTACGAGGATTTTTTTGAAGAAAGTTGGGGTTATCTTGAAACTTATGAGGAACACTTTACTACTCCCTCTGGAGATAGAATGGTAGCTTTTGGTCGTTATGGAAGGGATGGTTAATAATTATGAAAATTAATATTAGAAGCAATGTATTTGAAACTAATTCTTCTTCTAGTCATAGTTTATGTGTTTGTACTACAGAAGAATATGAAAAATTTATCAACGGAGAATTAGTAATAGATTTAAAAAAAGATGAATTAATTCCTTATCCTAAAGACTTTGAAAAATATGGGCTATTAGAATATGAAGATATAGGAGATGAAGAACCTAAATATTTAGGCTATAAGTATGAACCAGATGCCCATACAAGATTTATTACTCCATCTGGAGATGAAATGATAGCTTTTTGTTATGAAATTTATTATGATTAAAGAAAGGTAAATAAATTAAATGAGACTTATTGGAATGTATAAAAATGGAAACGTAAACACAAGAATCTATACAGATGGAACTAAAATTAGAACAACAATGGATGACGAATTTAAACCTGAGTATCCTGAAAACTTTGACTGTAATATTTCTACTTATTGCACAAATGGATGTGATTTTTGTTATGCAGGTTGTTCTGAAAAGGGACGGGATGCTAATTTAATGAAATTTACAAATATTTGGGGTAATTTACATCCATATACAGAAATCGCATTAAACCTTAACTCAGATATTCCTTATAATTTTGATGAATTTCTTATTATGCTTAAAGAAGAACAAGTAATCACAAATGTAACAGTGAATCAAAAACAGATTACTAAGTTTTGGGATTATCTTTTGTATCTTACTAAAAATGAATTAATTCATGGTATTGGAATTTCTTTAGATAACTCTGAAGAAGGGATTAAAGAATTAATTGATTTGAATATTCCTACACATTTTCCTAATGCTGTAATTCATACTATTGTGGGAATTACTTCTCCTGAAGCATATACGAAACTTGCGGATAATAGACATAAAGTTCTTATTTTAGGATATAAAAAAGTTGGTAGAGGTTCTGACCATCTTCATTCTTGTTGGGAAGATTTTAATTATAAAATGAACTGGCTTTATAATAGTCTTGAAGATTTAAAAAATAAATTTAAGGTACTTAGTTTTGATAATCTTGCACTTGAACAGCTTAAAGTAAAAAGACTTCTTACTCCTGAACAGTGGGAACAGTTTTATATGGGGGATGATGGCAGTTTTACTTTATATGTAGATTTAGTATCTGAAACTTTTGCAAGGGATAGTATCTCTAGTATTAAATATCCAATTGGAAATTTAACAATTGATGAAATGTTTAATGTAATACAAAAGGAGATAAAAGGTGAAAACGATTGAAGAAAATAAAAAAATAATTAATGAATATCCTTTTTTAAGAAGTATGTGGTGGGACAGAGATACACAATCTTATAAGTGGGATTATAAAACAACTATTTTGGATGATGTACCTAAAGGTTGGGAAGATTTAATTCTTTGTATGGCTGAAGATATTAAACCATTATTGAAAGAAAGTAATCAATTATTTGATTTTTTTGCTATAGAAGTTAAAGAAAAATTTGGAGGATTACGTTTTTATCATAATTGCAAATGTCCAGAAGAGGTTGATGAAATTATAAATGATTATTTTATTTTATCTGAAAACATTTGTATAGGATGTGGAAAGCCAGATGCCTTAATTGTCCCTATTGGATGGGTTTTACCTTGGTGTAGAGATTGTTATGAAGATAAACAATTATGGGATAAACTTTATAAGGAATCAGAAATAGAAGATAGAACATTAGCAACTGAAAGAAGTTGGAAAGTTTGGGGTGTTGTCAGAGATAACCCTATTATTCATACAAGGGTTATCTCTGATAAAGCACAAAAAATTAGAAAAAGATATGAAGAAAGGATAAATAAATGAATATTGATTTTTCTAAGAAATATAAATTAATTTATACTAAAAGTAATGCTTGTGGTTTTATACAAGGTCATATCTATGAAATGAATTTTATTCAAGATAAAAAAACTAAAATTATTACTGGTATAGCTAATTATGATTATACAACAGATGAAAAGGTTCATTTACAATATCCTTTATCTTCTGTCCTTTCTATGAAAAGATATTTTGTTGAATATGAGGAGGATAATATATGGACATAAATACTACAAATGAAGAAATTGAAGAATATATAAAAGAACAATGTGGGGATTTAGCAGTAGGATATTTTATTAATCCAAATTATGCTCCTGCAATCTTAGGAATTAGTACAGACAATCATATGGTATATTCTTATAATAAAATGGTAGAATATTTAATGGAAGTAAATGAGGGTTGGGATTCTATGGATGCTGTAGAATGGATAGATTATAATGCCATTAATGTTATTCCATATGCAGGAGATTATCCCCCAATTATTGTTTATGATGTAATGGAGTAAAATTATGAATATTTATTTTGATAATGCGGCAACTACAAAGCCAGATTTGAAAGTAATGACAGATATTGTATTTTCTATGGCAAATGATTGGTATAATCCGTCTGCTAATTATCAATCTGCAAAAAATGTAAGAGATAAAGTAGAAAAGGCTAGAGGGCAAATAGCCAGTTATATTAATTGTTCTCCTGAAGAAATTTATTTTACGTCAGGAGCAACTGAAGCAAATAATTGGGCTATTAATCATTTCATTCATAATAAAGAATCTATAACACATGTACTCATGAATTATTTAGACCATCCATCTATAGAACAACAACGCAAGCTACTTGTAAAAGAACATGATGTTTGGGTTCAAAATTTTGTTATGGAATGGGGAAATAGAAGCCAAATTTCTTTAGGAAGATTGCCTGATATTTTAACTAAAATTAAAAATTATAAATATTTTGGAAATTTGCTAACTTCTTGTTCTTTAGTAAATAATGAAGTAGGAACTATTTATCCCATTAAACAGATGGTTCAAATAGTAAAAGATATTATCCCTAATGCTTATTTTCACGTAGATGCGACACAAGCATTAACGCATATGCCTATTGATGTTCAAGACTTAGGTATAAATACTATGTCAGCTTCTTTTCATAAGTTCGGTGGAGTTAAGGGAATGGGTTTTTTATATGTTAGAAATGATACTCCTTTAACACCTATGATGCTTGGTGGACATCAGGAAAATGATATGAGAGCAGGAACTGAGAATATTCATTATATTATCGCTATGGGTAATCATATTGAAAGATTGGCTAAGACGGAAGAGGAAAGATGGGAAAGAGTTGAATACCTTTCTAATTATTTAAGAGAACATTTATATGCAACTTATGATGTACATCATCATGCCATTTATAAAAATGGTGATGTGGAAAATTGTAGTCCTTATATTAATTCTTTTACAATTAGTGGTATTAGTGCCAAAGATTTAATAACATTACTTGACTTGGACGGAATCAAATTATCAGCAGGTTCGGCATGTTCTTCTGGAGAAAATAAGCCAAGCAGAGTATTAACACTAATGGGTTTATCAGATAATGAAGCAAGAAATACAATTAGAATTAGTATTGATGAAAATAATACTGAAGAAGAAATAGATTATTTTTGTGAAAGGCTAATACAACATATAAAAGTATTAGAAAATTTTAATAGATAAGGAGTATTACTTTATGTCTATCTATGGAGTTAAAATTTGGAATTTTGTAGCAGGTTCTATATATGAAGTTAATCATGGTGTACGTGAAAATTATGATATGAAACCTGCTATGCTTACTAATAGTCTTTTTAAAGACTTTATGGATAAACATGGATTAAAAACTTGGAAAGGTGAATCAACCAGAGATATAATATGTATTGAATTTAAATATGGTTCACGAAGTTATGAAGACGAAAGTAAACATTTAAAGAAATTAATTGAAGAAACTAAAATAAATGACAAACTAACTGAAGAACAAAAAATAGAAAAATTAAATCGTTTAGAAGAAATAAAAAAGAAAGCTGAAGAGAATAAAGATAATTATGTAAAAAATAGTAAGGATGTGTTACGTCATATTTTTTATAAAGATGGAGTAGATATTTTTTGGAAGACATATAATAAAAGTGGAAAAATTATTGAGTCTGAAAAAATTCATTACAAAATGCTTTATAGAACAGCAGGAAAAGCTAAAAAAGGTTCTTGTATGTTTATTAGGGAAGAATTATATGAAGTTGCAAGAAATTATTTATATATGGGAATACAACTTCCAGAAAAAAATGCCCCTATTGTGGAAATTGGTGCTTATTCTTCATTGGTCACAAGTACGATTGTTGGTAAAATTAAAATCGACCCACATGATATTTTGATATTAAAAGATGTTGATTCTTATTTTAATAGAGATGTTGTAAGTATTGAAACGAATGAAAATAAAGAATGTATAGCAGTACGAAAAAAAGATTATCAATTAAAGAATACATTATTTGATGGACAGGGTTTAATTGACCATTCTATTTTTCCAGAATGGGCAGATGGCTATGTGTTATTAAGACAGCATATGTGTAAAATGGCTTGTTTTGATACTAATCTTCAATTATGGTTTAAAGACTATTATGGTGATAAATATGATATAGCAGAAATTGAAGATATGTTTGGTATTAAACATAAAGTCAAAGATATTAAACTAGTAACTACAGACAACGCTATGAAATGGTTAAAATTTAATATTTCATATGAATATTGGTGTCAAAGAGTTGTTGAAGATAATGACTCAATGTTTGGAATTGTCAAAACTTCTCATTCAAGTAAATTGGGTAATGTACAACAAATGTCATACCAAATGATTAATGCTCTTGATATTAATAAAATGGAAGGTATTGTTGCTTGTTCTGCTAATTATATAAAGATGTTAAAAACAGATAACAAAGCCTTTCTTGATTATCTTAAAAAGAATAATAATTTTTCAAATGATTATGATGTATTGATAGCTTTAGTTGAACAAGACCCAGATTTTGTATATAGTTCTTATTTTAAAGAAAGACGGAAAATAATTTTAACTAATTATATAAAAAATGTGAAAGTTGGTAAAGTAATAAATAATGCTGATAATCTTACTATAGTTGGTTCTCCTTATGCTATGCTTCTTTATACTGTAGGAGAAGATGTAGAAAAAGATGATACTTTTTTACAGGAAGAAGGGTGTATTCAATGTTATACTGAACGTTTTAAAGATAACGAATATTTAGCATCATTTAGGAATCCTTATAATAGTAAAGAGAATATGCTTTATTTACATAATCATTATGATGATAGATTAAGTAAGTATTTTAATCTTGGTAAAGTTATTATTGCTGTTAATTTATTACATACAGATTTTCAGGATAGAGCAAATGGCTCAGACCAAGACTCAGATATGGTTTATACGACTAATCAATCAGATATAGTTAATTGTGCTAAACAATATTATAAAAATTATTCTACTATAGTTAATAATATTCCTAAAGAAAAAAATATTTATAGTAATACTTCATATGATTTTGCCAGAGTAGATAATAATTTAGCATCAAGTCAAATAGCTATAGGTGGTTCATCTAATTTAGCACAAATATGTTTATCATATACTTATAATTTTGATGACCAGAAGTATAAAGACTATGTTTGTATTTTAAGTACGCTTGCGCAATGCGCCATAGATAATGCGAAGAGGACATTTGATATTGACTTAAATAATGAAATAAATCGCATAAAAGCTGATATGAATATATCAGAAAATGGGTATCCTATTTTTTGGAAAACAATAAAAGAATTTAATGATAATCGTTATATAAAGCGTAGTAAAACAAATGTTAAAAAGAAAAAAGCTTTTTATAATCCAGAATTAACTTGTCCAATGAATTATTTATATGAAAATAATATTAATGTTTCTACTCCAAATACTCCTACTTATTCTATGGATAATTTTTTTATTAGTTACCCATTAGAAATTGATAGAAGAAAATGTAAAGCTGTAGAAGAATTAATTGAAAAATATTCTTGGAATTTAATGTTTAAACAAGTTAATAAATATGAAGAAGATTCAGATGAATTTTTATTAATGAGAAATGATTTTGATGAAATGATTGAAGATATTCGAAGAATAAATATTTCTAGTAATTATTTAGGATTAATGTCTTGGTTAATTAATAGGGCATTTATGATTACTCCTAATATGCGAAATAATAATAATAAAATAAAAAGTAAATTAAATAAAAATAAAATAATTTTATTACAAACTTTATATAGTGTTAATTCAAAACAATTTTTGAAATGTTTTCAAAAAAATATTAATTATTAATAAATATAACTTTTTATTTTTATTATGTACACCGAATGAAAATTACCCTTAAAAAAATCAATAAAAATAAGTGTTTTTTAAAGGTGCAAATTGTTAATATATGATAGGGAAAAAAGATATATAAAAAATAATAAAAAAATAAATTAAATTATAGGAGAATAAAAATGAATAATTATAGATTAGACAAGAATACAACTGCACATTATAATTCTTTCGAAGAAGTAGCTAAAGATTTTGGTTGTAAACCTGTCTCTAAAAAAACAAAAAATAAAGATAAATTAATTAGTCAACAAGAAAAATTTTGTAAGAGACATAAGTGTAAGGCTTGTGGTGCTATGATGGATTTTATTCCTAATACTAATATTATGACTTGTACAAATCCTGAATGTAAGGGTATTAAAATTACTACTACAGATAAAGATGGAAATGAACGAGTTAATTATATTACTTCTTATAATGTATTAGATGATAAAAGTTCTGAAATTGCAAACAATATTTTTGGTTGATAATTATTTATAAATATAAATAAATAAAAAATAAAATGGATAAAAAGGAGATTAAAAAAATGAATAGTGCGAATTTAATTAAGGTTATTGCTTTTAGAACTGGTTTTTCACAGAAAGATATTAAAGCTGTGATGGATAATGTTAAAGATGTAGTATATGATACTCTTGCTGATGGTGAAGAGGTTAAACTTTTTGACGGTTTAAGTTTAACTACTGCTACTAGAGATGCCAGAGTTTGTAGGAATCCTCAGACTGGTGGAACTATAGAAGTGCCTAGTAAGCGAGTGGTTAAGTGTAAGATTGGCAAGCATCTTAAAGAAGCTGTTAACGAATAATATAGATTTTCTCTCAAACGAATTATTAATTATTTTTTATGCTATGGTAATTAGTGTTATATGTTTCATCTCACCTCCTCCTTATTTGATTTGGTTTTAATTTGGTTGTCATTGTGCTTTGTGGTAATATAATGTGTTAATATAATATAATTAATAAATGTCATTTAATTAATAATTCGTTGTTTATTTGTTTAAAGACCTTGTTGAAATATACAAGGTCTTTTTTTATATCGCAGGTTAGAGAAGTCCGGCATCTCGTTAGGCTCATAACCTAAAGACCGTGGGTTCAAATCCCACACCTGCTATTCCTTTCGTTTTTTTTGAGTGCATGGGCTAATAGAACATTAGAAACAAAATGTTTTATTAGCCCTTTTTTGTATAAGGTTCTATAGTTTATTAGGATAAAACACTAGCCTGTCACGCTAGAGAGATGGGTTCAAATCCCGTTAGAATCGCTAGTCTTATGACTAAATTTATAATTAATTAGAAAAGGGAAAAAATAATGATAAAAATTAGTAAGCAAGAAAGTAATTATTTGCAAAAACAAGGATTTAAATTTGGTTCTACTTTACATAAAACAGTACATGGACATTCTTATTATATGAGTGAATATTATGATGCTGTAAAGTGTTTAAATGAATATAGAAATAATAGATTAATTCAGTCATATATTAATTCTGATGACCAATCTATTTATGCTAAAAAATAATATTATAATATTATATAAAGAAAGTGATTTAAATCTTATGGATAAAAATTTTTACAAGGGATATAAAGTCCTTAAAGGTAATACAGAATATATTAATCAAATGATGGTAGATGAAAATTATATAAAATCATTTGTTATTAATGAATATATTCTTATTCAAAATATAGACGATAATTCTGAAAAAGAAATGCGTTTTGATGGGGAAAAATTTATTAAATTAAAACTTCCTCCTAGTGATTATATTAAAGGTAAGAATGCTTTGCAACGTTGCGGTTTAGACTTATTAAATAATAAAAATATTACTGCTTGTGCAATTTTAGGGGGATATGGTAGTGGTAAAAGCTATATCTCTATGAAGATGGGATTGTACGGAGTTAAAGAAAAAGATTGGTATTCTAGAATGGTTCTTATTAGAGAAGCACTTGGTTCTGGCAAAGAAGTCGGATTTTTAAAAGGTGATTTAGAAGATAAGACTAATTTACTTTTTCTCCCTTTGGCTCAACAATTAGACGGAGGAGAAATAGAAGTAGATGTTTTAAAACGCCAAGGTGTTTTAGAATCAAATATTTTTTATTATTTAAAGGGAACAACATATAATAATGCGGTTATGATAGTTGATGAAGCAGAAGATTTAACAGAAGACCAAATTAAATTAGCAGGTACTAGGATAGGAGAAAGTGGTCGAATTGTTTTTTCTGGGGATTATAAACAAGATGAATTTAAAAGATATGAGAATAATCCTTTAGTAAAAATGTGTAATGAATTAAGAGGGAACCCTTTATTTGGATGTATCTATTTAGGGGAAGATGTTCGTAGTACAACTAGTAAAATGTTTGCTAATTTATTCGAATAAAAATAAAAAAAAGGATTAAAAAGGAGTAATATATATGGAACAAATTAACTTTACAATTCCAAAAGAAATACTTTCATTATTACAAAATAATAATGAAACTGTTTTACCAAGTCCAGATGAAGTCTTATATTGGAATAATTATAAAAACAGGACTTTTTATATAGATTATGAAATTGAAGATGATTATGAATTATTAGAACTTAGTAAATTAATTATTCAATTTAACATGGATGAAATTAATATTCCAGAAGAATCATTAAAGCCTATTTATTTATTTATTCATAGTTATGGTGGTGATTTAGAACAAACAAATTTCTTTTGTGATTTAGTTGAATCTAGTCGTATCCCTATTTATACGATAGCTATGGGAGCGTCTATGTCAGCAGGTTTTCTTATATTTTTAAGTGGTAAACGTAGATTTGTATTTAATCATTCACAACTTTTAGTTCATAGTGGTAGTGGAGTTCTTCAAGGAACAGCAGAACAAATTGAAGAAGCCAAAAAAAATTATCAACGTCAAATAGATGGTATGAAAGATTTTATTTTAAAACATACTACTATTGATGTTAAAACCTTTAATAAAAATAGAAGAAAAGATTGGTATTTAACCACTGATGAAATTGTTAAATATAATGTTGGTGAAGTAATTAATTCTTTTACTGATTTTTATAAACCTGATACAGTTATTATAAAAGAAGAAAAGGAGTAATCAGATTTATGACAGATATAAAAAGATTGCCTAATGAATCTGATGAGTCTTTAATTTATCGTGTGTGTTCTTTAAAAGATGAACTTGGTACTTGGACAGATGTAAAGGATATATTAAATGATTTATTGAACAAAAGCTATTCTGAATCTAAGTATAGAAAGTGGTATAAGGCTTATCAGGCAGGTTATGAAGAAGGATTGAAAAAAAATAATTCTGAATATCCAGATTTAGATGATAAAATTAACGCTTTAAAAAAAGAGCGAAAAAAAATACAAGCTTTAAATGTTGAAAGAAATAAATATGATAGAGAAGAAGCTAGACGGGAATTATTTTATGAACAAATTGCTGATAATATAATTTCTCTGCCTTTAGTTTCTTTTTCTCCTTTATCTGTTGAAGATTTAAAAAATATTGAAGTCAAGTTTAAAGAGGAATATGTATTGTGTTTGGCAGATATTCATGCAGGTGCTAAATTTAAAGAAGGATGCGATGAATATTCAATGGAAATTGTACAAGAACGTTTTGACTATCTTCTAAATGAAATGATTCTTTTTATAAAAAATAAAAAGGTTACTCGTCTTCATGTATTAGAACTTGGCGATACTATACAAGGATTAATTCATTTAAATGATTTAAGAATAAATGAAACATCTATGGTTAGAACCATTGTAGAGATAAGTAGATTAATTGCAGAATTTTTAAATAAATTATCTTCTGTAACGGAAATTGTTTATTATCACTGTGGTAGGGCTAATCATAGTCAAATACGTGCTTTTAACGCTAAAGCAAATGAATTAGCAGAAGAAGACGTAGAATATATTATTGGTCATTATATTAAAGATTTGTTGCGTGATAATAAACGAATAGAAGTAAAATTGCCAAATACAAATCAAATGTATATTCAATTGGATATTGACTCGCATGATATTTATGCTATGCATGGGCATCAATTAAAAAATATAGATAAAGCTATTGATGATGTTAGCAATTATTTAGCAAAACCTGTAGATTATCTTATTATTGGGCATGAACATTGTTCTAAAGAAATTACAATTGGCGCTTATTCAACTTTTGATAAAGAAGTATTAGTATGTCCATCTTTTATTGGAGCAGACCCTTATAGTCATTCAATTTTAAAAAGAACTCATGGGGCTGTAAAAATATTTGGATTTAATGAAATATATGGACATAATGAAACTTATAAGTTTATAATAGATTAACTATATAGTGGGAGGGTAATAATCTTTCCACTATTATATGCTCTTGTCGGCTAATGGTAGGCTCACTGATTTCCAATCAGTAAATCTCAGTTCAAATCTGAGCAGGGGCTTTTTAAAAATGAATAAAAAGGAAGGTGATATAATATGGCATTTTTAATGGATGCTTTAACTGAAGAAGAAGTCAAAAAAGCAGGTGTAGCAGAAGTTAGAAAGTCGTATGTTAAACTTGCTGATTATTACAATAAATTAAAAGAAATAACTTTTCCATATTGTCATAGATGTAATACTTTTAAATCTAAACTATCTTTTTATCATCATAATGAATATGCTTCTGGTTATTTTCCTATCTGTAAAGATTGCCTTTTACAAATGGTAGAACAAAGAAATGATAAAAAAGATAAACCAAATGAAACAAAAGAATCTGTTCAAATGGTATTACATATGATGAATAAACCTTATTATAATTCTTTATATGAAGATTGTGTTAAAGGTACATTAGATAATACTGGAGAACGACCTAAAAATTCAGCTTTTAAGGTTTATTTAGTTCAAATATCTAGTCTTCCTCAATATAAAGGGGATACTTGGAAAAATTCAGATTTTGGATATACTAAGGTTACTGAAGATGGGGAAGATGAAGAAGAAAATAAAAAAGAATTAATTAAAAAAGGTAGAAAAAGATTTGGGGCTTATCCACAAGAAGATTTAGTATTTTTAGAAAAGGAATATGAGGATTGGGTAAGTCGTTATCCTTGTGATACAAAAAGCCAAGAAATATTATTTCAAGGTATTTGTTGCAAACAATTAGAAATAGATAAAGCTCAGAAACGTGAAGCCGATACTTCTAAATTATATAAAGATTTACAGGATATGATGGGTTCATTAAATATTAAGCCTAATCAATCTGAAGGAGATGGATTAACTGACACTTTAACTTTTGGACAATTAATTGCTAAATGGGAAGATGAAAAACCCATTCCCGAACCTGAAGGGGATTTTAAGGATATTGATAAAATTGGGCTTTATATTGATGTATTCTTTAAAGGGCATTTAGCAAAGATGATGGAATTAAAAAATGGTTTTTCTGCATTGTATGATAAATTTATTGGGAAATATACTGTAAATAAACCAGAATATAATGGAGAAGACCCTACTTCCGAAAGTTTATTTAATAAAATATTTGGGAACTCTGAATTATGATTGAAGAAAGAAAAAAATCTGTTCAGGAATTAGAAGCAGATAAAGCCCAAAAGATAATGGAAACTGTAGCTTGGAGAGCAGGTTTTTATAGAGCAAATCCGCATAGATTTGTTGAAGAAGTTTTAGAAATACATTTAAAATTATTTCAAAAAATTCTTCTATATGTTATGATGCACTATAATTATATAATGTATTTGGCGGCAAGGGGTCAAATGGCTCTCCTGCATAGAAATATGTAGGTAATAAAGAACGGAAAATCGGTAAAGGCTAAGTATTGAGAATATATGCTAATACCGAGGTAAAGCACAAATAACGAAGAGGTTGTGGCTCACCGTAACGCATAGGATTGAATAAATATAATATCCCACGAGTCCGTTCTACCTTAACGTAAAGTCGAAGGTAAAAATGTATGCTAGACTGAATTGGAAATGACCAATTGATGAAAATGAGGGAAACCTCCAGAGTATAGGATAAAAAGCCTATAGTTAATAACATTCGCAAGGAAAAACTTGGCTTACAGCCATCTTTTGCTGTGTCAGAGCGATTTTATACCCAGAAACTATGATTGTAGTTAGTTCTGGTACAATTAAACAAGCTAACGAAGTCCTATTAAAAATAGAGAATATTTTTATGAAACAATCTTCTATTTTACGACAAGAAATATTAGTCTGTAAAATAGGGCAAAATGATGCTATAGTAGTTTTTAAAAATGGTTCTATAATTACAACAAGAGTTTCAAATGATAATGCTCGTTCTGCCAGAGCGAATATATTAATTATTGATGAAGCTAGGTTAGTAGATAAAAATACTTTAAATACAGTATTAAGAAAATTCTTAACTTCTCCAAGACATCCTAAATATTTAGATAAGCCTGAATATGCACATCTTCAAGAAAGAAATAAAGAAATATATATGTCTTCTGCTTATTTTAAGAGTTCAGAATTATATGAAAAGGCAAAGACATATACTGTAAACTTTTTTGATGATACTAAAAAATATTTTATATGTGGAATACCTTATCAAGTTTCTATAAAAGAAGGTTTATTAATGCGTTCACAAGTTGAAGATGAACGTTCAGAAGCCGATTATAATGAAATTCTTGACCAAATGGAAATGGAATGTTTATGGTTTGGAGATACTGATGGTGGTTTATTTAAATTTAATGATTTAAATCAAATTAGAAGATTAAAAAAGGGATTATACCCTTTAAAATTTTATAATGAAAGTATTCCTGTGCCAAAAGTTTCTTTCCAGAATAAACGAATATTGTCAGTAGATATAGCTTTAATGGCATCTAGCAGAAGTAAAAGAAATGATGCTACAGCTATTTATATAAATGATGCGTTACGTGCAACAGATGTAACTTATCAGGCTAACTTTGTTTTTGGTGAAACATTTGAGGGTAAAACTACAGATGAAATTGGTTTAATAGTAATGAGATATTTCTATGAATATCATTGTACAGATTTGGTACTCGATACAAATGGCAACGGCTTGGGTGTGTACGACTTTATTATTAAAGACCAATATGACCCAGAAACAGGAAAAGTATATAAAGCTTTAACAGCTAAAAATAATCAAGATATGGCTGATAGGTGTAAAGTTAAAGATGCTAATAAAGTTGTTTGGTGTGTAAAAGCTACAACCGCTTTTAACAATGAAATTGCTATTTTATTACGTAATGGTATCAAAAATGGTAGAATTAATTTCTTGGTTCAAGAAATGGGAATTGATGATATAATCGCCAAAGATTATAAGCCTTATAAAAAATTACTTCCTAAACAGCAAGACGAAATGAAAATGCCTTATGCTGAAACTACTATGGCTATTTATGAATTAATAAAATTAAAACACTTTGTTAAAAATGGTCAAATTACTGTAGTAGAACCTAGTGGTTATAGAAAAGATAGATACTCTTCTATAGCTTATAATTTTTGGTGTATGCGTCAATTAGAATTAGAATTGAAACCTAAAAATAATAGTGTGGATTCTTTATTGAATAGTTTACCTATTCGTAGAGGAACATATGGAAAGAAAAAAATTTAAAAAGGGGGTGCTGTTTTGGCACGACAAATGAAAAGAAAAAAAGGTGTTAATAACACAGCACCTTCTAATATCAATGAAAATAATAAAAGAATGTCAGCTTCTGAAGCGAGAAATTTTTTTAGCCAACATGCTAATGAATTAACTCAAATTAATTTTGAAAAAGCTGAAGAAGGATTAAAATTATTGACAGACTTACAAAGGACACCGACTAAAACCACAAATGCTTTTTCGAAAGAAGATATTCTTACTTATTTACGAAATGTAGGAAGTAATGAAAGCAGATTAAGAAATCTTTCATGGTATCTTTTGTATCGTTCTCAGCTTTACAGGAGATTGGTCATTTATAATGCTTCTATGTTTAATCTAGATGCAAGGTCTGTAATTCCTAATTATTCTTTAACAGAAGATAATAATACGGATGATATATTATCGTCTTATTATGAAACACTTGTTACATTAGATAATATGGAATTGCGTAGAGAGATGTTGAAAGTATATCTTACATGCTTTATTCAAGATGTTTTTTATGGAGTTCATTTTTATGATGATACAGGATTCTTTATTATGCCACTTCCTGCTGATTATTGTCAAATTAAAGGACGGTATATGAGGGGAACTTATTGCTTTGCAATGAGAATGGATTATTTTACAGGAACCAATGAATACATGCTTGAATTATTAGGTGAACCATTTCAATCAATGTATAAAGAATATCAAAAAGATACTATGAATGGGAGATGGCAGATAGTTCCTGAAGAGTATTCTTGTTGTTTAAAATATAGTGCTGAAGATTGGCAACTTCATATTTTACCTTTTATGGGATTACTGCCTGATTTAATTCAATTAGAAGACGTTAAAGATATTCAGGCAATAGCTGATGCACAAGCTATTTATAAATTAGTATGGTTAGAATTAGAGACTATTACAGGTTCTAAGAATATTGATGATTGGAAAGTTGACCCTGAATTAGCAATTAAGTATTTTAATAGAATGTTAAATGAAGCTTTACCTTCGTATACTTCTGCGGCTATTGTGCCGGGAAAATTACAGACTATTAATTTTGATGATAATGATACTAATGATGTAAACAGGGTATCTAATGCTACAAAAAATATTCTTAATTCTGGTGGTGGTGGTCAAGTTCTTAATTCAACAGAACTAACTGGTACGACTGAAGTTTTGACTGCTTTAAAAGTAGACACAGAATTTGCAATAGCATCCTTACTTCCCCAAACTCAAGCTTATGTAAATACTTTTATGCATTATTATGTTTCTAATCCGTCTAAAGTAAAATTTCTTCATGCTTCTATTTATACTCAGGATGATTTAAAAAAATCTTTATTAGAAGCGGCTCAATATTCTTTGCCTACTAAACTGGCTTACAATACTTTAAATGGATTTAGTGAATTAGATACATTAGCTTTAAATTATCTTGAAAATGAAGTTTTAGGATTACAAGATAAATTTATTTATCCTTTAAACTCTAGCTTTACTTCAGGTTCTGATGAAGTCAGTAGTGGTACAACTGACCCCGTTACAGGTGGAAGACCAACTTCTGATAATACAGATTTAACAGATGATGGAGAAGCTAGTAGAACAAAAAGAGAAACTGCGAGGGGATAAAAGATGAATAATAAAACTACTTTTATTAAAACCACAGATGAAGAAACTAAAAAGAAATTAATTGAAGAAGGTTTCCAATTAGTTTCTAGTGATTCAAGTGGTTGGACATTTTTAAATGATGCAAAAATTGTTTTTGAGGGCAAAGAAATTAAAGTAATACATACAAATGCCTTAAATCTCTAAGGGCTAACGGCTCTTATTTTTTATATATATTTTTAAAGAAAGGAGGTAATTAGCACTTTGAGAAAAATTTATTTAACACTTGATAATTTATATGATTTTTATGTGTCTTTAAATAAATCAGTAAAATTTAATTCACAAGAATCTGGTAAATCAGTTGTTGTACAAATTCCTGCAACTATTAAAACTTTTAGTGAAGATGATGACTCAACTCTTGTTCCAGTACATTTAAAAGCTTGTCATACAGGTGAAAATAGGAATAAGAGTTATATAGAAGAATCTAAAATGAAATCAAAATTATCCACTTTAAAGAATAAACCTATTCTTGCTTTTATCCATACAGTAGATGGAATAGAAGAATTTGGTGGTCATGAAATGCATGAAGTTGATGGAGAAATGATTTATGATGAGATTCCTGTTGGCTTAATTCCAGAGTCTTGTAAAGCTGAATTAAAATATGATGAAGATAAAGACAAAACTTATGTTCATGTAGATGGTTATTTGTATGGACAATATAATCATTCCGCTCAAATTCTTGAACGAATGGGTGGTGAAGCAAAAGTAAGTGTCGAACTTAATGTATTTGAGTTATCATTTGATGCTAAAAATAAAGTTCTTAATATAGAAGACTTTGAGTTTTCTGGTATTACTATTCTTGGTGTAGATAAAGAGGGTAATGAAATTGGTGAAGGTATGGAAGGTGCAAATATTACTTTTGCTGATTTTAGCGCAGAAAATAATAGTCTTATCAATTCTAAATTATTAGAAGAAGTTACAAAACTTAATAATACACTTTCTTCTATTAATATAAATTCATCTTTAAGGGAAGGAGGAAAATCTGAAATGGGATTTGAAGAAATTCTTGCAAAATTTAATAAAACTTTTGATGATATTGATTTTGATTATGAAAATATGTCAGAAGAAGAATTTGAATCAAAACTTAATGAATTATTTGGCGAAGTCGAAGAAACTCCTTCTGAAGAAGATAAGGATAATGTAGAAGGAAATGAAAGTTTTGAAGAAGAGTCTGAAGATAATACAGAAAAAGATAACGCTGATGAAGAAGCTGATGTCGAAGGAGATGTAAATGAAGAAGATGTAAATATAGAAGAATTTGAAGAAGATTCTGAACCTGAGTCTATTTATGCCACTAATTATTCTATTAATTATTCAGACGGTTCAGTGAAAACATTTTCTTTATCTTTAAATGATACTATTCAGGCACTTTCGACTTTGGTTAATGATACCTATGCCGAATCTGATAATGCATGGTATTCTGTTATAGTTTATGATTCATACGTTGTGATGGTAGATTATTGGAACGAAAAATATTATAAACAGACTTATAAAAAAAGAAAGGATGTTTATTCATTAACAGGAGACAGAGTATCTGTTTATCCGACATTCTGTACACAAGAAGAACTTGATAATCTTGATACAATGCGTTCTAATTATTCTTCTATTCAGTCTGAACTTCAGGGATATAAAGATGCTGAGAATGAAATGAAAATTAAAGACACCTTTAATTCAAGTGATTATATTTCAATTAAAGATAATCAAGAATATATTAATTATTCTAAAAAGGTCTTAGCTGATTGCTCTAAATATACAGTACAAGAAGTTATAGATAAATGTGATGAAATTCTTAATAATGCTACCAAAGCTAAGAATAGGCAAACTTTTGAAGAAAACATGGAAGAAAATAAAAGGAGAAATGTTGTTCCTATGTTTGAATCTAAAGTAAAAAGTACAAAGAAGTCCAGATATGGAAATCTGTTTAAAAAATAAATAAATAAATATAAATTAATATTATGAAAGGAGATAAATCATGGCTATTAGTTATAGTATTGATTCCCATAATGTAGCCTTTCCTTCAAAAGTTAGAAGCGGCATGTGTGGTCATGTGCTGAATTGCTACATTACTGAAGACACTGATAATGGTGAACTTGTCGGTGTTACAAATTGGCATGGTTATGATGAATATAATGTAACAACTGCTCCTAGTGATTTTGCAGGTGTTATTCGTGGTAAAGCCGCAAATGGACATTGGTATATTGAAGTTACCAATGCGGGTTCTACTCCTACAGTTTTCATTCATCAGCCTGTTATTATTGCTGAAGATTTTACTCGTAAATTTACAAAAGAAAGTAACTTTTATAATCCTGCCCAGAGTGTAGTTAAGGGTTATGTTCTGTCTGTTCTGGATATTATTGAAGAGTCAGATGTAATTTTCTCTGGTACTCCTGCAAAGGATAAAACTGTTACTTGGGATTCTAGTGCGAAGAAGTTCGTAGTTGGAAACTAATCATCATTGAAGAAAGGAGGATATAACAATGCCTAGAATTATGAATTTTTCTACTCAACATCTTTCTAATGTCTTTTCCAATGATGGTACGGAGAACACATATGATTACGATGCTGTTCGCAATCTGATGTTTGACCTTGCTACTGGTGAGGATATTTTTGACGAAGATGGTAATAAAGTTTCTAAGAGAGAAGCCAATGATAAATTAAGAAAAGTTGTTTACGCTATTCTTGAACTGTCTGAAAACCCCACCAAGAGAGACCGTAAAAGGGCTTTTAAGAAGCATGGGACAGAATTATTTGAAATTATTGAAGAAGTTGTTGATATGGTAGTGGAAACTGGTTTCCATGAGAATGAATTTTTCAATGATTATGTAGAATATAGAAATATTGCCGCAGGTGATGACGTAGAGTTCTGGACAGATGAAAAGATTATTCTGTCTATTGCTCGTGTCTCAGGCGCACATCATGATTTCATACTCCAAAGACCTGCCGAAGGTCAGCCTTATACTATTCCGCTTTCCAGATATGGTGCGGCTGTAGGTGCTGATATTGACCGTTATCTGGTTGGTCAGGAAGATTGGGCTACTCTGGTTGGTATGATTGGTAAAGCATTTACTATTAAAATTCAGAATGAGATTTTCTCTCAGATGATGAATGCTTATAAGAAAATTACACCTCAGGCGCAGTTTGTTGGTAATGGTACTCTTGGTGCTTCTACTAAGGATGCTTTTGATGAAATCATCTCTAATGTTCAGATGGCTAATGAAGCCCCTGTAGTAATTATGGGTACTAAACTTGCTCTGAAGAAAATTAGTGCTTTATCTGATGTTGATTGGAGAGCAGAAATTCAGAAAGAAGATGTTGCTCGTATGGGTAGACTTGGCTCTTATGAAGGAACTACTCTGTTTGAACTTCCTCAGAGATTTGAATTAAATGATATTACCAAGAAACTTGTTGATGATGATATTCTTTTAATTATGCCTGCTGTAGATAATAAATTCGTGAAATTTATTGACCAAGGTGAAACTGAAATTGATGAAATTACTCAAAAGGGTGAAGAGCATGGCAGAATTGATGATGTCATGAAGTATGAAGTTCAAAGAAGTTTCGGTACTGCCGTTCAGATTGGACGTTACTTCGGTGCTTGGACTCTTGCATAATTTTAAGAAATTTTTATTTTGATTAAAAAGGAGAAAATTATGGCACGTTCAATGAAAACAAAAACGACCAATAAAAGTATTGAGGAAAAAAATATTCCAGATATTGTTGAAAGAGAAGAATCAAAAGAACCAGTTGAAAAAAAACCTACTAAAAAAGTTTTTGATAAAGAAGAATTAATTCCTTGTCATTCTATTATGGTTGGAAAAACTTTTATGACAGGTATCAAAACTGGTAATACTTATGTATTTGAATCTATGGGGGCTGAGACTGAAATCGAATATCAAGATTTGGTTGCGGCAATTAATGTAAATTCAACTTTTCTCTTTAAACCATTTATTGTAGTAGACGATGAAGATTTTATTAATCAGAGTCCTAAACTGAAGAAATATTATGACAATATGTATTCAGTTGATGATTTATCTCAAATTTTCCGTCTTCCTGTTAACAAAATTGTGGAAGAACTTGACCGACTTCCTGAAGGGGCTAAACAGTCTATCAAGTCTCTTGCATCTGAATATATAGCAAATGGTAAACTTGATAGCGTTAAAGTTATTAAAACAATAGATGATTATTTTGGAACTCAACTTATGTTACTTACAGGTTTATATGATAATTAATTAGGGGGTGCATTATGCTTTCTATTAGTTATGAAGAAGTCTTTTCAAGATTTTATACCAAGGTAGAAGCATATGACCTTATGACTTTATATAAAGACGTAAAAATGCAGAATGCAATCTTATGCAGTTGGTTGCATTCTGCTATATCTGCTCCTTACGTCTATAGATTATTTTCTACTATTACTCTTCCTATAGAAGATAATATAGTAGATTTAAGCGATGATGATAATGTTATTAAAGCTGAATTAGTATATTCAATTGATGACTATTCAGATAAAAACTTTATCATAGAATTATTATCATATGGAATTGCTCTGGCTTGGATTGAACCTAAAGTTAATTCATTAACTAATATATGTCAAATGTTTGGAAGTTCTGCTGAAAAATGGTATTCAGAAAGTACGCATTTAACAGGAATTAGAGCATTAAGAGATGACTTATATTATAAACAACGTTCTTTAATTAGAGACCGTGGTTATATTAATAATGAATATGTTGACGGAACAAGTGCAAGTGCCACTTTGAGAGGAAGTACCTGATTATGAAAACTATTTATGGTACTTTTTCAGAAGAACAAATGGAGCAATATAAAAAACAACTGCATAGTAAAATGTTTTGGATGTTATTGTATAAAGACCCTAAAACATCCGAAAAATATTCTGAAGTGAATTTTGATAAGTATTTTTATAATTTAATGAGAGAAATTGATGGATTAAATATTTTGCTAGGTTATCCTAGTGAAATAGTTGGTATAATGTCAATGCTTGAAGCCGCACATAAAGAATCTTTAAAAGAAAATTTTGACTATTCTATTTATAGAAAAATTGTTCTTGATGCACACAACCTTGTTGATAAGATTAACAGGGGGTGATTATTATGGGCATTATTACGTTGCAAGATTATACGAATGCTTTATTAAATAAAGGACAGAATTTATCAGAAGTAAGAAAAGCACAGTCAGATATGATTATGAATGCGACTTTTACGAATGATATAGGATATAAAAGGGTTTATATTTTAGATAAAGAAAAGGGATGGAATTATGTTGATGCTAAATATGGCAAACATGCTTCTTATTCTATTTTAAAGGATGCTGTTGATAGTTATTTACAATTTAGACCGCATGTTCATTATCCAGTAGGAACTTATGTATTTATTCCAGATGATGATAGCCCTGATATTGGATTTTATAATTATCAACCAGATAATCCTTTTCAAGACCCTAATTTTAGTGTAAATAAATTATGGATGATAGTGGGTAGAGATGATGCTACTCAATTTATTAGATATAATATTATTAGATGTAATTGGAATTTTAGATGGGTATATAAAGTACATGGTAAAATGAAAATTTTACATGTATGGGGAAGTGTTAGGAATGCTAATAGTTATACGAGTGGTGTTTGGAGAGCCGACTATATGACTCAACTTGACCAAGTTACAAACGGATGGATGCCTGATACCTATCAATTATATGGGGATAAGTTATATGATTATGATTTATGCGATTCCAGATACATTCAACATGATGAAAGATTCATGATTACTAATAATATTATAAATCCCAAAGTTTACCAAGTTACTAAAGTACAAGATTTAGTACCTTTAGGAATAATAAAAATGACATTCAAACAAACAGAAGTTGATAAAACTGTTGATAATATAGATTTACTTTTATGTAATTATTATAATCGTATGGGCGAAGTAAGATTACAAGAACCTACAGATATACCTGTAGATAGAAGGATTTCGACTATTTATTCCGCTATAATTAATGATAATAATGAACTTGAAAAAGACCCTAACATTGTAGATACTATACCTGTGACAATAGGGAAAAATTATTATTTTATGGCTGAGTTTAAAGAAGATGATATTGATATGGACAATGTTGAAACCGAATGGAGAGTTGCTTTAATAGATGAAGAAAATCTTTATGACGAATCAACAAAGGAGTACCTTGAAAATCTTATTAAAATTACAAAGTATGATTATAATACTATTATGATAAAAGTTGGTAAATCTAAAAAATTATCAGGAAATCAATTTACATTATCTGTTAAAGATAAAGATGGATATTATGCTACTTCTGTAAAATTGGAGGTGGAATAATATGCAAAGAGATATACAAAATATTGAAAGGGTTTTAGATGAATATAGTAATAATGATATAGTTTTAAAAAAACGAATATTAAAAGAAATGTTTGAACAAGACCCTGATTTATTAGAAATTTTAGGTAAATTTGAACCTAGACCTTTAAATAAATATGAAGATATAAATAATCCCACAGAAGAGGAACTCCAGAAGAGACAGGAAATTATGGATTATAATGAATCCATAAAACATGATAAAATAGTCCCTTATTTAAAATTAAATGATACTCAAACGGAAGTAATTAATTATATTGCTTTTGATATTGATGATACTGGCACAAATTATTATAATAATACGATTAAAAATCAAGAAGTTATAGTAATGTGTCTAGTACATGAGGATAACATGAAAACTGAATATGGTGTAGCTAGAACAGATTTATTGGCTTATATAGTTACAGATTTGTTAAACTGGAGCAATGTTTTAGGTTTTCAAGTTCATCTGATAGAAAGTAGACCTATGATAATTGATGCAAAATATTATTGTAGACGATTAAAATTTTCAGGTACTGTACCAAATGTTAATAAGGGACACATGGGAAGGAATAATAAGTATGACAGATTCAAAAACTAAATTATCTGAATTACAATTATTCTTTGGAGAACCTCTAGAATATAATGGGATTAAAATGTATCAACCAACTATAGGGGATATTTTAGAGTATGATAAAAAATATGGGGAATCTGAATTTTGGCGAGTATTAAATGTTTTTATTGGAAATCCAACTATGTATAGACTAATGTTATGGGACTTAGGTATAGATTGGAATAAAATTTCTGATTTTGAATTATTTGCTACATTAGTAAAAAATTTAGAACAAAAAACAACAGAGATATTACTTGGTGATTTAGATTTTACTAAATTTGAAATTTATACTAAACAATCTCCTCCTGTCTTAGAAATTAATGAAGAAACTGGGGAAGAAACTGTGTCTGTTCCTGAACCGACAATGGTTTTATATAAACCTGCTTTATTAGATGAAGAAACAGAAACTGAATTAGAACCAGAAATAGAAATAGATGAAAATACTTATAATATGATGGCTTTATATTATAGAACCATTTTTAATATTTTTCCTAAAGTTGAAAAAGCTAAAGGAAAGACAACTAAAAAATGGATTATTGAGGAAGATAGAATGAATTATAATCTTCATAAAAATGAAGAAACTACTTCTACTTTGTTACCTTTGATTTCATCTTGTTTAAATCATTCTGGTTTTAAATATAAAAAAAAAGAATTAAAAAATGTTGGTATTTATGAATTTATGGACAGTGTTCAAAGACTACAAATCTATGAACAGTCTACAGCATTATTAAAAGGTGCTTATTCTGGTTTTATGGATAGTAGCAAAATACCTTCAGAACAGTTTAATTTTATGCGAGAAATTACGCATGATAAAAAATAAATATATATATTTTATTGAATCATAAATAAAATTTTATGAAAGGAGATAAAGCTATGTCTTTCAAATTAGGCGATTTTATTATTGATAGAATCCAGATGGCTACAGCGGAAACTACTGATGGTGCTGAACTGCTGTATGTTCTGACTCAGCTTTCTGATGCTTCTATTGAAATTACTGCGGAATCCAAGGATGCCGTTGACGCTGAAGGAAACTTAATTAAAAGATTCTGGCAGGCAAAAACTGGTACATTTACTGCTACCAATGCTATGCTTAACCTGAACGTTCTTGGGGCTAAATCTGGTAATGACCCTTTTATGGCTACTGCTGATAATATTATTAATATGCCCAAGATTATTGTTACTAAGGCTTCTGACAAAACAGTTAGCATTCCTGATGCTGTAACTGGTACTATTGTTGTTAATGCTTTTACTAATGATGGTTCTCTTGGTAAGGCTTATACTATTGGTTCTGCGGCTAGTGAAACTGAATTTGCTGTTTCTGGCACTACTCTGACTCTGCCTACAGATACTTCTAATACCGAGAAGTATATTATTAAGTATGAAAGAAAGGTTAGTGATGGTGTTCGTATTGTTAATACAGCAGGTAACTATCCTAAGACTGTTAAACTTACACTTAAAGCAGTTGGTGTAACTCCTTGTGAGCCTGATGTTCTGACTGCACTTTACATCGTACTTCCTTCCTTCCAACCTAGCCCTGAAACTACTATTAATCTGACTACTGATGGTCAGCTTGACTTTAATGGTGATTTACAGATTGGCTACTGCGGTGATGAAAAGGTTCTTTATGAAATCTTTGCCGCCGCTGATGACGAAGAAGACTAATTTCTTTTATTTGGGAGAGTGGGTGTCAAAGCCCACTTTCTTATTTCTATAGCCATAATATTATGGCTTTTTATTTTATAAAATATTTTATATGAATTACAAGGAGAAATAATATTATGGGCAAATATAAAAAGATATGTTTATTATGTAAGAAAGATTATGAATATTGTACAGGATGTTCTAAGTTTAAGCATCTTCCGACTTATATGAATATTTTTTGTGGTGAAAATTGTAAAAATATTTATGAAGTAATGAATGATTATGAGAATAAAGTTATTGACGCTGACAAAGCAAAAAAGAAATTAGAAAAATTAGATACTTCAAGACATATGTATTATACAAAATCTTTTGCTAATACATATAATAAAATTTATGGAATCATGGATGAAACGGATGAAGATATTGAAAAAGAAGTGAATAGTAAAACAGATGATTTATCTTCAGTTGCTGTAGATAATGTAGTAGTAGATGAAACTACTTCTAAAACAATTTCTGATGTAATTGAAAATAATACTATTTCTACGGATGAAATATCAGATAATATTGACAAAATATCTCAAGCTTCTGCTTTTAAAAAGAAGTATAAAAAAAATAAATAATTTTAGTATTGCATATTAATTTAATGCGTTGAATAGTGATTTTATATATGGGGAGTATAGCCTACTATTCAAGGCTATACTCCCTTTTTTGTTTTTAGGAGGAAAAATGAAAATTGAATCTAATATAAATAAAATAAGTTATCATCCAAGAGATGTTGTAAGAATTGTTAATTTAAGACAATTACTAATGTATATTAAGCATCATGTATATCCTATAGATTTATATACCAGTTTAGATGATTATGACAGAGATGTTTTAGTTGGTGTATTTTTAAAAAAAGATACTGAAGAAATATATGAAAAATGGTGTAATCATGAGTTGAGGTAATTAATTATGGAATGTAAATTAATGTCAATAGATTCATCTACTAATATTACAGGTTATAGCTTTTTTATAAATGGAGTTCTTAAATCTTATTATACATATAATGCTAGTCATATAAAAAATACTGAAGATAGAATTAATAATATGATGCTATTTATATGTAAAATAATTGAAAAAGAACAACCACATATTGTAGTAACAGAATTAACAGTCGTAAATAGGAATGCTGAAGCACAACGGAATCTTACAATGATACTTGGGGCTATACGGTATAAATGTTTAGAATTAGGAATTGAATATCATTCTTTAAGACCTACGGAATGGAGAAAATTGATAAAAGATAGAGAAGAGAAAATTCCGAGAAAAAGAGAAGAATTAAAAAAATGGTCTATAAATAAAATTAAAAGTATTTATAATATAGAAACAACTTCGGATGATTTGTCTGATGCTATATTAATTGGACAAGGATATATTAATAGTTTTGATTAAAAGGAGTATGTTATGGATAAAGAAAAAATTGTTGACGTAAATCAAGTTTTAGATATAAATAATAAGAATAATAAAGAAGATAATTTAACATCTTGGGGAGAAAAGAAGATTGAGTTAGATTGGCTTATTTCTAAATATAATAGTTTTAAAAGTGAAGAAGCCAAGAAAGTTTTTTTAGAAAAATCTGTTAAAACTGTAGAATATACAAATTTTGAGGTTGTATGTGGTTATGCAGATATTATTGTAGCGCAATCCATGTTTGATAAAAATGGAGATGTATCTGTAGATTCTTGCAAAAAATATTTATTGTATATTTACACCTTAATTGCTTTTTATACTAATATTAACGTTCATGCGCAAGGATGGACGAAAGAATTTAATTCAATTTGTAGATATGGGTTGTTAGATAAAATAATTAAATTAATTCCAGAATCTGAAGTTGCAACTTTAGAAGCTGTTCTTGAAATGAAAATTGGAGATGTAAGGGTAAATTATTATAATGTACAGAACTGGATTACTAAAAAATTAGGTGATTTTTATCCTTATATAGCTAAAGGAATTGATAGTTTATTAGGAAGTTTAGAGCATTTTGTAGAAGATTTAGATGAAGATAAAATTACTCAAATTCTAAAAAATATTAATATTGAGGATTTTAAAAAATAATAGTATTTTTTTTATGGAAGGGGTAGAAATAAAAATGGCAACCAATGAAATAAATTTAGATGCTGAGATAGAGGAATTGGCTGAGCAAATAGCTACAGAAGGAGCAATGTTTGTACAAAGACAATTGATGGAAGAGATGCCAGAATTAATGAATGATTATTTTTATGATTTATATACTCCTATTAGATATAAACGAACAGATAATTTAAGAAATAATTCTTATTTTCCTTATGCTGTAAAAGGAAAAGGGTTTTATGAAGGGGGGATAGAAGTAAGTGATATGTATATGTTTGAATATCCCACTGGCACTTGGACACCTCAAAAAGTAATAGACACAGCATGGATGAAAGGAGACCATGGACATCGAGTTATTACTCCCCCTTCTATTTATGATAGAACTGTTAAATATGTTCAAAGCAAAGAATTTGAAGATAAAGTATGGAGTCATATATTAAGAGTTGCTTTTAGTTAATAAAGAAAGGAGGTATTTATGGCTGATGCTGTTAAACGGATAGGTTTACAATTTTATTTAAAAGATACAGGAGAAATTGCTAAAGCATTAAAAAAAATGGCTTTAGATAATAAAATTGAACTTAATGCAGAATTAGAAAACAATAAAGATTTTGAAAAAAAAATAAGAGAATTAGCAGATAAATTAAATACAGATTTTAAAGAAGGCTTAAATATTGATTCTTTATTAGCAGAAAGCTTAAACGGGGCAGATGTAACTACTGCTATTTCTAATATAGATAATCTTATAAATAAAATTGGTATATTAAATAGACAATTAGGAAATAATTCAGAACAAGAAAAAACAATTATTGGTCATTTTAATAATACACAAGTAGAAAAATTATTAAGAGAAGCTTCTCAAATAGAAAAGGGTAATGGCGAAGACAAAAATAAAATGATTAAAAATGCTATTGCTAATATTGGGAAAAATGTAGGAGAAGGAACTGGGCAAGCTTCTGATTTAGAAAGTAAATTAGATGAAATCCATACGGATATTAAAGAGATTAAACAAGTTACAGATGATTTAGCTAATGGAAAATTAAATATTGCTTTAAAAGAACAAGCAGATGGATTAGAAAAAGTAGGAGAAGAAGCAAAAAAAGCAACAGAAAATTTAAAAGAACTTAAAGAAGAACAGGATAAAATAGCATCTAATTCTCAAAATACTAATAATAAAAAGAATAATAAAAATGATTCTACCCAAAAACCTTCGACAACAACTAAACCAATAACACCTAAACCAACAACAGTTCCTGCTACTTCAGATTCTTCTTCTAAAGAATTGACAGAAAAAGAAAAAATGGAACAAGAATTAGCTAAAATAGAAAAAATAAAAATGCTTGGAACGACACAACAAGTAAAAACTAATGCAAGTATAATGGAAAAAGAAAACGTGTATGAAATGATTAGAGCCTACACAGAATTAGGAGGCACTTTAGAAGAGTTAGAAAAAATTGCTCCTAAGATGGCTAATGCTTGGAAATATTTAAAAGAAGAAGAAAATAAACAAACATTAGCAGAACAACAAAGAGCAGAAGAAATGAAAAAAAGAGAAGAAGAGCAAATAAGAGAAAAACAGAGATTAAAAGCTGTAGGGGATGTTGATAAAATAGAAAAAAAATTAAATAAAGTAAAAGACCCTAATAAATATGTAGAAGAATATAAAAAATTAGCTACTGAAATTGCTAAAGCTAAAGAAGAATATTTAAAATTTTATCCTTTATTACAAAAAGATGAAACAACTCAAAATAAAGGAATGAGTTGGGAATCTAAATATGAAAAAAATTTAGATTTAGAAAAGGGAAAACAATCTAGACTTGATGAACAAGCTACCACTCAACAAATAGCTAATGTTAAAAATAGACTTAAAGAATTAAACTCTGGATTAGCTTCTGTAGTTCAAAAAAATTCTGACCCTAAAAATTATTTACAGGCATATGAAGCAATTGAAAATGAAGTAAATGAATTAATAAATAAGTTAAAAGAACTTGGAGTTGAAACAGATAATTTATTTCAACAAAGGGGTTTTACAAGATTAAATAAAGAAGGTATTTATGAAGATTTACGGCAAAAAAGGATAGAAAAATTAGAGAAAGATTTAAAAAAACCTTCTGAACAATTAGAAAAAATTCAAGACCCTGAAAAATATACACAAGCATATGAAAAATTAAAACAAAAAATAAGTGAAATAAAACAAGAATTAATGTCTTTAGGTTATAAAGATTGGGATGAAAAATTTGGTAAGAATCTTGATTTTGAAAAAGGATTAGAATATAGAAAAAAAGCATTAATAGAAGAAAAAAAAGCTGAAGAACAAGTTAGAACCAGTCAAGAAGTGACAAAAGAAGTAAAAAATCAAACAGGTACAGAAACAGCTTCTCAGGCTATGGATACTTTAGAAAAAGAATCCCATGAAGCTTCTGAAGCTGTAACTGAGGTTAATACATCATTAGATAGTGTTCAACAAAAAGCCGCAGATGTTAAAAATGCTATAATAGATATTGGACATGCTGTTGGCTATATGGATGTAGGAAAATCAGAAGGTGATATAAAAAGACTTATTGAATTATTAAATAATTTAATGGAATTATTTAATAAAATCAGAGGAATTTCTTTAGGTGGAGAGAGTGGAGAAATTGATTTAAAAAGATATTTTGACTCTTTACAAATAATTAATCAAAATAGAAAAAATTTCGATAACATAGAATTTTCAAAAGGTAAAACAGGAAAAGACTTATTATATTCTACAGATAAAAAAATAGTAGGGAAAAAAATAGTAGAGGATTATAATACTTTAAATCAATTAAATTTAGATATGATTAATTCTCCACAAAATTCAGAACAAATTAAAGCGAATATAGCTGAAGTAAAAGAAAGATTAAAAACATTAATTGTTTCTTATGTAAATGATTTCCAAGGAGAATTAAAAGATATAAATTTAAATAGTATTAAATTAGAAGGTGATAATAAAGCATTTGATAATAAAACATTACGTGAAAATTTTAAAAATATGTTCACAACAATAAAAAAACAAGCTTTAGAAGTTAAGCTTATTATTGAAAAAAATGAACAAGCTTTTCAAGAAATTTTACATTCTGATTTAGGTAAAGAAATAAGTCATCGTAATAATAGTCAAGATATTACAGCATTTCAAGCTATAAGGGAAAGTCTAATTAATCATATTCAAAATTTTTTAAAAGGGGCTTCAGCTTCTTTACAAGATGGAGATATGGAACGAATAAAGTCCGAAATAGAAAATTTTTTACCTGCTATTCCTAATGAACAAAATTTATATGCTTTACAAAATTTTAACATTAAAGACATTTATAACAATCTAAAAGAATATATAGACGCTATTGTAAATGGCGATTATGCTAAAGCTACAGAAATCGCTAATAATCATAATGCTTTAATTGATTTCTTTAAACAATTAGAAATTAATGATTTGCCACAACCACAGCCACAACCTCAACAAAAACCTCAACCAAAACCTAAAAAAGAACAAAAACAAAAACCTCAACCTACTCAACCTCAACCTGCTCAACCACAGCCACAGCCTCAATCCCAACAAAGACCTCAACAAAGACCGCAATCACAACCCACTCAACCTGTTCAATCACAACCTACTCAACCTCAATCCCAACAAAGACCACAACCACAACCGCAACCTACTCAACCCAATCAACATGAAAAAGAAGAAAATAATATTAAAAAATTAATACAAGCTTATGAATTATTAACAAAAACAGCTAGAGAGTATAATGAATTAGAAAATAAAGCTTCTTCAGGAGAATTAAAGTCTGCTTCAAGGAGAGATAGATTTGATGAATTAAAAAAACAAAGAGAAGAAGCTTTAAAAATTATTCAGGATAATAAACAAAATAATGCAGGATATTGGCAAAGGCAAAATGTTCAAGAAGCAGAAACTAATTATAATGAAAGAAACACTCAAGTTGCTCAAGAACAACGTGAAAGTGATATTGAAAAAATAGTTAATGCTTATGGTGTTTTAACAGAAAAAACTAGACAATATTATGCGTTAAGAGATAAAGAACGGTCGGGAGAAAGTATGACCGATTCGGAAAAAGATAGGCTTGATAAATTAAATGAAGAATATGAGCAAGCTATTAATTTATTAACTGAATATAATCAAAAACAAGGAGAATTATGGAAAGATTCTAGGGTACAAGAAGCTGAAAATAAATATTTAGATAAAAATCTAACAGTAGACCAAGAACGTAAAGATATAGAAAATTATAACAAAGAAAAGGCAAATGCGAAAGAAGTCATAGAAACTTATAAAGAATTATATAGTGTTCTTTCTGAATATCAGCAATTAATGAGTAAAAAACAAAGTAATGGTTTCTTAGATGGAGAGGATTTAAGAAGAATTACAGAACTTGAAAATAGAGCAGAACGATTAAATGAAAAATTATTAAATAAACCAAAAGAACTTTGGCAACGTGCTGATGTTACTCAAGCTTCTAATGATTTTGTTGGACAAGTTCAAAGACTTCCTCTTAACGAAGATAGAGATAGTTTAAAACAATTACAAAGTGATTATGATAATTTATATAAAGCAGAAGAAAAATTACATAAATTAGAACTAGACCAAATGTCTTCTCCTACTCTTAATAGAGGAAAAGCTATAGCGGATTTAAAATTAAAAATAGATGAATATTCCGCTAGTATAGATAAAAATACTCAAGCCATAGAAAGAAATAATAATGCGGCTTCTATGAGTGCGGCTAATACTTTAAAAACTCAATATGAACAAAGAACTAATCAATCTAATCAGAATTTCAATACTGCTTTAAATACAGATAGATTTCAACAAATAGATGGTATTATTAATAAAATAAATGAATTAAAAGCAACATACTCAACAAATGATTTTACAAATGCTTCTCCTTTAATAGAACAATTAGATGGGCAATTAACTAGATTAGCTGATTTAAAAGCACAATTATCTCAAAAACCTTTAGATGTTTTAGATGAACAAGAAATAATATTATTTGATACTCAATTAGATGATGTTTTAAATAAAATTAAAGGGATACAAAGAGATAGTAAAAATTTTAAAACAGCAGACGGAACTCGACTGTCTGAAAGAATTTCTGATTTCTTAATGAAAAATCATGGTTTATCTGAAGAAGCTAAACAGAGTTTACAAGAATATTTAAGAATTTTAAATTCCGGTGTAAATACTAAAGGTTTAAAAGATATAGAACAAGGTTTTTATAACATTCGTAAAGCAGAAATAGAAGCAGGTAATACAGGTAGAACATTTTTAGATGTAATTCAATTTAGGGTTCGAAATTTAGCCGCTTCATTGATGACTTATATGAGTTTTTGGGCTATTATTAATCAAATTAAACGAGGACTTACTATTTTTAAAGATTTTGATTCAGCTTTAGCAGAAATGCAAAAAGTTAGTAATGAAACTATTGGTACACTAAAAGAATTTCAACAAACAAGTTTTGATTTAGCTGATAGTATTGGTACTGATGCTCTTTCATTACAACAATCTGTTGCTGAATTTATGAGATTAGGTCAAAGTTTAGAAGAAGCTACTGATTCTGCACAAGCCGCTAATATTTTATTTAATGTATCTGAATTTGAATCTGCTAAAGATGCTTCAACAGCATTAATAGCAATGTCCCAAGCTTATGATGAACTTAGTAATACAGAAATTATTGATGTTATCAATAAATTAGGTAACGATTTCCCGATTTCAACTGAAGGACTTGCAACAGCTTTACAAGATGGTGCGGCTTCTTTAACAACAGCAGGAAATGATTTCTATGAAGCCGCCGCATTAGTTACCGCAGGTATGATTTTATGCCTGAAAAATATGGAAACATATTTTTATAGAACACATTTAACTGCGTTGATTGCCTAAAGCTTTACGCCACAATATAGGGGAAACTACTATATGAAGGATTAAAAAGGTAAAGATGTTACAATGGCTAATTCGCAACGAAGTCCCTAAATTATGCTTGCATAAAAGTGAATTTTATGTTATCATAATATGGGAAACGCTCAACGACCATCCCCATGTAGGGTTATTAATATAAATAATAACAATAGGAGTACGGCTCAAATCGTATATGGAGTGGGTGAGAACCCCTTAAATGGAAAAGGTGTGGCTCTTAACGTAAAGACGAAGAGTTAAAAAATGGTCTAAACTTTATTGAAAGGTAAAGAAAAAATTATGACAATGGGTAAAAAATATAAATATGATGATATAAAAAAGGAATTTAATAATAAAGGATATATCTTAGTATCTACTGAATATAGAAATATTCAGTCTGAATTACAATATATTTGTAAAAAACATGAAAATAGGGGAGTTCAAAAAATACGTTATAGTAATTTTATTAGGGGGAGATATTGTCCATATTGTATGTACGAAAATGGGACTCCACCCGAAATACTTCCTGAACCTATATATAGAGAAGCTACTGAAGCTAACGGATATAAATATATAGGTAAATATAGTAAAAATGGTTATACAAGAATTAATTATATTTGTTTAAAACATGAAGAGTTAGGGGTTCAAGATTCTTTATGGACTTCTATTAAACAAAAAAAGAAATGTTGTAAATATTGTAATCCTAATTTTAAGACTCCAGAGAAATTTAATGAGCAAATAGAAAATATTTTTGATGGAAATATTAAAATTTTAGGAAAGTATAAAAATGCAAAAGAAAAGATAGAATGTTTATGTATAATTCATAATTACACATGGAAATCATCTCCTTCTAATCTTCTATCTGGTTATGGGTGTTATTTATGTGGTAGAGAAAAAGTAAAACAGAGCAGATTAATTCCCGTACATAGAAAAAGAAAAATATTAGAAAGTCGAAATAAAGAGATAGAATATTTAATTGTTCCAGATAAGTCGGGAGATTATGTTAGTTGTAAATGTAAAAAGTGTGGAAATTTATGGCAAGCAACGTATAATAGTCTAGTTAAAGAAAAAAATACTAGATGTCCAAATTGCTATTCGTCTATTGGAGAAAAAAGAATTAAAGAATTATTAGATTTGTGGGGAATTGAATATATATCTCAGAAAACTTTTGCCGACTGTAAAGATGTCCATGTATTACCTTTTGATTTCTATTTACCACAATATAATATTTTAATAGAATTTGATGGGGAACAACATTACCATCCTATTCCTCGTGGAAAGAATAGTGATGGGACAAAAGATTATGAAATATTAACTAAACATGATAAAATTAAAACAGATTATTGTATTAAAAATAATATTAAATTAATTCGAATCCCTTATTGGGAAAGGTATAATGAAAAAGAGGTATTGCTTTCTTACTTTAAAAAAAATAATATTATAATTTTTCCAGAGTCATAGTTTTATATATAATAATGCGTATTATATATTAATAAAAATTGAATAGAATCACCCAAGACCCTTCCAAGGTGGGTAAAGCAATGCGTACCATTGCATTACGTTTAACTGGTACAGAAGCTTCTGCTGAAGAACTTGAAGCTGATGGAGAAGAAGTAGAGGGTATGATTAAGAATGTCTCTAAACTTAGAGATGTTATTATGCAAGCTACTAAAGTTGATAGCAATAATAATAAAGGTATTGATATTTTAAATGATGTAGGAGCATATAAAAGTACATATGATATTCTTTTAGAAATAGCAGAAATTTATGATGAAATTGTAGAAAAAGATAAACAATATGGTACTAAACAAGCAAACTTACTGTTAGAAACGATTGCAGGAAAGAATCGTGCGTCAATAGCCGCAAGCATATTGCAATCTCCAGAGATGCTTAAAGAAGCTTATGCTGAAGCTACAGATGCACAAGGCTCAGCCGCTATTGAAAATGAAAAATATATGAATAGCGTTGAAGGACACTTAATTAAATTAAAGAACGCTTGGGAAGAACTTTGGGCTAATGCATCAACTAGAGAATTTGTAAATGGAGTTATTGATTTAGGAACTGGTATATTAAAAATTGTTAATAACTTAGGATTAGTTAAAACAGCATTATTAGCAATAGCAGGATTAGATATTGTAAAATGGCTAATTATTGGTTCTACTGGATATGGTAAAAATAATTCTTTATTTGGTGGACTTGTTAATAGTTTACTCCAATTTAATACTAAAGGGGGTATTAAAGGACTTCTTACAGGTGGACTTGAGGGAGCTACAGAAACAGCTATTAAAGGAGCAGGAGAAGTAACATCTGAAGTAACATCTACAGAAGTTTTAGAAGGGGCTTTAAGCGAAGCCGCAGGAGATTCTGTAGTAAAAGGTGCTGAAGAAGGTATTTTTAAAGGACTTGCTTCTTCTGGCATAGGAAAAATTGTAACTAATATAGGCACTTCTATATCATCTTTATTACCTATAGTGGGTTATTTAGCTTTAATTGCAGGAGCAATTGGAACAATATACATAGTATTCAAAGGTATTAGTAATGCTATAGACAAAGCCAATCTTTCTTTAAAAGAAACTAGAGAAGAAGCTAAAACACTTGTGAGTGATTATCAAACTTCTCAAAAAAATAGTAATGCTAATAAAGCAAGAGCAGAAGAATTAAGTGGAAGATATGAAGAATTATCTAGAGGAGTTAATCTTGCTAATAATCAAAATCTCACATTAACAAATGAAGAATATAGCGAATATCTTTCTATTTGTAATGATATTGCAAATATGTATCCTAGATTAGTTTCTGGATATGATACTCAAGGTAATGCTATTCTTAAACTTAAAGGTAATGTAGAACAATTAACAGAAGCTTATAAACAAGAACAAATAACTGCCGCCAGAACTTTAATTCAAGGTGGAGAAAATGGTGAAGATGCTCGGTCTATTTGGGATGATTTCCAACATTATAAAACTTTAGAAAGACCTATACAGAATAAAGATAAAGAGATATTTGATTCAATATTAAGTAGTCCAGACGCTAAAGCTGAAGTTAATAGGATATTAACAGAAAATCGCTATGACAGAGTAGAATTTGCTAAAAAAACTCATACTCCAGAAGAATTGGCAAAAGCTTCAGAATATGATACTTTAATAGAGTATGGTTTTTCAGTTGATATGGATGATGCTTCTTTTAATGAAACAATGAATAAGTTTAAAGCATTGGTGGATGAAGCAGAAGCATCTTCTGAAGAAGTATCTCAACGAATGAGAACTATGGCACAATCTTTCGCCATAGCTAATGATAGTTATTGGGATTTAAATGAAACTCAACAAGGTTTTGTTACTTCAGCTATTAATAACATGGACAGAGAAACATTATTAGGCTTTGAGGATTATGAAAGTTATTATAATTATATCAATGACCTTGTTGAACTTGCTAATAATGCTTTAAATAGTAATGAATCTGTTTTTGACGAACAATGGCAAAATATATTAAATCAAGATAATTTAGACTATGTAATAGATGATTATGAAAATTCGCTTAATGAATTAGAAAAATTAGGTTATAAACAACAAGACGTTATAGACCTTATAAATCAAGATGAAGTAAAAGTAGGGGGTGTTAACCTTAGTACAGATAGAACAATTGATTGGGGAGAAGACCCTACTAAAAATAAGAATTTTAAAAATTTACAAACTTGGTATGATAAATCTGAAGAAGAATTAGCTGAATATTTTAGAGATACAACATCTACCGTTCTTGGACGTTCTGATGATTTCGATATAGGTAATGGTGAACAAATAACATTATCTTTTGCTACAGTTACAGAAGATGGCGAAGTGTTAGATAAAGATACTGTCATGGATTATATTAGAGGTATTATTGATAAAGCTAATGAAAATGATGAAGCCATAACTATAGATACTATTTTGAAATATGACAGTAAAGAAAATGGTGGAAGAAACCTTATAGCGGGTGCAGGAGATGAAGCAGGCGAAGCCATGCACGAAATAGAAGTCCTTAAAGGTTTTGGTAATATTGAAGGAGCATATAAAACATTAGATGATTTAGCCCAAAAAACAGGAAAATCAATTGATGATTTTATTACAGAATATTATAAATTAGGTAACTTAAAAGATATAAATACTTTTAGGGATGTCTATGCTGATATGTTAAACCTTGGCTCTGGAAAAGGTAATTTAGCAAATGCAAAAACTATGAAAGAGTTCCAAGATATTGCTGGTTTTTATCGTCAAGTTTTTGTAGACCAATTTAAAGAAGAAATTGGTGAAGACGCAAGTATAGACCTTTTTAATTCTATATTTGATGACCAAGGTAGGGGCGATTTAACAAAAGGTTTTAGTGATATATTACAACAAAAATGGTTATTAGACCCTAATAGTTTTGGTTATCAAAAATATATGGAACAATTTGAGAACTATAGCTATGATGAAGCTAAAGCCTATGCGAATGCTTTTTCAAAAATAGATAGTTTATCTGATGCTGAGATTCAGCAAGAATTTTCTAAAGGTTTACGAGATACTGCCGCAGGTGCTTATCAAGCCACTTTAAATATTGAAGAAGAAACCGCCGCTATAAATAGTTTAAATTCTGCCATAGCTTCTTCTAATGGTGTGACTGGTTTATCTTCCGAAGAAGTGACAAATGTAGAAGCTTTATATAAAGATTTGGCAGGTTATGATGCTTCTGAGTTATTTGAATCAACAGCAAACGGTATACATTTAAACCAAAAAGAATTAAGAAAATTAAATAAAGAATATCAAAAGTCTAAAGTTAAACAGCAAAGTAAACAATATGATGAATTACAAAAGCAACTTTCAGATAGTAAAGAAGCCTTAAAAGGTTTAAAAGCCCAATATGAACAAGGAGATACATCTATATTAGATGAAATTAATGCTGAAAATAGACGTAAAGAGGGTATTGAAGAAAATATTAATGCTTTAGAAAGAGAAATGGCTCAATATTCAGCATTAACCTCTGCTTATAATCAGTATGTTAACGCACAGTCTTCAGCTAATGAAAATGCTAAATATGAAAACATCCAAACTGGTTATGATACGGCTAAAGATTTAATTAAACGTGGATGGGGTGGTCAGGATGATGTTAGAGCATATGTAAATATGTTTACCAAAGAAGACATGATGACTGCACCCGTTGATAAGGTTATAGCTAAATTTAATGAATTAGATGATAAAGTTGCTAATACTAGTTATTCAATGAAAGATTTCTTTACTGTAGATGATAATGGGAAATCTACAAGTGAAGGTATTTTTAACTTCTTAGATGTTGTTAAAGCGAAAGCTAAACAAGAAATGCCTGAATTGGGAGATGCTATTCTTGACCAATTAGTATCAGTTGATGAAGCAGGTATTTATTCGTTTGATTTTGATATTTTAGGTGGAGACCAAAAAGTAGCTGATATGCTTGGAGTAGATTTATCACTTCTTCAAGCTATTATTCAGGCGGCTCAAGATGCAGGTTTTGAAGTTCAAATGACAGATGCCCTGCCAGGATTGCAAGGTTTAACGCAAGAAATGGTTAATATGAGGGCAGAACTTATAAGACTTGGTGGAGATGCTGAAAAGTTCGACTTTAATGTTTTATCTGTTGATGTTGAAGGGAAAGATGGAAAAACACCTGAATTTGATAATAAAGTAAAAGAAATTCAAGAAACTATTGAAACACTTAAAAATAGTGATTTAAATGACCCTCAAACTTTTGCGGCTTTAAATTATGCTAATTCTCAATTAGATGTTTTAATAGAAAAAAGGGCAAGATTTTTAGCTGATTCTCAAATGGGAGATATGGGTGTAGATTTATCTACTGTGTCAGAAAAATATCAGCAGGTTGGAGTTCTTCTTGACGATTTCCTTTTAAAACAAAATAGATTAAATGAAGCTAGTCGATTAGGTTTAGATACTTCTGATTTTGAATCTGAATTGAATAGTGCCCAACAAGATTTTTATAATACTTTAGCTACTTTTTCTAGTGATGAATTAAATGAAATAGGATTACATTTTACTGCTGATTTTGATGAATTAACTCCTGAAGAAAAAGCTGAACAAATAAAGCAACAATTTGAAGAAGAGGAAGTTACCTTACATCTTAACACTGAAACAGATACCCCACAAGACCCTACAAAGGGTATGGATGGTCAACATGTGGTTATTGAAGTTCAATTTACTATGAACGGAGAAACAGTTGCTATTGAAGCAATTAATACTGTTACAGAAGCGGCTGAAGGTGTACCTAATGAAACAAATACTACAATGAATGTTGACAGCGAAGAAGCAGAAGCAGAAGCTAATGAATATGGGGAAGTGTTAGGAGAAGCCACTAAAGATAGAGATACTCGTTTTATTACTAATTCAGATGGAGAGAAAAAACGAGTAAAAAGTTATATTAGTTCTTTAGACGCTATTCCTCCTTCTGTTCGTAGTAATGTTACAGTTAGTGGTTTATCTTCTGCTACTACAGGGGCTAAAGATTTAGCAAAAAATTTAGCAAATTTATCAGGGAAAACGATTAAAACCTACATACAACAAATCACGGAAAAGAAGACTATATACACAGGTAGTAGAGCAGGAATGCCTAGCAATATTCCTCGATATAATGGAACTGCTCATGCTTATGGTACAATAACAAAATTTAGTCGAAATAACGCTTATGCTAATGGAAGATATTCAGGTAATTGGGGAGTCCCTCAAGATGAAGATGCTTTAATAAATGAATTGGGTGAAGAACTTATTATTCATGATGGTAAATGGAGAATTGCCAATAATGGAAATATGGGATTCACACATTTAGAAAAAGGGGATATTGTTCTTAATCATGAACAAACTGAAGAACTTCTTAAAAAAGGATATGTTTCTAATAGTAGAGGTGTACTAGTTGGTGGATTCTCACATGCAATGGGAACTACTGGAGATGCGTTTTCATTAGGTACTGGAGCAGGACGTACTACTAAAAAAACAACTACAAATAAGGCAAATAAATCTAGTGGAAATAAAAAATCTGGTGGTGGAAATAATAATTCTAATAAGAAATCTAGTAATAATAACAATAACAATAATAATACAGCAGAAACCTTCGATTGGGTAGAAGTTAAAATTCAACGCATTGAAGAAGCTATTGCGCAACTTGATTCTATAATAGATAGTGTTTATAATACTTGGGACACTCGTAATAATAATTTAAATAAAGATTTAATTAAAGTTGGAGAAGAAATTGACCTTCAAAAGAGGGCAATTGAAACATATAACAATTATTTAAATAAAATTGGTTTATCTCAAACTTATATTAATAAAATTAAAAAAGGCGAGTTAAGAATTGAAGATATTAAGGATGATAAATTAAAAGAAAAAATTCAAAAATATCAAGAGTATTATAATAAAGTTGTTCAATGTCAAACTTCTATTACAGAATTAAAAGAACGAGAAAAAGAACTAGTAGCACAAAGATTTGATAATTATCAAACTTGGTATGAAGAAAGACTTCAAGACCTTGATTTCAGAATTGAAATGATGGAAACATTGTCTGACCGAGCAGAAAAATCTGGACGTTTGATGTCTGGTTATTATGCAGGTATTATGCGTGACACTGAAGAAGCCAGAATAAACGTTCTTAAACGAGAATATAATCAATTAGTGACTGAATTAGAACAAGCTACTAATAGTAATACAATTGCTAAATGGTCAGAACAATGGTATGAGATGTGTGATTCTATTGATGAGGTATCTCAAGCTATTGCAGAAGCTGAAAATAATGTAATAGAATATCAAAATACTATTCGTGAATATGAATGGGAAAGATTTGATAAGACGCTTGACAGAATTGGACAAATAGCAGATGAAACTGAATGGTTAAATGAATTACTTGAAGAAGGTAAATCTTTTGAGGAAGAAACTGGCGAATATACTAAATTAGGTAGTGCCAGAATGGGAACGCTTGCCATTCAATATGATACCTATTTAAATGAATCTGCTAGATATGCGGCTGAATTAAAAAATATTGAAAAGGATATAGCTAAAGACCCTTATAATCAAGATTTGCTTGACCGTAGAAATGAACTTTTAGAAGCCCAAAGAGATGCTATTTCTAATGCGTTAAAAGAAAGAGATGCTATTAAGAGTCTTGTCGAAGAGGGAATAGAAGCCCAACTTAATGCTTTACAAAAATTAATTGATAAATATAAAGAAGCCTTACAATCTCAAAAAGATTTATATGATTATCAAAATAATGTTACTGAAAGTGCAGATGAAATTAGTAGGTTACAAAAATTAATTTCTGCTTATCAGGGTGATGATTCTGAAGAATCTAGACTTAAAGTACAACAATATCAGAAAGAATTAAAAGACGCTCAAAAGAGTTTATATGATACTCAATATGATAGAAATATATCTGATACTGAAGAAGCTTTAGATAAATTATATGAACAGTATGAAGAGACTTTAAACAATGCTTTAGATGATGTTGATAAATTAATTGCTGATGTTATTAAAGGTGTTAATTCTGGTTCTCAAGATATTGTTCAAACAATTAAAGAAGCCGCAGATAAATATGGTTATACTTTAACTGATTCTATGTCTACAATTGTCAGTAGTATTAATAAATTAGTAAGTGAAGATATTAAGAAAAATATTTCTTCTAGTGATACTGGACATAATAATACTCCTAAATCTGGAGTAGATACAGCTTCTAATAATATTTCTCAAAATGTAAATAGTGCAGTACAAGACAGTTTTAATAAAGCTAAAGAAGAATATGAAAAAGGAAAAGCTACTAGTATTATTAGAAAGAACTTTTTAAGTGATGATAGAAAAAGTTATACTGATGCAGAAGGTAGGACGATTCAATTTACAAGAGCCGTTGCAAAAGGGAAAGATGATTTTGTTAATGACACTAAAGGGAATCAATACTATTTTGATGAAGGTGGTAATTTAGTTGGCTATGGTGGTGGTCTTCAAACTATTCATGGTTATAAATATTTTACTGATGGTAAAGATAATAAAGGGGCTTTACAAACTGGTTGGCAACAAGTAGGAGATAAATGGTATTATTTCTATAAATCTACTATGAAACAATATAAAGACCATTATAAAGGAGTAGCCGCTACTGGTTGGCAAGATATTGACGGTGAAACTTATTATTTTGACAAAAGTGGTGTAATGCAAACTGGTAGATGGAAAGATAGGAAAATTGGGGATAAAAAATATTATCGGTATTGGTTAAAAGACAATGGTAAAGCTTTTAAAAATACTTCTGCCAAAATGGGTAAAACAACATATTACTTTGATAAAAATGGTTATCTTTTAGATAAAAAAGGTGGTAAGCCTAAAGTATTTACTTCAGCCCAATATAAGACAGGTGTATATGGTCTTACTCAAGACCAATTAGCATGGACTCAGGAAAATAAGAAAGAAGAAGCTATTATCAGACCTTCTGATGGGGCTATTCTTACACCACTGTCTCATGGTGATTCTGTCCTTAATGCTAAAGCTACTAAAGCTTTATTTGAATTTGCTAATAATCCAGATGAATACTTTAAATCTTATACTGATGGAAGTAATTATAATGATATTCCTACTATTAATAACACTATGAACGGTAATATGAATATTCAATTTAATATCAATGGTGCTAATATAACTGATTATGACACATTTAAGAAACAACTTACAAGCGACCCTCAATTTGAACGACTGTTAAGGTCTATGACTACAGACCGTTTATTTGGTGGTAGTTCACTGAAAAAATATAAAATTTAATTTTATATATATTTAGAAGGGTGCGTGTAACAGCGCACTCTTCTATTTTATAGGAGTAATACAATGGATATAAATAGTAATACAGAAGAATTACTTAATAAATTAGAGAAAGAAATTTTATTAAATAAAAAGTACCAAATGGCTCTTGAAGCTGAATTAGAAGAAGTAAGAAAAATAAAACAAGAATTATCTGATATGCTTGTAGCTTTTAGAGAATATAATGAGAGGGTACTTGATATTATTACAGAAGATTAATAAGAAATAAAAAGGGGGTATCTTTGTGTTAGCTTATGATTTTATGTATGATAATAAAAAACTAAGTGATATGGGTTTTATTATTTGTAGTTTCAATGGAGGGAAAAGCGATAATGTCTCAAGTGGCTCAGAGATAACCTTTAATACTGTATCGACTTTAAATGGGGCTAAATGGGAATTATCCAGTATTGAATATAAAGATTGCTTAACAGCTAGTATTGAAATTATGAAAAATCCTTGTTTAGATATTAATGATTTAAGAATTACTACTGATGAAATAAGAAATATTATGAGGTGGTTAAATCGTAATACTTTTCATGAATTTAGAATTATAAATGACGAATATCAAGGGTTTTATTTTAATGGTAGTTTTGATAAAATAGAAAGAATTGAATTAAATGGAACAACCTATGGGTTAGAATTAAGTTTAGTTACAGACAGACCTTTTGCTATACAGGATGCAATAGAATTTGAAAATACAGGAGAAGAAAGCAATTGGTCTTTTACCATTAATGATGTATCAGATGCAGAAGGATATATATATCCTAATATGGAAATTACATTGGCTAGTGATGGTGATTTGGAAATTACTAATAGTGCCAATGATGTAGATATGATAATAAAAGATTGTACTTCTGGTGAAGTAATTACAATCAATTATCCAATTATTGTTAGTTCTAATTTAAATCATTTAATTCAAAATTCTTTTAATTGGCAATTTTTTAGAATAGATAATAATTACTACGATAATGAAAATGTTATAACAGTTTCGTTACCGTGTACTATAAAAATGAAATATTCTCCTATCGTTAAAGTTGGTTTGATATAATGGGGGATTAATATGGCAATTAAAATTAAATTTGATAAATCTAATCGTCCGTTAAAACCAACCTTTATTTTGGCTACTAAAAGCGGAAAGCGATTAGGTTTACTAAATGCACAAGGTATTCATATTGTTGATTATTTAGAACAACCTTGTGAATTTACATTTTCAGTAAATAAATTTTTAAATAATGTTGAAGACCCTTTATGGGACGAAATAAAAAACTTTAGATTGGCATACTGCATTGAATGGGACACTTGGTTTGAACTTGTTCTAAATATAGAAGAAAGTACAGAAACCATTAAAAATTTATCTGCAACTGCATTATGTGAAGCAGAACTATCTCAAACCAATTTATATAATATAGAAATTAATACTGAAAATGATATTGAAAGAGAAGACTATATTCCAAATATTATATATAATCCTGATAATATTCGGGAGTCTATATTACATAGAGTATTAGCGAAAGCAACAAATTATAGTATAGGATATGTTTCTGAATCAATAAGGGGATTACAAAGAACCTTTAGTTTTGATTCTACATCCATTCATGATGCTTTAGATAATATTGCGAGTGAAATAGGATGTATTTTTATATATGATAATGGTGCTGACAAAGATGGAAATCCTAAAAGAATAGTCAGTGCTTATGATTTAGAAAATAAATGTGTATCATGTGGCTATCGTGGTGAGTTTTCTGGTAGTTGTCCTAAATGTGGTTCGAAGGAAATCCAAGAGGGATATGGTGAAGATACAACTATTTTTGTAACTGCTGATGAATTAACTGATAAAATTAATTTTTCCACAAATACAGATAGTGTAAAAAATGTTTTTAAACTTGAAGGTGGAGATGATTTGATGACAGCCACTATTAGAAATGCAAATCCTAATGGTGGAGATTATCTTTGGTATATTACAGATGACATGAAAATAGACATGTCTGATGAATTGGTTAATAAATTAGAAGAATATGATAATATATATAAATCTTATAATGAAGGAGAAAATATTGATTTAGACTCTTCATTGGTTGCAGATTATAATACTTTATATGAAAAATATAAAGATGGCAATACTGATTTACAAAAAATTACAACGCCTTTAACTGGATTTTCAGAGTTAATGAATATCTATTATTATACAATAGATTTTGATTCTTATTTATCTGATGAAATGATGCCAACTTTTAAATTAGCTGATACAACGGCACAGGAACAAGTAGAAAAACTAACTAATAATACTATGTCTCCTTGTGCTGTTTCAAAATTAGAATCATTGGCTTTAACATCAGCTAATAATGCTGTTTTATCTAAGGCAAAGTCTATTGTTGATGCCAGATATAAAATAGAAGTAGAAGATGCTTCTTATAACAAAGATGAATTAACATGGACAGGTAAATTAGTTGTTACAAATTTTGCTGATGAAGAAGATACAGCTACAACTGAACAACTTACCATTCTATTTAACGATGATTTAGCTACTTATCTTAAACAACAAATAGATAATTATCTGGCGAAAAATACGGATGAAAATTTAAGTATCACTGAATTATTTGCTAAAAGTACAGAAGACTTAATAAAAGAATTAAAAAAATATAATTTAAATAGTCTTTCTAATTTTCAAAATGCTGTTGAAGCCTGTAAATCAATTATGCAGGAAAGTGGTATTACAGGTGACAATAAAGCATTAATTTACAAAGAAATTTATACTCCTTATTTAGAAAAATCAGATGCTATATTAGATGCTATTTCAGAGCGTGAATCTGAAATTAATAAGATTAAATCTTTAGAAGAAAATATTACTACAATTAAAAATAGAATCCAATCGCAATTAGATTTAGAAAAATTTTTGGGAGAAAAGCTGTGGAAAGAACTTGCCCTCTATAGGAGAGAAGATAAGTATTCCAATCCTAATTATACTTCTGAAGGACTTAATAACGATGAAGTTTTTGCAAGAGCATTAGAATTTCTTGAAACAGCTAAAAAAGAAATCTATAAATCATCAACACAACAACATTCTATTTCTTGCTCTTTAAATAATTTATTAACAATAGACAAATTTGAACCATTAAGATATTATTTTAAAGTAGGGAACTGGATTAGGGTTCGTGTAGATGATAATGTTTATAAATTAAGATTAGTTCAATATGAAATAGATTATGATAATTTAGATACTATTAGCGTAGAATTTTCTGATTTAACAACTACTATAGATGGTATAACAGACCAAGCATCTTTAATTTCTAAAGCTGTTGCTATGACTACTACTTACGATTCTGTTAGAAGACAAGCAAATGCAGGAAGTGATACTTATACTGTTGTTAAAAATTGGTTATCTGATGGTATTTCTTCAGCTAATCTAAAAATGGCTAATGATGCTGATAATCAAACTCAGGTATGGAATGAATCTGGAATGTTATTTAGAAGACTAGACCCAGATACAGAAGAGTATGACCCTGAACAAATGAAGATTATCAATAACTCAATTGTTCTTACAAAAGATGGTTGGGATACTACAAGTGTAGCAATAGGTAGAATTTATTATGAAGAACCTGCTACAGGAGAAACTGTATTATCTTATGGTGTTAATGCTGAAACATTAGTTGGTCAATTAATTCTTGGTAATTATTTAGGGATATATAATTCCGCAGGTACTATGAAATTTGATGACGATGGTTTTATGGTAACAAATGGAATTAATACAGTTTCAATTAATCCTAATGACCTAGATTCTTTATTTACTATTACAAAAAATACGAGAGGACAAGATGGTAGTATTATTACTACAGAAGTTATGTCATTAAATTCTGATGGGGATGGAAGTTTTAGTGGTAAAATTACTTCGGATGAAGCACATATAGGTGACGATACTAATTATGTAGATTTTACAGACGGAGTTTTAACCATTACTGCTAAAAACTTAACATTATTAGATGATGGCGATACTAATATTATGTTAAATAATTTATCTAATCTTAGTCAAGCTGATATTAGTCAAGCCGCTATAGATTTTTTAACTTCTGAAATGGTAACAGCAGGTACTATTTCAGCCGCATTAGTTCAGGCTGAACAAGGTGACTTTGATAGTTTAACTGCTGACAACGCTTTTATTGATTTCTTAGAATCTAATTTAGTTGTTGCTTCAGAAATTAAAGTAAATGATTTAAAAGCTAAACTGGCACAAATTGATTCTTTAGAAGCTGATAGTGCTTTTATTAGGTATCTTGAATCTGAACTTGTAGTTGCCAGTGAAATTAAAGTAGATGATTTAAAAGCTAAGTTAGCTACTATTGATACATTAGAAGCTAATACTGCCTTTGTTAGATATTTACAAGGATTATCTAATACTGTAATTGAAACTAAAGCTGAAACAGGTTATTTCAAAGATTTAATTGCAGGACAAATATCCGTAGGTGATTTACAAGCAGGAGACATTGTTCTTTCAAATAATATGAGAATATTGTCTGAAAACGGAACAATGGTAATGAATGGTAATGCTCTACAAATTTGGGGTAAATATACAGATGAGGAAGGTCAAGAACAAGACTATGTTGGCATCCAATTAGGTTATGATAATAGTTATACTCCAAGTTTAATCTTAAAAAATGAAAAAGGGGCTACTGTTCTTACTCCTGAAGGAATCACAAGTGATGCTATTGCTGACCAATTAATTATTAATGATATGGTTAAAGATGGTACATTAGCTAAAACAAAATTAGGATTTGAAATTTTAGAACCTAATGAGCAAGGTGGAATAGATATAACAAAAATATATGATGGTACACAAGAATTTGGTGCATCATATACTTCTTTTAAAAATAATACTAATACGGCATTAGAGAATTTAGATAATAAAATAGATAATATAAATAATTATGATTTATATATTGAATGTCCAAATGGTACGAATATTCATGGTACTACATTAACTTTCAATGCCAAACTTTTTAATAATAATGTAGATGTAACAGATGAATATGACCCATCATGTTTTATATGGACACGTTCATCACAAGATACATATGGAGATATATATTGGAATGATAGACATTCCACTGGAACAAAAACAATTCAAGTTACGGCTAACGATGTAAGAATTAATGCTGACTTTCAATGCAAGTTTGAGTATGAGGGTGTGACCGTAACTTCAGGTTAAGGAGGAAAATATGGCAAGAGTACAAGCGTTTTCAAGCGTTTCTGTCGTTGATTTGACAGACGTTGGGGCGATAAATCTATACTGTACAAGTAATCAACCTTTATCAGTAATTTACGACCCTAATACAAATAATGGTACTTATACACCTAACTGGGCTTCTTCGAATTTAGTAATTACACCTGTAATATCATACAATGGTAATAGTTTAGCATTAACGGCAACAGGATTAGTTGTTAACTTTACTCGTAAAGAGGGGTCTGGTACAGCTACTGCTCTTGTAACAGGAGAAACTGTTACTAATGGCGTTTTAACCGTTAGTGCTAATCAATTAGCTTCTGTTACAAGTGGACAATTAACTTATATTTGTAAAATTACTTATACAGACCCAAATACAGGTGTACCAATTTCTGCTGAAACAAGTATAACTTATACATTAATTACACAAGCGTCTGAATTAAAAGATGCTGATATTATTGGTGAAACAGCTTTCTTATATGATACTGATAAAGCTATTGTAGGTACTGGTATTATTACTTTAACAGCTTCATTAACTAATGTTAATATGGTACAATGGCAATATCAAAAATCAGATGGAACATATGAAGCTTATCCTTTAACAACAGGACATAATACTTCTATTACAGCCCCCACTTTAAAAGTTTATGCTGATGAAACTAATATTTGGTTAAACAACAAATATGCAATAATTAAAGTAAAAACTAATGATGATAGTGTTTATGATACTATTCAGATTAATAAAATTTATGATGGTGCGGCAGGTTCAGCTACAGTTAGTGCAGTATTAACAAATGAAAGCTTTTTGTTACCTGTAGACAGTGATGGTAATGTAATGTCTGAAAGTGTATGGGGAGCAGGCGCAACTACAATTAAAATTTATGAAGGTGGTTCTGATGTTACAAGTTCTTGGACGATAACAGCTTCAAGAGGTACAGGATTATCTGGTACTTATGATACAGCTACTCATACATTTACTCCAAGTGGACTTACACAGGATGTTTCAAATGTAGATTTTACATGTACACGTACAGGTTATAATAATATTACAAAAAGATATACTATTACTAAACAGTATTCTGGTGCTGATGGTCAGAATGCTGTATTATATAGTTTAGAGCCTGATTATTATGCTATGAATCGTGCTGAAAGTGGGACATTAACTCCCACTTCTGTTGTATTTAAGGCATATAAAAAATCTGGTGAAGATTTAACTAAAACAACTTATTCAGGAAGATTTATTATTTCTGAAACTACAGATGGTTCAACTTATACCGTAAAATATACAAGTGGTTCTGATGAATCCTCTAAGTCTTATGCTCCATCAGCTAACACTGTTACAGGTATTAGATGCGTACTATACGCTTCTGGTGGTACAACAACTGAATTGGATACCCAATCTGTTGTCATTACTGATGATGGTAAAACTGGTGCTTCTGGTGCGAATGGTAATAGTGGTGTGTCTACTGGTTTGGGAAACTATAGTGACGTAATTCCTTGCGGTACAGATGGTACGGCAAGCGCACAAAAAGATATTACAATTCCTTTCTTTGCTTATCAAGGTATTACTAGAGTGCCAGTAACAGCAACAGTAGGAACATTACCTACTGGTGTAACAGTTAATTCTAACACAGCAGGTACAAGTAGTTCAAATGGTAATTTAGTATTAAGAGTTGCTAAAAATGCTAATTTTGGTAGTGCAAGTCTTTTAACTGGTGATATTACAATTACATTAACGGCAACAACTACAGATGCTAATACAGGGAATACTTCAAATGTATCTGTAGACCAAAAATATACATGGACTAAAAATATTAAAGCCATGGATGGTAATAATGCTGTAATTCTTCAATTATATTCTGAAGATGGTGGTACAGTTTCTACAACAAAAAATACAACTACAATTAAAACTATGTTAACTTCTGGAACTGAAACTGTAGTTCCAAGTGCAGTTAAATGGTATAAGTTTTCTGGAAGTAGTTATGCTATTATTGATGGAGAAACTGGAGTTAATATTACTATTAGTGAATCAGATGTAGATGACCAAATGTGGTTAAAATGTGAAGCTACTTATAATAGTGTGACTTATACAGCATATTATACTATAGATGATACTACTGACCCTTATACTGCATATACTTTTGCAACTATAGAACAATTTAAAAATTCTCAAGGATATGGGGCTATCTATACAAGAGTATATCAAAATGGTGTAGAAATTGACCCTATTAAGTCTACGACTTTTAGTAATATAGCCCCTACAGGAGCATCTAATGGAGATTTTTATTATCATTTAAATACAACGAATAAAACTTGTACTTTGAAGAAATATAATGGAACAAGTTGGGCAGATGCTACAGAAAAAGATAGTTTAAGTTATAAATACTATAGATTAGATAATAATGGTAACGCACTTGATACTGGTTCTCCATATAAATCAACTAGATGTTTTTATATTGACCCTAGTATTATTAATGGCAGAATGCAGTTTATATGTAGCGTTACGGATTAAACAAGGCAATCCTTAATGTCTTGTTATTTTTATGCTCAAATAGCAAGACATGAAAGGAGGTCATATGAGTATAAAAGCATACGGAACAGTAACTGTTTTAAATGTAGATGATGGGGAAAAGGGTGATATAGGTGTTAGTGTATCTTCCGTTACACCTATGTACTATCTTTCAACATCTGCGACTAAATTACAAGGTGGTTCGTGGTCAACTACAAAACCAGAAATCACAACTGGTAAATATTTGTGGACTAAACAACATACCACTTTTTCTGATAATACGACCAAAGATTCTACAGCTATTTATGATGCTACTATTACAGGAGTTGAAAGTAGAGTTAGTAATGTTGAAAATAATATAGTTAATAAAGTATGGTCATCAGATATAAGTTCTGCTATAGAAGCTTTTGATGATGGAACAGATACTACACATTCTACTATTAGAGATAGAATTACGCAAACTGAAACAGATATTACTGGAATTAGGTCATCTATAACTGATATAGAAACTTCTTTAGAGGATAAAGCTGATGGTTCTACAGTTAGTGCTATATCTACAAGAGTATCAACTTTAGAACAAGATGTGAGTGGATTTCATACAACTGTAGAAAATACTTATGCTACAAAAACAGAAAATGCAACTACTTTAAATACAGCTAAAACTTATGCAGAGCAATTATCTGATAGGTTTTATGCTTATGTAGAAGGTGCAGGTGGGACTTCTTCAATCACATTAACAAATAAAGCTTTAGAAGCTATAACTAATCAATTTATAGTTAAAGACCCTAATGGAAATTCTACTATTATTTCTGGTGGTAGAATATATGCTAATTCTATTACTACGGCTATGCTTGCTACAGATGCAATTAAATCTACTAATTATACTAAAGTATCTGGGAATACATCAGCTTATTCAAATACTGGTAGTTATTTTAATTTATCAACTGGTAATATAGAAACTCCTAATTTTGCTGTAGATAATACAAATAGTAAAGCTTATATTAATGGTGAGATTATTGCGACTTCTGGTTCAATAGGGGATAGTTCAACAAACTATTGGGAGATTGGTACAAAAACAGATTATAATATGGCTCCATCTGCCGCTCTTATAGCGCATGGTAGTTCATATATTCAATCTGGTCAATTTATGATTCATGATGATAAGGTAAATACTCAATCTTATACAAATGATAGACAAATTACACATCCTCATTATGAATATTATTATAATTATACAACGAACGTTGATAATGCTATAGATACATATTATGATTTTGGAATGCAAGCCCCACAATTAGATACAACATCAAGTGGGTACGTTGCAGGAATTAGTGACCTTTTCTTATATGGTCGAAGACATAAAAATAATATTCCTGTATTAGAAACAGATTGGGAATACTTTTTTAAAATAGATAAAAAAGGGGATGTATATACCCAAGGGACTATTTATGAAAAGGGTATTCCTCTTTCACAAAGATATGCTTCAATTAGTGATGTAGATGGTAGTTATTTACCAAAAACAGGTGGAACTATTACAGGTAATTTAACAGTTAATGGAACTTTAACAGCAACATTAGCTAATTTATCTATTAATGGAAAAACTTATAATAATACAAATTCTGTTAATGTAGGAACAATAGGAGTAGCTTATGGTGGTACTGGTGCTACTACATTAACTTCTGGTCAGGTTCTGATAGGTAATGGAACTAGTGCTGTTACAACTAGAGCAATTAAAGATTATACAAGTGTTAGTAATCTTGGATGGACTAGTTTAACAGGTGGACAAATACTTGACGTAAATGCACTTGCATATTGGAATGGTAGATATAATGCTTCAGCTAGTAATTTAGAATATTGGAAAGGTGGACAATTTGGCACAATGGCTAATGAATCTGCCAGTGATTATATTAAAAGTACAGGTGGAACGGTATCTGGTGCTTTAATTATTAATGCTGAATTACAAGCTGACAGTATTAGTTCTGGCAATTTAATTGTAAATGGTGTTGGTAGATTTAATAATGGATTGTATGGTAATTTAACAGGTAATGCCGACACAGCTACAAAAGCCACACAAGATAGTGCAGGAAATACAATTAATACAACTTATATTAAAAGTTTATCAGTAGATGGTCAAACAATTACCATTACTAAAGGTGATAATACTACTACGACTATTACTACACAAGATACAAATACTGATACTTTAGTTAAACAGGATTACAGTACATCAGGTAGTAATTATCCAATTTTAATGTCCGCTACAGCAGGTATTACAAGTACATCTTCAAGAGGTGCAAAAACAACAATAGTAAACAATGGTTTATATGCTATTCCAAGTACAGGTAAGATAAGAGCCACTGGTGGATTTATTGGAGATTTAGAAGGTAACGCAGATACAGCTACACTTGCTACAACAGCAGATGCTTGGACTAACAGTATAACTATTACAATAGGAAGTACAGGTAAAAGTGTTGATGGTTCAGGAAATGTTACATGGTCTAAAGCAGATGTAAGTGGTAATGCTTCAAGTTCAGACAGTGGATGGATGTCAAGTGATGATAAAGCTAAATTAGATGCGATTAAAATTAGCGATATTGATGACGTTATTTCCGCAGATAGTATTATAGGTACAGGTGGTATAGATGTTTCTATTGTTTCTGGTGTAGCTACTATTAGTGGTTTATTTAAAGTTCCTACAGCTTCTGGAAATAATGGACAAACTATTATTAGTAATGGTACTACAGGTGTATGGACTGATTTTAGTGCTTCATTAATTAAATCTGGAACATTACCTGTTGCAAGGGGTGGCACAGGACAAACAAGCGCTATTAATGCGGCTAACGCTTTTCTTAATGCGCTTAGTACAGGAAGTTCTACTCCACACGATGAAGATTACTATATTGCTCAATATGCAGGTGGTGGTACAACTACAACGACTTATCATAGAAGACCTGTGTCAGCGTTATGGGCATATATGAAGAGTAAAATAACTGCTGATACAAGTTTAAATGTAGCTTCAGCTTCTACAGCCACAAAAGCTACGCAAGATGCAGATGGAAATACAATTAGTTCCACTTATTTAAAATTATCTGGTGGAACTATGGCTTCTGGTTCACATATTGATTTACAGCCTACTCATGGTCAATGGCGAGCAGGAAGGGATAATGCTTCAATTAGAACAACAAATTCAAGTGACGCTTATTCTCCTATAATAAGTGCTAAAACAAGTTTGGGTAGTTGGGATATAGGAACTTATCAAAATGGGAGTCTTCATTTTAGTTATATTACTGACGATGATTATAATAATTCTAATAATGTAAGAGAAGCATATATCACTTTTAAACCTGATAATGGTGGAACAATAGTTGCTAATACTTTTGATGGTAATGCAACTACAGCTACAACAGCTACTAAAGCTACACAAGATAGTGATGGAAATGCTATAAATTCTACTTATTTAAAATTATCTGGTGGTACTGTAACAGGGACTTTAACTTTATCTAAAAATACGGATGCAGAAGCAACAACAGATAATTCTCCTCCTTTAATTATAGGAAATCAAACTGGTAAACATTTAGAGTTTGATAATAACGAATTAATGGCTAAAGATAGTGCAACAACCGCAGGAATATTATATGTTAATAATAATGGTGGACAAGTTGTAGTTGGTGCAGATGGTGTAAGAAGTATTGGCTCAATAATGATTGGAACAATTGGGAAACATGTTGAAATGAATTATGATTCCACAATAGAAGCCTTATGTTTTAGTTTTATTTAAAAGGTGGTGATTAATATGGGATTACAAATTTGGTTGCCACTTCAAGGTAATTTAGAAAATAAAGGGCTTAGTAAAATTACTTTAACAACATCTGGAACTCCGACTATAGAAGATGGTAAAATAGGTCAATGTTATACTTTTAATGAAGATTCTTATTTTATTTCTACTGAATCTTTTTTAGAGGGTGCTACACAATATTCTTTATGTTGTTGGTTTAAAAGCGATTACGATGGAACGGCATGGAAAAGAATAATATCTTTAGGAAATCATACAAGAGTACAATTAGATATTAGCCCAACAACTCAAAAAGTTCGATTTTTTATTAGTAAAGATGGAACAAGTTCAGTTTATTCAGGCGTTAATTCTACAACTTTATGCTATGACGGACAATGGCATCATGTGTGTGGAACTTTTGATAATGGAAAAATAAAATTATATATAGATGGAGTTTTAGAAGGCAACGCAACAGGTGACGCTACAACTTATACTGAAACAAGTGGACAGCGATTAGCAATAGGGGCTGTGACTAATGGGGGAGGAATGTTTAAAGGCTCAATAAATGATGTTCGTATATATGATGAATGTCTTTCACCTATGCAAGTTAAATTAATATCACAAGGATTAGTTGGGCATTATTTGTTGAATAATAATGGGGATGGTAATAATAATTTAGCATTAAATTCACGTAATTTAAATATTACTGCTACTAAAGATAATAAATATATATCAAATAGAAAAACAAGTGTTATACAATTACGTGAAGATGGTTTTTATGAAACTAAAGTTACAGAAAGTTGGGATGGTATTAGTGTATATGCCAATTCTTTAAACTTACAAGTGGGAGATAAAATAACTTTTAGTTTTTATTTTTATATTAATGGTTCATCTAAAACAGTTTCTTTTTATCCTATGATGTATAATTCTAGTAATAAAAGAGACACATCTTCTGGTCTTCCAATATCTGTAGATGGTGAAACATATACAACAGCAAATTCAAAGCCAATAGGTCAATTTAATAACACTTCCCCCAAAAAATATTATGTTGTTTTTGAATGGAATAATGCAATGAAGTCTATTCTTGATGACGGAGGAAGAATAGAATTAAGTATTCAAGTTTCTGGTACTTGGCAAAATGGAGATTATGCTTGTTTTTTTGCTCCTAAATTAGAATATGGGGATAAACCAACTTCTTGGTGTCCAAATTCAGAAGATACTTTAGCTACTCAACTAGGTTATAATAATAATATAGAATATGATGTTTCGGGTTATTGTAATAATGGAACTAAATATAATATTACTGATTATACTTCTGATACTCCAAGATATTCAGTAGCCACTAAATTTAATAGTAATGTTAAATCATATATTAATATTGGTCGTGGGGGCATGGTTAGAGATGAAATTACTGTTAATATTTGGGGATATATGGATGATTGGACTAAATATAATAGCAGATTAATTTCATGTACTGAAGGTGGAGGATGGAATTTTGAACCATCTTCAAGTAAAATACATTTCGCTATAGGAACAGGAACTACATCTAATACTTATAAAAGCACTTCTGGTTATGCTCTTGCAGATTTAACATCTGGATGGCATATGTTTACAGGAACATATGATGGATTTGTAACTAAACAATATATAGATGGAGTTTTAAACACTAGTAATAATGCTTATACAATTAAAACTCCAATCTTTTATCATACTTCTAATCCTATTTTAATTGGTACAGAAGCTAGTTCCACTCAAAATCCTGCCAATTATTATTTTAATGGCTATATATCAGATGTAAGAATATACGCAACAGCATTATCAGAATCAGATATACAATCTTTATACAATAACTCAGCTTTTCTAGATTCGTCTGGAAATATTTATGCAACTGAATATACAGAATCATAGAAAGTAGGTGTATTATGAATAATATAAATAAAAAAGGAATTTGGAATACATCTGCTTTCTATGAGTTGTATAATCTTAATATTACTGAATCAGAAGATATACCGTCTGATGTAATTACTGCAACAACAAATAGTAAATCAAATGGTTCAGTAGCAATACAAACAAGCGATTATTTATCATGTAATGAAATCGTAGAATATTGAGGGGACTTATGGTAATTAAAGCACGTATAAATGAAAACGATAATTATACTTTTAAATTATGTTCTTGGGATGCCCCTAGTTTTGAAAGTTCCCAAGCTTTAGTTGTTCAATCAGATGACTTTAAATATTTAAAAGAAGCGTTTTCAACAATAACTAAAATAGAAATATTTGTTTCTGATAATCTTACGGCAGAATATACTACATTTAATTCATTTTCGGCTATGAGTTATTTAGGTTCTGTATTCGTAAAACATGAAAATATTTTTGCAGAAGCAATACAAATTACTTTAACACAAGCTAATATTGCTGAACAGGTCAAACGTATTCAAGAGCAAATAAATAATGTTATTGATATTGAATCTATGACTACAGAAGAATATAGAACTTATTTATTAAATGTAATTAGCCAAAGATGTCAACAAGAAATATTTGATGGGGCAGAAATAGAAACTTCAACAGGTATTAAAAAATTTACATATAAAGCTGAAGACCAAACAAATATACAATCAGCAGTAAATATATTAATGCTTGTTCCAGAATTAGAGTTTGTTCCATATCATGCTAGTAAAGATAATTGTTATTTGATGCCATCTGCGGATATGTTAACTATATATATGACTTTACAACTTAGACTTACATATTTAACCACAAGATGTAATCAATTAAATATGTGGATAAAAGGAGTTCAAACAAAAGAAGAACTAATGCAAATTACATGGGAGTCTGAATTACCTGAAACCTTTCAAGATAATTTGAACTATATATATAATTATGCTCTTTATATTATGCAAAAAGTATCTGAAGCTATTATTAGAAAAAAGGGTGAAACAGCTTCAGATAATCAAAATGAGGATACAGCTAATGATGAAGAGTAAAATTATAGAAAATTCTTTTAAAAGAATTATACAATGTTTTTTCTTATTTTGTATTGGTGGATTAATATATACCACTTTAGAAACATGGTGGAGAGGATATACATTTGATTCAATGTATATGTTAGCAGGTATCGTATCTATATTATTAATGATTCTAAATGATGTGGTTTTAGATTATGATACAGAATTTTTTATACAATGTTTAACAGGTGGGATAATGTGTACTTTTTTAGAGGGTGTAACAGGTCTAATTGTCAATAGAGATTTTAGCCAATGGGACTATAGGAATTTACCATTTACTTTTTTCTGGGGACAATGTAATTTGTTATTTGTATTTGTTTGGATTATTATTTCATGTTTTGGAATTATTTTTACAGATTGGTATGAATGGAAAATAATGAAGATTGGTGAGAAACCATATTATAGATTAAAAATTTTTAATATGAAAAAAATATATTTTTATTGAATAAAAAGGAGATTAGAATTATGAGTAATACTGTAACAAAGACTTTTACAACAGCAGAAATTGTTAATATTGTAGGTTTTCTTAATCATATTATTGAAACTAAAGCAATTGATGAATTAAGCGTTAAATTTAAATGGGCGATTAGAAAATCTATGAAAGACCTTGTAGAAGTTGACTCTAAATTTAAAGAATTTAGAGAAGAATATATAAATGAACTTAGAACTAAGTATTTTATGGATGACGAAAAATCTGAACCTACGACTTTAATTGAAAAAGATGAAAATGGTAATGATATTGAAGTTGATGGCAGAAAAGTAAAACCTGAATATTTAGAAGAATATAATAAAGAATTAAATGATATTAATGAAAAATTACATGAAATCTTAACAGAAGATAATGATGTAACTATCAGTGTAATTGATATTGATGCAGAAATTGATAAATTACCTGATGATACTAAATTTACTTTTGAAGATTTAGAAATGTTATCAGTTTTTGACAAGGGGGATGCTTAATGGCATCTTCCTTTTATGAAAGGAAGGTGAGCAAAATTGGCATATCTCTCTAATTTAATTGTTGCAGGTAATTCTAAATTCCTAAACAAAATATATGCAGAAGATTTAGAAGTCAGTGGGACTTTTGGAACAACTGGCAATGTAAGTGTTGGAGGTAATTTAAGTGTAACTGGTACTTCAACTTTTACTGGAGCAATTACAGCGTCAGGAGAATCTACTTTTAATAGTAAAGTACACTTTAAAGGAAATGGAATAGAAATATATCGCACTTCTCCTTACATAGATTTTCATTTTAATAATTCTACAGCAGATTATACTTCTAGAATTGTAGAAGAAAGTAGTGGAATTATTACCATTAAACCTAATTTAGTGGTTGGTAGTTCTGCTACTATACCTACGGCAACAATCACTACAGGTACTATATCAAATGCTACTATAGGTAGTGGAATAGTTACCAATTTAAATGTTATGGATACTTTACGTGCTACTCATTATGATTTGCAAACGGTAGCGCAATTAGGTGGGGCTTTTTATGTTTCCCCAACAGTTAAATTCCCTACAGCTTCTAATGCGAATATAGTTGTTACTAAAAGTGGCTCTACTTTAACTATGACTATAACTGATACCTCTACTATTACATCTACGACTATGGCAGGGGTAGTTTGGCAAGCAAATGCAAAAATTAAAGCATCTGGTAAAATTGGAACAGTAACAACAGGAACAATGGATGGTACTGTTACGAATATTAACACAAGTAGCCATTCAATGACAATAAGTGTATCAGGTGGTAATGCTGATGCTGTTCAAGCAGGAACTTATAATAAAGTTGATATTGATAATTTTTGTGTAATGATGTATCACACAGGTAGTAATCCTGTAGGTATTTTAATGAATAGTTATGGTACTAATGGGCTTACTTATATTGATATATATGGTGGTTCTGCTACAAGTACATACACAACTCCAAATGTAAGAATAGGTAATTTAGGTGGATTAACATTTAATGGAAGTACACTTTCTAATCAATGGGGTATATATACAAATAACGGTTATTTTTCAGGTAAAATTATAGCTAATGGTGGTACTATAGGTGGATTTACCATTGGTGATACAGCTATATATACAGGTACATTAACAAGTGCTACAGATAATTATATTGGATTATCAACAGAAGATTTTACAAGGTCAATTGGTGGTACAAGTAGAACTGGACTTAGAATGGCTATTGGTGATAAATTTGGTGTAACTGGTGATGGTGTTGTATATTCCAGTGATTTACAAACCACTGGTGGGAACATTGGTGGTTGGATTATAAATTCTACAAGTTTATATAAAAATTCAGCAGATACTACTACTGAAGGTGAAATACAATATGGAACTATTCTTCAAGCACCTGCTCAAAACAATATTACAGCTTCAGCAGTAGCTTATGGAGTAAGACAAAGAACTTATACAAATGGAGCTTATGGAGATTGGACGTATCCTTTTGTCGTTCATTATGATGGTAGTTTAAAAGCCACAGATGCGGATATATCTGGTAAAATTACAGCTACATCTGGTTCTATTAGTGGTTCATTAGTTACATCTGGTATTAATGCAAACAATATTAGCACTGGTACAATTGCTATTGCAAGATTAACGTCAGTTAAAGTTGGTGGTAGAAATTTATTATTAAATACAGAAACTAAAAACACTATAACTTTAACTGATGCCACAAGCAATTATTATCCTACTGGTAGTAATACTGATAGTAATGGTTATTATACTGAATCTAATTATGGAAAAACTGTTACAGCAGGTAATACTACGGATTATTTTACGGTATCTTTTGAATGGTCATCAACATCTACCACAGGTGCGGCTTGGATACAAATTGAAGGAAATATAATAACTAATATTGCTACAGCTTCTGGCTATGGTACTAGAACTGACCGTATTAATTTAGGAGATAGTGGAAATAATGATGGTAAACCATGTAAATATATAGCCACTTTTAAAATGACTGCCGCCCAAGCAAAAAAAACTCAACAAAGAATGAGGCTTAGAATTGCAGGTACAGATACGGCTCATGTAGCAGGTTCTACTTTTAGTATATGGAATTTAAAATTTGAAAAAGGTAGTATGGCTACTGAATGGTCTGCCGCTCCAGAAGATATAAATGCTAATATTACAGATGCTTCTAAAGTAGCAACAAATTATATTTATTATGATACTACTAACGGATTAATTATATCTGAATCTGCGGATTCGCAAACATATACAGGAGCAAGTCAAGGGTATAATACCCAATTAACTAATAATGCACTTAATATTAGAAAAAATACTACAATTTTAGCAAGCTATGGAGATGAAATTACATTTAGAAAAGATGGAAATATAATAGCAAGTTACGGAGATGAAATTATATTAGGAAATAAAACTCCTACAACAGATGTTCCTAACCCCATATATATGAAAATTACATCTAACTCTATGGAATTATATAAACAAGTATCTTCTTCTTCCTTTTCGAATCTTTTTAGTGTAGGTTATGGTGATGCAGTACACCGAAGAAATGAAACGTCTTCTGAACATGGAATGTATCTTACATTAAATGAAAATAATCATTTAGTGTCTTCAGAATATATTACTGCTTTTGATATGACTTCTTCTACATCTGGTATATTAGTTCAATTAAGGGCTATAATTAAAGATACAGATAGTAGTGTCAGCGACGAATCTACAGATATTATAGAAATTAAGCCTACTGCCGAAAATGCTACGGCTTATACTGCTTATGATAGTGAATATGGAGGGGTTTTAGGTAGTAATGATTTTACAGTAGATTATTCACTTGATAAAATTACTATAAATGAAACAACTAAAGTAATGACTTTTATGACAAATTACGGAACTCAATATAATATTTATATATGGGTTAGTTATTTTGCTACAAATACAAATGATATATATCATTTTGATTTAGGTAGAAGAAATTCTGATATAAGTTTTGGTAATTATTCTTTTATCACTGGTTTTAATAATAGTGCTTCTAATACATTTAGTGTATCTATGGGGCAAAATAATAAAAATGCAGGATATAGGGCTATCGTGAATGGTTATTCTAATGAAATAGCTCAAAATGCTTCTTGTGCTTCTGTCTTTGGAGAAGGTCTCAAAACGGTAAGGCAAGGTAGTATGGTTATTGGTAAATATAATTCTTATGATAACGGTCTTTTTGTTGTGGGTAATGGAACAGATAATAGTAATAGACAAGATGCTTTTGTAATAAGAGATAGAGGAAAAGTTTATATATACGGTAATTATGCCGCTTTAACTGTTACTCCAAATAATACAGATTCAGATAGAAAAAATGGAGGAATAGTTAGTTTACAACCTTCTTTAAAACATAATACTTTAAAGGGATATACCTTAAAAAATGATGCAGGTAGATTAGCTATATATTCTACTCCTGCTAGAGATACAACACTTGAAGAAAATAGCGATTATGGAATGAGTTTATATATAAAATCTTATCATGTAATTCCATCTTCAAGTGTTCATACTGGTGCGCAATATAGAGGAACATTATCTGGTCAATATGATATAATGACTTCAGGATATGCTATGACCTCATTAACGGCAAATTCTACTTATATAGACACCTCTTACAGCGAGAATCTTAATAAAATGTATAGAAAAAATGGAGTAGTTGCAATTGAATTAGAGTTTCGGGCTAAAGCGGCGGCTACTGCATGGGCAACTATTTATACTGTCCCTATTGGATTTAGACCTTTTGTAACACATAGGAACACTGTTCAAGGAGTTACTTTTCAAGTTACAAGTTCAGGTAATGTGCAAATATCTACTGCATTAGTTAAAAATACGATTTACCATTTACATATCGTATATCCTTGCGTAGTTCCTGACGTTACTGAAAGTTAATTTAAAAAGGAGAAACATTATGAATATTTTAAATGGAATTATTAACTTTTTTACTTTTGTTGTTAATAACTGGACAGGTATTGCAGTTATTATTGGTCTTGCTATTGGTATTTTCCAGAAAGCTAAAGAATATGCAGGTAAAACTAAAGAAGAAAAAATTGCAATTGCTAAAAGACAAATTCATGAAATTGCACTTAGTCTTGTTACAAGAGCGGAAAGTGATTACGATGGATGGAATAAGGCAGGTAGAATTAAACGGTCTGAAGTAATTACTCAGATTTATGATAAGTATCCTGTTTTAAAAGAAGTTATTAATCAAGAAGAATTAACTGCATATATTGATGCTGAAATTGATAATGCACTTAAAAATCTTGAAGAGGTAATTACACAGGGAGAATAATATAAATAATGGATAAATTAATAGTATATAAATTTTCACAAGATTTTGGAGACCAATTTATATTTGAATCTTGTGGAGAAGTTTGCATTTATGATACTTATTATGAAGGTAATTCTTTAACCCCTGTAAAAAATTTATTAAAAGGTAGAAAAGCTACTTTAGTTTTAAGTCATATACATATTGACCACGTAGGTAATGCTAAAAGGCTTATTAACGCTAATTTGATTAAAGAATTGTATGTATCCAAACAAGACCCTGTAAATGAAAAACGTTCAGAAAAGACTATGTTAAAAGAAATAATTAATCTTTGTAAATCTAAAGGAATACCAGTACATTATGTTGGAAAGGGTGATACATTTAATGTAGGTGCTACCAAACATAGTGTACTGGTAGCACGTTCTTCTGGTGGTAATAACGCAAGGTCACTTATTACTTTAGTAGAAATTGGTGGTTGTAAAGTTTTAATGACAGGTGATGCTGAAACACCTACTTTTAATGAATTATTTAATAGCGGATATGATTTATCTAATATTACTATTATGAAAATTCCACATCATGGAGTTAAAGAAAATAACCCACAAAGTATCTTTACTAAAATTGCTCCTACAATAGCAATTTGTAATTGTTGTGGAGAAAATAAAAATACTTATAAGTCTTGGGCTAAAGAAGCTTATAATAGAGCAGAAAATGCTAAGATAAACTGTTATTCTGTTATGTATAATGGAGATATGGAATTTATGTTTGACCAAAGTGTATGTATACCTATTAAACTTGAAAGGAATTATCAAACCGTTACAAATAATGGAATTAGTAGACTTGTAAATAAGAAAGCTAAAATATATTGGCATAAAAATTTTACTAAAGATTTTTCTAAAATTGATAGTGGTCATTTAGCCGCAGAAGTTTTACTTGGTAGATTAGGTTCTGGAACTATTCGTAAAATGATTTTAGGTAAGAAATATGAAGAGGTTCAAAAATTAGTTAATGAATATGTTAATGATAGAAATGAATTAATCAGACAATTAACTGATTATGTATTGTCTGGTGAAGCAGGTAGTTCAACTTTTAGAAAGATTATACTTCAAGATTATTATCAAGAAGTACAGGATAAAATTAATTATGTTATAAAAGTAGTAAATGAAATTCTTTCTGGTGATAATCCTTATGGAGATGGAGATGTTCGTAAAGAAAATCTTGGTAAAGATTATCAAATTATACAAAACCAGATTAATAGACAATTAAAATAAAATAAGAAAATGGAGTGATTGATATGATTACAGCAGTCTTTAATGATAAAATGGATTATACAATTGCTTACGGTCTTTGGCAATGGGATTATGGACAAGTTTTAAGAATACAAGGACTTGATTTTAATCAGATTTCAATAGAAGTCCATTTCTCATTAAGCCCTGATAATACTGAAAGTTTAGTTGCTATTGGTGTTGTCAAAGATGTTGATTATCAATCAACCATAGTAAGTGATGGCGAGGAATATGTAATTGATGAAACTAAAACAGTTTTAGATGTTCTTATTCCTAAAAATATGTTATGGAATAATATTAAAAAAGATTATACGATTTATGCTTTTATTACTTCAACAAATGAGGAATCTGGAGAAACTTTAAAAAAAATAATTATACCAGTGAAAGCTAAACCCAAGCCTATGTACTCAGTTACACCTGAAGACGAAGAATTATTCCATAGCACTGTTGAAGAAGTTAACAAACTTGCAAATATAGCAAAAGAAAATTCTACTTTGGCAAAATCTTATGCTATTGGTGGAACAGAAACACGAGAAAATGAAGATGTAGATAATGCTAAATATTATGCAGAACAATCGGCTTTATCTGCTGAAGCTTCTGCTCAATCTGCTTCTGATGCGTTAGTGTCAGAAAATAATGCTTTAGATTCAGCTAATAGTGCATTAGGTTCAGAAGAAAGGGCTAGAAATTATGCTACTGAAGCTAAAGGTTTAAAAGAAGAATATGATAGTAATCTAGCATTAGCAAAAGAATATAGAGATTCAGCCCAATCATCCGCTGTATCAGCTTCTGCAAATTTACAAGCTACTATAACTGCTAGAAATATAGCCACACAAGCATCTGCTGATGCTAATAATTTCTTAAATGAAACAAGAGATGTGTATAATTTAGCAGTAGAAGTTAAACAAGAAGTTGATGAAACTAAAGCTGATGTAGATACAACTAAAGCTGAAGTTGAAGCTGTTAAAACAGATATTGATGCTGTTAAAATTGATATTGATGAAACTAAAAGTGATATAAATGTTACACGTACTGAAATCGCTGAAACAAGAAGTGAAGTCAATACAGCTAAGACAGAAGTTAATACAATTAAATCTGAAGTCGAAGATATTAAAGCTGAAATTGATGAAGATAAAGTATCTATTGATGGAATTAAAACGACCATAGACAATCAAGCTTCTACAATTGCTGATAATTTAGCACAATCAAATCAAATTAAAACAGATGTAATTCAATTAAAAAATGATACAGCTTCAATTAAAAATGAGACATCTGGAATTAAAGATGAAACAAATCAACTTAAAACAGATGTTATTGAATTAATTGACGGTTTTGATAATACTGTTGATGAAAAAATATCAGAACATAATAATTCATTTATAGCACATCCTGATATAAGAGGTTTAATTTCTACTTTAGCAGAAAGGTTAAACGCTTTTCTAGATACAGATGAAGAATCATTAGACCAAATTAGTGAATTAATTAGTTTTATTCAGAATAATAGAACTTTAATTGAAGGTATTACGACTAATAAAGCTGATAAGTCTGAAATCCCTACCAAGACATCTGAATTGACTAATGATTCTGGATACCTTACAGAACATCAGGATATTAGTGGAAAAGCAGATAGGTCAGAAATCCTTACACCGCTTATTGGTAATGCAGAAGATATTACACCACAACAAGTTATGGAGTGTTTGGAAGAAGGTAGGGATGTTAGTGTAAGTAAAGAATACGAATTTGATGGTACAAATTTTAATTTAACATTTACAGCATGGAATCGAGTTACAGATGTCGTATATGAAGGACAATATGCAGACCTTGTTATATCCAATACGATTGCTACATTTAATGGAGCATATTATCTTTTTGAAATGGTAGGCGGTACATTTAATAACGAAATGCCATGGTCAATTGTATCTCAAATGATTGTAACACCAAAAGATTTAACTGCGAATTACTATAATAAGAATGATATTGACGATATAGTTTCTAGTAAAGCTAATAAATCTGAAATTCCAACAGTTCCTACGAATGTATCAGCTTTTACTAATGATAGCGGTTATATTAATGATTTAAGTTCTTATATTTATTATTCTCAAAATAGTAATACTGTTTATATTAATAGTGCAACTGAAATAACTGATGCTGATGAAGCGTCATTCTAAGGGGGGTGGAAATATGGGAGCAAAAGTAATTGATAATATTAAAGCTTTAATTTCTACTTCTAAATTAACTAATCTTGCAAATGCAATTAGGAGTAAAACTGGTGAAGTAAAATCATATACTGTTGATGAAATGATTGAAAAAATTGACAGGATGGAAAGTAGTGTCCTTACCTCTTTAAATGTTACTACTAATGGGACTTACGTTCCGCAAACAGGGGTTGATGGATTTGATGAGGTTGTGGTCAATGTTCTGATAGATGATTTCCCGTCATATGATGATGTTGTTCTACCGTCAGAATATCAAAAGGTTGAGTACATCGAATCGAGTGGAACGCAGTATATTAATCTGCCTTACGGATTTGATGTAACAGATACCATTTCGATGCGGTCTGCTGTTGATACATCTATGAGTAGAGACAAATTTATGGTCTGTCCTACAAGGTGGAACAACAGCAACAACCGTTTCGGCCTGTGTGGTATCTCATATAATAACAATTTGGCTTTTGCGTTTGGTGCATTGAGTACGGCAGACACGATTTTTTATATCGCTCATCCCAATGACGGCTTGATGCACGATTATCACTATTTAGACAAACTTTTTATCAAAAAGGATGTTGTAGGAGCGTTTGGCGTTGATGGTATGACATTCGGAGCAGAGACATATCCTCTACGTCTTTTTTATGGTTACAACGCTAATACAAATGGCAAAATAGCCCATTTCGTCCACGAAAAAGCAGACGGACGTAAGATTGCCCTTTTCGCCTGCTACCGCAAATCAGATGGAGTAATCGGCATGTATGATGTCGAGAACGATGTTTTTTACACCAATGACGGGACAGGTGATTTTACAAAGGGACAAAATATTTAACCCAACCATCCCTATCCTAATAGGGGGAAAGTAACTATGGACTATCAAGATATATAGTATTAAATTAATATAAATAATATAAAAAAATATAATGAGGTATAATAAAATGTCTTTTATATTTTATAATCCTAATCCATCTGGAAAAAGAACTGGTGATTGTGTAATTAGAGCAGTTGCAAAAGCAACTGGTCAAGATTGGGAAAGAGCCTATATTAATTTATGTGTGGAAGGTTATACAATGTATGACCTTCCATCATCTAATAGAGTATGGGGAAGTTATTTACAATCAAGGAACTTTGAAAAAATTCAATTACCAAACACTTGTCCAGATTGTTATACAGTAAAGCAATTTTGTGAAGATAATCCTAAAGGGATATATGTATTAGCTTTGGGCAGTCTTACGGCTGACCATGCAGTAACTGTAATTGATGGTAATTATTTTGATGTGTGGGATTCAGGTGATGAAATCCCACTTTATTATTTTAAAAGGAAGTAATTAATTATGGCAAGTTATAATGCTTATCAATCTCAACCTTATCTATATAACACTACAGGAGTACCTGCTTATTATAATTGGCAATATAATCCAAATTATACTACACAGCCACAATATCAACAAAATGTTCAACCTGTACAAAATCAACCAATGACTCAACCACAACCTGCTCAAACTTCACAAACAGGTATTAATTGGGTACAAGGTGAAGCAGGTGCGAAATCTTTTAATGTAATGGCAGGTCAAAGTGTAATGTTAATGGATTCAGAAAATAATGTATTTTATATAAAATCTACAGATGCAAGTGGAATGCCACTTCCTCTAAGGATTTTTGATTATACAGAAAGAAATAATGAAACTCAAAATTCTACTGGTATTACATCTAATTCAAATAACGAAATTAATATGGATGAATATGTTACCAGAAAAGAGTTTGAAGACTTACTTTCTAAAATAAAATTAGATAATACCAATAACGGTAACAATAATAGATATAATAGAAAGAAAGGCAGAAATAATGATGAATCCTCTGTTTAATCTTTTGAATAATATGAATACTATGAATAATATGGGAATGAATAATCCCATGTATAATAATATGAATACAATGAATAATACCATGAATGGCATGAATCCTTATAGTAATCCTATGGGGAATGTAATGAATTTGGTTAATCAATTTAATCAGTTTAAACAAAGCTTTAGTGGTAATCCAGAACAACAAGTAAAACAATTACTTAATTCTGGACAAATGTCTCAACAACAGTTTGACCAATTATCTCAAATGGCTAAAATGTTTCAAGGTATTTTAAAATAAATTGTTATATTGAATATCAATAACTAAGTGCGCATAGGTTATCTTGATATTTTAATATATAAAGTTCAAATTTTTAATTCTTAGTATTATGAAAGGAGACAAACATTATGTCTTTAACAAGTTCTGAAATGAGTGCCGCTGATATTGCCGCAGTAACTAATGGAAACGATGGTTTTGGTAATGGTAATGGAGCATGGTGGATTATTCTGTTCCTGTTTGCCCTTGGTTGGGGTAATAACGGTTATGGTAACGGTGGTGGAAATGGTGTAGATGCCTATGTTCAAAGAGGTTTTGACCAGACTGCCGTTATGAGTGGAATTAACGGTCTTACTTCTGCTGTTGCTAATGGCTTTGCAAATGCTGAAGTTTCCAGATGCAATGGTCAGACTAATATTCTTCAAGCCATGAACAATAATCAAATGGCTACAACACAAGGTGTTAATACCCTTGCCATGGGATTACAGAATTGCTGTTGTGAAAATCGTGCTAGTATAGCTGATTTAAAATATACAGTAGCTCAAGAAGCTTGCAATGACAGAAACGCCATTAGCGAAGCATTACGTGATGTTATTGCAAACAACACAGCTAACACTCAGGCAATACTTGATAAGATGTGTCAGCAAGAAATTGATGCTCTGAAGACTCAGAACGCTAATTTACAGACACAGCTTAACATGATGAATCTTGCGCAGTCTCAATCTGCTCAAACAGCACAGATTTTAGCAGATAATGCTAATCAAACCACAGCTTTAGAGCAGTATCTTGCTCCTGTTCCTCGTCCTGCTTATATTGTTGCTAATCCTAATGGATGCAATTGCAATACAAACTTCGGATGTGGATGCGGTAGTTATAACTAATTTAAGGTTAAGGAGGAAAATTTAATGGCTGAGTTTGTAAGTAACCCTGTTCAGACTGTAGCTTCTGGACAGGATGTTCTCTTTACTGAAGATATTATTGGATGTTGTCGTGGTAATGTTTTACATAGACAGGGTTCAGGTATCTTCACCTTACGAGGTGCGGTTAATAATCCTACTGGTTATTTTGCTAGATATTGGGTACAGTTTGGAGCAAATATAGCTATTCCTGCAAATGGAACTGTAGAACCTCTTCAAGTTGCTATTGCGATTAATGGAGAAGCCGTTCCTACGTCTTCCGCTATTGTAACTCCTGCGGCTGTAGGGGACTTTTGGAATGTAAATGTTTTTGCCTATGTAACTGTTCCTAAAAGATGCTGTGAAACCATTTCTGTTCAGAATATTAGCACACAAGCTATTGAAGTTCAGAATGCAAATATTGTAATTAATCGTACTGCATAAGGAGGGCATATTGATGAACGCAATTTATGATTTAAGAGATATGCTCTGTGACGAATTAGAGCAAGTAATGACTAAAAGTACAAACATGAATTTAGACCAGATTGATAAATTAACACATGCATTAAAATCTGTTGAAACTATTATTGCTATGAAAGAAGGTGGTTATTCTACTACTGTAAATAGTAATAGATATTATGACGATAATAGCTATTATGGTGGTAATAGTTATAGAAATGGCAGAAATGGTGGTATGCGTTATAATGAACATTATAATTCTTATAGAATGAATAATAGAGGGTCTGGTTATAGCAGAAATGATGGTAAGGAAGAAATGATTGCTAATTTACATGAAATGTTAAATGATGCTTCTTCCACCAAAGAGAAAGACGCTATTCATCAATGTATTGAAAAACTTCAGAATATGTAATTTATATCTGAAGAGTTAACAATTTGATTTATACTGTAGGGGTATTATTAAATACCCCTACAGTATTTTTTATAATAATATAGGAGTAATCTAATGAAATTTATAATTAATAATAAAACAGTCAGAATAGTCGATGCTCCTGCTACTGGCACAACTGGTCAAGTATTAGTCGCAAATGGAGATGAAACAACAGCTTGGAGAGATTTATATCAATATACTATTACAGATGATGATAATGGAGTTGTTTCTTTTAATCGACATTATATTACAGATATAAATATTATTGATGGCAACGTTACAGAATATTAATTAAAGAAAGGAGATAAATATGAGTAATACAATAGCTTATGTAGATAACCAGACTTTAGTTAATATTGCTGATGCTGTTAGAAGTAAGACAGGAACTAATGAAAAAATGTTATTAAGTGATATTCCTGATAAAATTGAAAATTTTGAAGGAATTGTTCCTTCTGGAAGTATAGAAATTACTGAAAATGGAACTTATAATATTTCTGAGTATGCGAGTACAGTGGTGGATGTTCCTCAGAAAATTACATATGACGAAATTGCAAGCGGTACAAAGCCGAGTGGCGATATTGTATTGACGGTTGAAGAAGTTGTTGTAGAAGCGTTTAGGAATAAACCTGCAATCACTGGAGTTAATGCTCCAAATTGTAAATTCATTCGGAATCAGGCTTTTATGGGATGCTCTGGTCTTACGTCATTATCAATACCTAAAGCAGAAGTTATAGGAGATACTGCGTTTTCATACAATAAGTTACAGTTCGTTGCACTTCCTGCGGTTAAGACAATGGGGACGAATACGTTTGGATGGTCAAGTACATTAAAAACTGTCGTAATCGGAGAAAACATAGAGAGCATCGGTGAGGGTTTACTCAGAAATACGACATCTGGATGGGTCTGCAAGTTTTTAGGTACTCCTACATCACTTGCGTCAAGAACGTTTTATAATACTTCTGGTGGTGACATTTATGTACCGTGGTCAGAAGGCGAAGTATCAAACGCACCTTGGGGAGCAACAGGGGCAACTGTACATTATAACACTGTTTATGACGAAGATTGGAATGTAATCTCATCAACCTAACAATAATTAACAAAATGTGTAATATAAAAATTAAAATATAAATATCTATCATTTATCTATCATTGTATTTATATACTTTTGTTTTATGATAGATAAATAATATAAATAATAATATATAAATTATATAATATATAAATTATATAATAATATTAAAAAAATATATAAATAGAAGGATAGGTAAAGAAATATGATAAATAAAGAAATGAAATTTTTAAATAACGGTGATATACGATATGAAGTCGTAGATGAAGCCGCAAGAACAGAGTTGACCTCTAAAATTACCTCTCCTACAACTTCAGGAACAGAAGGTCAAGTCTTAACTATTGATTCTAATGGCAATCCTAAATGGGATAATACTTCTTTTGTAAAAGTTACTGATGATGGTCAAGGTAATGTATCTATGGAAACTTTATATGGGGTTTTAATAGATAGTACACCTACACAAAATAGTAATAATTTGGTTACAAGCGGCGGGGTGTATGCAATGCAATCACCAACAATTGATTTTAGGGTAAGTTCTTTTACAAATAATACGCCTGTAACTTGTAATATGACTTGGGAACAAATTTATAATACAACTGGGTCTCAAAAAGAAAAAAATATTATTTTACATGATACTTATGCTTCTCAGAGTTTTTACTGTTATAAAGCTGTTAAAACATCTGGGTTAGGAGGAGTTACTATATCTTTCTATTTTTTAAATGAAGATTTAAATACTCAATATGTTGTAAAAACATTTAGTGATGGAAGTATGAA